TCTAAATCATACTGAGTATATTGTGATTCAGTTGTACTCTGATATGATTTGAAGTAAGTCTCCAGCATGTTATGAGTTTTACGATATATGCATTCCTCATAAGGACATTTACCATCGACCCATTCACCACGTACAGTTTCAATCATACTCTTGACACGTGCAACTGCAGACATTTCTTTCTCGGAGTCCAATAATACAGAACCCTCTTGCATCAAGAATGCTGATACATCTACACCATCACAAACCATCTCAGTGAATAATTTCAGATGTTTTTCATTTAAACATGATTGTATCTCAGTACACATATCGTTGATTGCTTGTGCCAATTGAATCATGCTCTTATAATATGAAGATGAACCTTGTGTTGATAATTCAATATTGATATTCTTAATCTTTTCAACCAAGTCTTCTTTCATTCTAATCATATTATGTAAATCATCAGAAGCTCTCTTGCTAGCGAGCATTGTATTATTGATATCATTTCTTTTATCATATAATACATCGATATCTTTCTTGATTATTGTACGTTCACTTTTTAATGAATTCAGTCTAGCATTGAGTTCCATCTGTTCATCAACAAGCTTGTCATACATATTTGGATCGTATGAACCCAACTCAGATACGACACTATTGTAGGTGTTGATCTGGTTATTAACACCCATCAACTCCTGGGCAGGATTCTGATTATTTATAGAAGCCATAAATCCTTTAATGGTATCTATTTTTTCTTTTGTATTCAGAATGTCGGTTGAGAGAGATGTGTGTTGGAGTTGTTTCTGATTCAACATTGCAGATAGATTCTCATATGAACCATATTGTGACAAGATATATTCCTTTGTATTGTTTAACGAAGTTATGAGCTTATTTGTATAACGATAATCCTCTGTCGATAACTTATGAATCTTATCATAGATATCAATACCAAGAGCCTTGTTCAATAGGTTCTTTCTTTGTACAGTGGACATGTTACCAAAGGAACATAACTGAGTTCCATTTAATATAAATTGGAATACATACTTATTGATACCGAGTATCTTTTCAATAAGGGTGTTGAATATTGTTACACCACCACTAGGATTCAATTCTTCTCCATTCTTTAATATGGATGATGCAATTGAATGTCCTGTTTTAGTCGGTGTGTAAGTATGCGTGATGTTATATACATCTCCGTCTACTTCGTATACAATATTTTTTATACCAGTCTCCTTTGGAAGAATCAGTGGTAAGTCGCTACGTTCATCACCATTCAAGTTAATACTACTGAATGGATGAAGTTGTTGAATCAGTACAGTCTTACCACACCGATTCTTTCCGTATATCTGGATGATTGGTTTATCAATCTTATCGAAAGAAAACTCGACTTCTCTTACACCCATTGCTGCATTAACACCAATGAAGTTAGTCAGTTTTATATATACTATTTTCATTTCTATTTTTCTCCTTTTAAATACGTATATACTTTCTATGTATATCAGGGGAATAATATATCTTTAAAATAAATGATTTAAAGACATATATAATTCTGATGATACTATATCACAGTGTGATGTATCAAATAATAAATAAGGAAAGGTTGATCAAAGTATGGAAAACACAAAAACCACAGTTGACTACAATCAGCGAAGAGAAATCTTCATGAAGCCATTTAAGGATAATGAGATCCTTATGCACAGGATTCCTGAGATAGCCGCAGGTCTCATGAAGAAAGAGTTTGGTGTAAACATATATGACCATTCTCATATTCCGATCATCTTCACAACGGGTTGGAAAGAGATTCTCAAGCAGATGGGTTCGGAGAATCTTGAGGAATGTAGAGCTGATGTATGTGGTGTGAGCATTGAGTATATCACTGAACATACTGAGTCTGATAAGTGTACCAATATCGTACCTCAGATGTATCATTCGAAGACACCTTTATTCCAAGATCATGATACCCAGCAGATGACACTGGGTGTTTCCTATCATGATAAACTCCTTGAGTCATATAACTCTTGGAGATCCGTATACGCAATGGAAGCTCTTACAGGTATAGAGAACAAAGTATTTGATGAAGTGCTTAATCACTATGGAATCAATATGATGATCTCAGCTGCAATCTATCCGATACTTGGTGCAACTTATGCTGCAGGTATCACACTCGCTAGAGAACTGAAGGAGACAATCAACATGTATAATATCTTCGAGATAGATGTTATCGAAGATAAGATTGTACTGTCACCTCTGGCATTTGTTAAGCAGTATCTGAAAGATGATTCCAAAAAGTTTTAATTGATGATTGCCCGTTGTCATAAACAAAGACTTCAGAAATCTGTTGACGACGGGTTTTCATATTAAATCTCTAAGGAGGCATTTAAAATGAAGAATATGGTCGTAGGCTTAGGTAACACAGGCACTAATGTAGTTAAGATGGCTGCATTATCATCAAAGCTCGATAACATTACATATTATGCTATCGATAGTGTGATGACTAATATGGATCTTGACTCAATCAATGATGTAACGTTCATACCGATCATCTCTGATGAGAAGAGTGGTTCAGGTAGAGACCGTGAACGTGGTAAAGCAATGTACTTATTCCATGAAGAGAATCATGCTTTTGATGAAATGTACAAAGCTGCTTCTGAATGTAAGACTCCTGTAATAGTTATTACATCAGCTGCAGGTGGTACAGGTTCAGGTTCCACAGTTCCATTCTGTGATGCACTCATTAAAAAGGGCATTGACGTTATACCAATAATAATCTGTCCAAATAAGAAAGACCCAGCTGCATTCCATCTCAACACAAATGATCTCTTCGTTGATCTCTCTGAGATAGGTATCAAGACATATGCTATCTTTGAGAATAGAAAGGGTGATGCAGATTATACTCCTATAAATACAGAGGTTGTTGAAATGATAGAACTTCTGTTCGGTAAGAGATATGACGCTACTGATCTCGATTCTATTGACGATTCAGATCTTGACAAATTACTTGAGATGCCTGGTAGAATCATGGCTGTACAAGCAGAAGCTTCATCTTTACAGATTCTCCAGAAAGAGATTACACGTAAACTCTTCGTTGGTTCCCAGCCAATGTGGAAGCCTGAAGAGGTTAACGATAATACACTTGTAACTGCATTTGGTTTGAAGTCAATGTTTGCTGATGTTGATTTCAAGAATGTATTCGGTGAAATAGATCGTCGTATAGATCCTGAAAAGGTATTCGATAATTATCGTAATATCGTTAAGGATGATAACGATGGCATGATGTCAGCTTCAGTTATCATAGCTGGCTTACCACGTTCAGAGATCAAAGAGATCAATGGTGACTACAAAGAAACTGCTGGTCTTGGTGACGGAGTAAAGCGTGGTGTACGTCCTACATTCATGAAGCAGAAGAGAGCATCTGTTGAAACCGTTAAAGGTGGAGATGGTACTTCAGCAATCAAGAAGTTCAAGTGGACAAAGTAACATAAGTTTATGATTTTCTTTGGAAAGGTATATACATAATTTATGCGATATACTCAACAGAGGAATATCAAATAAATCTAAGGAGGAAATACAAATGATTCCAAACAGAATCACCGACTCAGATATGATCGTACTTCACTCAGTACAGTCATATCTGCAGAGCATCGGTGCTCCAATCACGAATTCTCCACAGGAGAAGATTATCATTATGCAGAATGCGAGAGACATGCTCTATTCTGACATAGTAAGAAGAGTTCCCAGACTCTCAGCTTACATTCTCGCTGCGGATATGGAGACCGATAGCCATGCTCAGGGATTACATGCATCTCTTAAGAAGCATGCAATGGATCCAATCTTCATCAACATTCTTATGCAGTATCTCGGTAAGACTAACAACCGTGAGGAATGCTGTATCACTGGAGCTTATCTGTGTAAGATAACTAGTGAATGGATGGAAGAGAACATCAAGGTTGAGAAGCCTGCTAAGACAGCTGTTGATAAGAAGGGTGAGAAGGTTACAGAAGTTCCTGCAGCTCCAACTGTTAACAAGGATCCTCTTGAGCCAATCCTTCACATCATGAATGCTATCAGAGCACTCCTCGGCGGACTTGGTGCATATGTTGCAGTAAGATGTAACAACGCTCTCACAGAGAATCAGAACATCGCAATCGCAGCTAGCATCGTTCAGAATAACAAGGATACACTTACAGAGATTCTCGCAAGCGACTTCCCTGTTACAGCAGATCTCTTCGATGTTCCTGAACTTGTTCCAGATCCTTCCAATCTCATTAGAGAATCACTGCTTCTTGAGCAGAGTGATATTCCTGGAAAGCCCACAACAAACCAGCAGGCATTCCTTGATTCACTCACAAGATGGGTTTATAAGAGGCTCAATAGTATTCCTGCTCAGGCAATCTATAGCTTCCTTATATCTACTTATCGTACCAACTCTCCTAAGATTGATACAAAGTTCATCAATCCTAAGAGCTGTGGTAACACATATTCAAATCTCTTAGCAGTAGCTAAGCAGGTTATTAACTAACTTTAGGAGGTACTAACAATGGCACAGAATAGACTTGAGATCAATCCCAGTGTGGATGCTATCGTAAAGCCAATCATCTATGAGATGACCAAGATCGATATCACACAGAAGACTAATCCTATAATCGGCAAGCAGAACGAGCCTGATTATATCAAGGAGATCAAGAAGCGTTGTGTTCATATCATATATGATAACGGAGAGTATCGTCCGTCTGTTTATAGAAATGAGCAGGGTGAACTTTACTGCCGCGTATGTGGTAGAAAGATCAATACAAAGTTTGATGAGGCTTCTGTTAAGAAGATCACAGAGTGTATTGAAGTAATCAATCAGCTCGTATTCTTCGGACTTCTCAATGGTCTGAGAGCAGAACCAATGGATGCTCTTATCTCAATCAAGGGACAGCTTCCCGCAGCAGCTAAGCTTCTCTCAGAGCTGAATAACTTCGTTAAGAATGTTAACCAGAATAGTGATGCTGCTAACAACATCGGTGCAGAGTATGCTATTCCTAGTCAGCTCAGAGGAATCACCAACCTCACATGATCAAATATGTGTGATTACGCGTAAGCACATATAATCTATATAAAGCAGCGGGGCGTTTGCCCCGCTGTTATTTTTTTTTTTAGTTTGTACACAAATGCATTGTAGTTTGAGCAACAAACAAATCTGAACTGAGATTACTAAAAGTATGAACTATTGATGATGCTCTGTAGAGCTGGTTGATACTCATTCCTCGAATAGGTGATTCAAATATAAGATTAAATCTTGAACGAGGAGTGATTCTAAATACATCAAATCCAACACCCGATACATCAACACGTGTAACTCTTTCTGTTATACGTGCAGCATTAGTTGATGACACATAAGGACTAACGAACTTATGAAGTGTATCTGGTGTATGCGTATTTACACTCAACTCAATGTTTTTGTTTTCGTCTATACGTTTAAATGAATCTATTTCAGATTCTGTATAAATCTTTGATAGTAGTGCATTATGCGCTTCAGTTGTATTCACGTTAATATCCTGAATGACCCATGAGTTTAATGTCTTTTCGACATCTGTTTCAGTAAGTACGGATACATTGTTTGCTTTTGTATTAAACATATACTTTGGATTTGTATTAGCATACTTTCTCAAACCGGATGAATCTGATGCACTCTTATAACTTTCAACATATATTGGAATAGGTGTATCACCAGCATTTACATCTGTATCAACCACATACAATTTATGATAGTCACAATACATGTTACCGCCTTTAGGATACAAACCATATTTCATATCAAAGAACATCAGTGTGTCTCTAACACTTACATTCGGCAAAAGAATTTGATCATATTTAGTCTGGTTTTGTACGGGATCCATATCCAAACTACAAGGACAAATATCAGTAACAGCTTCAATTATGGATGTTATATCCATATTCTTATAGATACCCTGTGCTTGGTATTTCATTGAATTTATCATTTGCTGATCATATCCGTATAATGTAATTGGTACTTTAACATTTTCATTTAAAGCCGAGGTTTTCTTAATGCCGTGGTCATACTGATCCATCTTTGATGTAAGTGTGTTTTTGTTTTCGATATATGCTTTAAGTGCTACATCATAATTCTTACTACCGTCAACAATTTGCAGTGAACCATTTCCATCACTATCTTCATTTTTGTTCATATTATAAACATTTCCGTTCAAATTAAGAAGCATCCATAAATCATCAGGATATGTCGTAATTGTTTCTAAAGTGGATATGTCTGTATATAAACGAACGCGAATTATTGGATATAATGTCACATCATAATTATGAATAAATGATATTGATACTATATCAGAATTTGACACCTCAATGAATTCGTCTATGTCCGTATGTGGAAAGCCAAGAGCAAAACGTGGTTTATACAACGTAGAATAAGCTTCTGCCATATTCATTCAACCTCCTAACACAGCTTGATAATCTTTTAACTGTAATATTATAGTTAAAACAATTCATATATTCATTAACAAAGAAAGGCAAGTGATTCTATGTTTAGTCCTGTAATGGAAGCAGCTATTCCAAAGCTTACAGAGACCTCGTTGTTCCAAAAGTTCGATGAAACAACAGGACTCTCAAACAATATCAAAGCTGAAATAAAAGGCTCCAAAGAAACACTCGTGTCTCCAGACACACTAAAAGAAATCTTTGCATTGATAAAACTTAACGGTGATACCATTGCAAGGAAAGCCGTAGATGCTGCTATTAAAGGTGACATAAAGATCATCTTCAATAAAGCTACATCTAAAATACCTCCAACATTACCCTTCATTATAGTACGTCAAAACGAACGTCCGGTAGCATACATTTTTGCCGATAAAGTTGTTAATAACATAGCAGCTTCATCAGAGTATGTTAATATAATGACGGTCTTGGAGGCAGCTTATATTGCACTGGAGATGCAAAAAGCACCCACAGTCTTCGTAATGAATAGTCAGTTAATGTTAACTTTGTGTAACATCTATACTCTTATGGCTATAGCTCCATTGGAGCAGAGACTGTATATGAAAGGTGATAATCTTACAAAGGCTATGGTATATGTTATCGTGCATTTCTATAACATGTTTAGACCAGATCAGTCTCTTACGATTGATTCTATACCTTTTAAGAGATTACTTCAGGATACTCCTGATCCGGCAATGATAAATGCTGTAATGGATGATGTTATATCCAATCCAGATAAAACATTCATGGGATTGCTCAAGATGATTCAGAAGATTAACCCAATAAGATATAAGAATATCGATTCAATGTATATGACATACTTCACTGCTACATGTGGAGCATCACTCATATTTGCGTTGGAGAATATAGCATATCTCTTCTTATTGGTTACTTCAGCATCTTACAAGAGTGCAATTACATCATACAGTCTCAACAAGACTGTTGCTATGCCATGTAAGAAGGCTATATCCATATTGTCAAATATGAATATTGACTAAATGAACGGAGGTGACATAACATGGCTGAAGATAAAGACAACCAGTATGTCGCTGGTAAAACGGAAAAGATTCTTTCTCCTAGAGAATACATTGGTGAACCCAATACAGGATATGCTGACGTAAACCAATTCAATCTTCCCAATGAACAACATCTTGGCGAAAGACCCTTTGGACAGGAATATCCTATATCAAAAGGACCAAGATACACAGCAGCACCAGTTACAGAAATTGGTAAGGTAACTGGTAGAGCCGACACCCAAGAAGAACAGATATTCCAAGCTGCAGTTGACCATCGTCTAGGTGCTGGTAGTGAACATAGAAGCAAGAATGATTTCTTTGGTTATGATGCTAATGGTAACCCTATCTATGGTCAGAAAATACGTAGAGGTGTTCATTCTGTTGATAAAGATGGTAATCCTGTTATATACAATGAACCAGAGTTCTTCATTAAAAACAGATTAGACCATTTCACCAGAGATGTTCCTCAGGGAATAGGTGACATGGGTGCTGGTAAAGAACCTCTTGCTGATGAAGATCAACGTGTAACCAGGACAGGTTATTCTGGTCTTACTAATCAAAAGAAAGAATTTGGTGTATTCTCTGGTGCTACTACATATGTGAATGCCCGCAATAAACCTATTGCTGATGAGATACTCAAGGCTGGTACATATGGTGTATATGAAGACAATCGTCTTAAGAAAGAAGCTGCTAACTCTGGCTTAGCACCACCTATATCCGCAGACTATAACGCATATAGAATGAATAAGGATTTCAAAGATCCTATTGCGGACTCATCCTTATTCAATGCTTATAACAGAACACGTATTCCGATCGCTGATCAGGAATGGCGTAAGGGATTTCGTTATATATTCTTCACTCGTCCCGAATGTTATCTGACATTCCGTGAAGGTAATAACATTGGTCTGTGTAATCAAGCATTCTATGATGAAGATTTCTCATCTGCATTTACTAGAATGCCTCATATATTAAAGCTTCTGTCACCATGGTATGTTACTGGATCATATCCTACAATGCAGAATCAATTCAAAGCCATGGTAAACGAAGATGATATCGATGGAAGTAACTGGAATTTCTTATTCAGTAATCGTGTTCAGGGTCTGGGTGTTGCTCCGTCAACCATGACTGTTCAAGAAAGTGTTGGTAAGAGTATCGAAGGATACACTGTAACACCTGCACAGTTTGTTGATAGCCGTCAAGGTTCAACAATAGATCTACAGTTCACCGATACAAAGAATCTTGAGATATTTGAGATGGCTCGTTTATGGATGCTATATATGTATAAACGTCAGAAGGGTATATTCCTTCCTCCTTATAATGGATATGCTCGAGATAACAGTTTCAAAGTAAATGGTGAAAAGTTGTCCGGACCGTTGACAAACAAACAGTTTACTAGAATGCATCCATACGATAGAGCTCTTGAGTACTGTGCTTCGATGTATGATATTATTACTAATGAGACTGGTACGAAGATATTGTATTGGTGTAAGTATTATGGAATCTATCCTATATCAGCATCACCAACACTGGACACATCCAATAATGCACCGATAACTCAAGTTAGCACAACCATATCATTTAAGTATCATTATAGATTGGAAAACAACAACAAGACTCTTGTTGAATTCAATCACGATGCTGGTTTAACCACAGACCTTGGAAAGATTGCTGTTAATGAAATTACAAGTTCTTTACCTTTCTTACTTAGAGATGATCCCAGAAAGACTCAGGGTGGAAATGATGCTATACTTCCTAAGTATCTTGGTGCTGCAGGAATGTTTACAGGTTCACCTTACATTGTAATGGAGAACTCTAGACCAGATCCTTTGGATAAGTCTAAACTGGTAATGGCACCTCAACTGAGATTCATGAATATTCCTAAGCTTGAACTTGATAACAAATACAACTTGGGTATCACAAATACTCAGATTGATAACGTATCGACAAACATCGTTGCTTACAATAATCTTGTCAAGGATATGGAAGAATCGCTTGAAAAGGCCGCTAAAGAACTTGTTAATGAAGTACAGAGCATGGCAGATAGATTATACGGAAGCACATTATAATGAAAGGAGTGTGAAGTAAGAATGCCTAATACTTTGGATGATCAGTTAATTAATCCTCTATTCAAAGATGTCACAGGACTTGATCCTGAAGATAACATTGCGGTTAGTAAGGATAAAATAAATGAGACAATCGCAAATGTATTGAATGAATACGGTCTTAAGACTGATATGAGCTTTGTTGAAAAGATGGCAAAGCTTAAGTTACCCGATAAGAAGGATGGTAAATTCGAACTGGATGAACTCCCTTCTGAATTACGTGATGCTGCATTCTTACCTGTAAATACCATTGCAGATATAGCGTTGAGACAAGACCTTGATCTTGTAATCTCGCAGATACCTGAATGGTTTACAGCATTGCAAATAACACGAGATGCTATTTGTGAAGTTGATATTGTTGATGGAACGATGGCTCGTGATATCAAATTTGATCGATCACAATTGGAAGACAATGAGATCGATAACGTAATATCAAAGGTTGAGGAAGTTGAAGACAGACTTGATCTCCATTCTATCATAAAGAACCACGTTGTGTTCAACACACTGGAATATGGTGAAGGATATGTTTACTGTATTCCATATGCAAAAGTCTTCTCAGATCTGTATAAATACAAGACATCTGACAAGAGCAATGGAAATAATTCTGCGTTAAACTTCTCTACTATGGATACCTCATCCATCATGCATGGTTTCGGTTATGGTGAATCTGCATATGAAATATCATTGACTGATACTGTTGTGAATGATGCTAATAACAATTCTCCATATAAGAAGAATGGTAAGAAACAAGGTATCTATACTGAGAGTGCTGTATTCAGTGAATCTGAAATCATGGAAGTTGAACCAATGTTCCATGCTAAAGTATTCAATGAAGATGGTTCAGTTAATAATCAACTGACACAGGAAAGTGATCAGAAGATTGTTAATAACATCAATCATATCACAGATAACATCCATTACATCGAAAAAGATATAGCGCTTCCTGTTATTGAGGAATCTGAACATGATCTTCGTATGGTCTACAGAACCAAGTATCATGATGCAGAAGGATACGTTCAGGAAGTTGACAATATCTTTGAAAAGGTAATGCACAACAAGATGTACATGGAAGCTGATGATGATAACAGTAGAGATGATGAATACGATAATACTACATATGGCAAGGAATTCGAAAATGTCAAGGGTGTTTATCTTAAGATACTTCCTGCTACAAAACTTATTCCTATTCGTGTTGATAGAAACATTATCGGTTATTACTACATTTCCGATATGACTCGTCCTGAAGAAGCAGGTGAAAGAAAGAACTCTGGACTCACTGGTTATACTCTCAGATCACCTTCTGTTGGATATGATACATTCTCTCCAGACAGAATGTTCTGTGAGAAACTTGCTTCCAAGATCATCAATAACTTCAATCTCAAATTCATGAGAGATAACATTGCACTTCATCAGCAGATAGTATCCATACTTGAAGCTCATAAGTTCAATGACTCCATGTTGAGATTCATATTCATTCCTGCTGAACATGTCATCCAGTGTACTATCAACAAGGATGGCATCGGTAAGGGTCATTCAATGCTTGAGCCAGGACTGGTAACGGCAAGAATGTACATGTTTCTCAAACTCTATTCAATCCTTTATCAGATCAACAACTCAACTGTCAGAGTTTATAATATCAACATGAGTGGTCTTGATAAGAACTATCAGGATATTATAAATGAAGCAATCAGAAAGTTCGCTTCCCGTCGTGTTACTGTAAATGATATCTTCAACTATAGAAGTTCTATTACAAAGGTCTCTGGATATTCTGAATTAATGATGCCTATGGGTGCTGGAGATAAACCTCCTGTTACATTTGACACAATTCCTGCATCAGAAGCACCAATCAACAATGATCTGTTAGAGAAGCTTAAGAATGAATCTATCAACTCAACTCCTGTGCCGTCATTGATGGTTCAGACAGGTGGTGAATCTCAGATTGAATTTGCCAAGGAAACTGAGTTGGCTAACACAAGATTTAATTCTATGATTGCTTCATATAAGATCGATCTCAACAGAGATATCACGAAGCTTTATCGTAAGATGCTGAGATGGGAAACTGATATAGATCCTGTTATACTTAAGAATCTTAAGTATGTACTCAGAATGCCTGCTCGTAAGACACTCGATGTTACTGTTGAAATGGTTAACAACTTCAAATCGTTGTTGGATGTACTTATGGAAACATTCATGAGACAAGATGAGGTCGAAGACAAGGACGGTAAGCCAACAGAGGTTGCACGTCAGTTCAAGAAGCTGGTACTTCATGAATACATACCTCAGATAGACATAGATCATTTCGATGATCTTGTTGATCAGGCTCGTGATGAAGCTAATAAGCTCGCAATGAAGGAAACAAGTACTTCTGAAAACATCCTCGATTCTGGATTAGAAGAAGCAACTGAAGAAACATTCTAAGGATGGTGATTTAAATGAAACTTGAACGTACAACAACGGGTCTCATTATTCATAATCCTGATAATGTTGTCAAGAGAAAGGTACTCCAGTACTTTTCTCTTGTTAATCCTTTGAGAGAATTCTTTATATATTCTGGCAATGACAGAAGTAAGCCTCCTATATTTGGAATGGAACATGATGTCATTTATATTTCATCAGGTTTCTTAACCATAGGAGATCCACTCATAAATCAATTACCACGTCCCAGTGTTATACAACCAATGACTCCTCAACCAATAACGCTGGAAATGAACAGACAACCTCGTTCTCCTTTACAGGAAGACTGTATTAGGATGCTGACAAATCCCAATAATAAAGGTGGTAAGACTACTGTCGAACTTAAGCCAGGTACAGGAAAGACCTTTATCGCAACATATGCGATTTCAAAGATACAATTGAAACCGTTGATAGTTGCACCTACATCATTACTGAAAAATCAGTGGTGTGAAGAGTTTGAAGGTGTTGGTGTACCACGAAGCGATATAGCGACTGACATATACGATGCTCCCAATAGGAAAGTATGTGTTGTTACAATTTCTTCTATTGAGAATGAATTGAGAAAAGACTGGAAAGGTCTGATGAATGTCGTTTCTAAATCGGGATTTGGTATCAAGGTTGTCGATGAAGCACATCTTCATTTGAAAGGTATACTCAAATTTGATGCTATATGTAACATCAAATACAACTGGTATCTTTCTGCAACACTTGGTAGATCTGATGTGTTAGAAGATAATATTCTTAATAGAGCATTATCTGATGCACAGAGATTCGTTGGTAATGCTAAGTATGAAGAATACCAGAAGCAATACGTTAACGTATACTTCCAGGATATTTACTATTATCCATCAAACAGATTATGTGCGGAGCATTTCAAATATGGTAGTAAGGGTTTAATTAAAGCTACTTATTACAACATGCTCATGGATTATCATCATGGAATACCATTCTTAAATAACCTCATATACATGATGAAGGTTGCTAAGAAGAATATGACATATGATGCAAAGGTATTGTTACTCGTTCCATTATTATCAATAATCGATAAAGTATTAGAAGTTGTACAAAACGATCCTTTCTTTGCACAATACACTGTAGCTGGTGTAGACGGTTCGATGTCTCTGGCAACAAGAAGACAAGCTATGGAAAGTGACTTCATATTGTCAACGACATTGTCAATGGGTACAGGTGTTGATGTAAAGAATCTTGGCGCTGTTGTTAACTTTGATCAGTTCTCATCTCCTATTATCGTAGAACAAATCTACGGTCGACTCAGAGATAGAGGAAAGGAAACATGGTATTATGATATAACAGACTATGTACGTCAGGCTCGTATGTTTAGAACTTGGGGTAATAAACGTAGATCATTAATACCTTACTTCCCTGGATCACATGACGACATAAAACAGTTACCGGACATCAAATCATGAGCACTTCTTTCATTCGAAAATCTTCCTTGGTTTGAGTGGGGCTTCGGCCCCACTCGAATTAAAGGACTATTTTTACCTTCCAAATATATATTATTAATGTGATAAGAATAAACAATCTTTGACAACCCGTTAGGGTAGGAGGTACATATGAAAACAAAAATAGAAATCAGATTTGCATATCATCCATTGCGTATTGGTGAAATAACATGGGCCGCTAATGAAGATTTCACCGAGCTTAATAAACTAAGCAAAATCCATCTTATCGATACCAAAGCGGTTGATATCGATAGAATGGGTGGTCTGTCAACAACGTCACGAATATTATTATCCGCCGTTGCCGGTGCGGCATGGCAGTATATATTCGACAATACGGATATTGACGAATCGAGATATCCAGATTTAATAATCGAGATCAATAGACACAAGAAGCATGTTCCAATGGAAACATTGCTATATGATCTGGATTGCACTGGATTTGCGACAGATCGCTTAATTGATAATGGTATAGAAACGTTGGGTGAACTTGTTGAACTTTTGCAACAGCCGAAGAAATTCTGTAGTATACGGGGTTTCGGATGGGGTAAGGCTCGAGAATTATATCATATACTTAACACATTAGATCTTGATGATAAAGTACCACCAGAAATTAGTACTAAAGAGAAATTCGAAAAAATGAAATACAATTCCAAAAAGGAGGAATGAGTATGATCTATTTAGCAAGTGATTTACATTTAATAAAATACAAAGACGGAACCATATACATCAACCAGGAGGCTCTCGATAGAGTTCATGAATGGCCTGAATTGACAGATCAGGACCAGCTCATCTATCTGGGAGACCTCATGGATGAAGAGATTGATCCATATAACGATTATTACGAAATGTTCATATGGAATATAATACGAAACAAAATAAAGAACGGTAGAAACATATTCATTCGTGGAAACAATGACACAGTACAAGATAAATTCTATAATGACCTTGGATTTGAAAAAGTAAAGTTCGCAACAATACTCAATATAAGATCTAAAAAGATCCTGTTATCACACACATCAGTGGATTTAACAGGATACGAAGATATCGTGGATTATAATATCCACGGACACATCCATCGACCCAATACTGATCCAAACTTTATACCATATTATCACTACTGCAAACACAACATAAATCTTTGTACAAAAAGTTGTCGTCAATATGATCTCACACCAATCCAGGATATCAATCTTGTTATCGAATCAACACGAAACATTATGTACGACAGTAGTAAAAAAGAGAAACCTGGTATGAGTCAGTTCATACAAAACCAGGTATATACATGTCTTAATAATAAGCGGGTGTAAGCCCGCTTTCTTTTTTTCTTATTTTTTGTATGCTACGAGCTATTATTTTGACTTTCTACATATATATTATTAATATGAAAGAGATAGAAGATATCTCTACAAACAATCAATCTTTTGACAGCCCTTTCATGGGTAAGGAGGAAATTATGGCAAATCAGTTCATTAAATTAACAAGCAGAAGCGGTAGACCAACATTGGTTAATATCAACAATGTCACTAACATGGTCGACAACATAGATGATACAGTCATCTATTTCACATCAGGTATGTCTGTTGATGTCAGAGAAGACCTGGCGACAATCACTCAGATTATTCTGGGCGAAGTTGAGTTCAAAGCTGAAGCTAACACAGTTGTATCCACCAACGTTCCAGCACCTGGTAGGGTACTGCTTGACGTGCAGGCATTGATACAAGAAGAGTTCAAGTATGATTCAGATACTGAACGTGACGTTAAGCTCGTCAACGATTCGGTTTACTTGATCTTCTGCAAGTATGCATCAAGCAAGCTAAAAATGGCAGCCAACATTAGAGATGGCTTGCCAGTATTGGAAGGAACGAAAGGCAATGGCTGGGCGTATTACGCTCGCATATCTGCCGGCCAACTTATCGAATCTGATGGAGAGGATGTCCCTGGATCCAGAGAAGAGAAGATAAGAAACGTTCTCAATAAGCTTTTCGAATTATACAAATAAACAATATGCCGGGGATAAAACCCCGGCTTTCCCTTGGAGGAGGTAAATATGAATAAAATGTTAGTAAATATTCTTTGTAGAGTGTTTGATGTTGAAGAAACACCGTCAAACTTCTACACAGAAATACTAAACAGGTTGGAAGTACTAACCAATGATCTCAAGATTAAGGCAGCATCAAGCGAGGATTACCTCACAAATTTGTATGCTGCTCGTTGTCTCGCCCCTGTGTTTGAGCTTCATATCATCTTTGATGTGACGAAGCTGTATAGCTATAATCAGGTTGAGCGACTTGAAAATGAGATCAGTAATATCCTTACAGAAGGATCAAATCGCGGTCTCTTCAACGGGACCAATATATCAGTAGATGACCTAAAGGCTGCAGGCATTGACATATCACCTTTAATGTCAACATTGCTTGTTGCCAAAAAGGTTGTTAATAAATAAACCCATCCATTGACACCGGCAATGTCCGGAGAAAGGAGCCATAATATGGCAAAGTTTGTAGAGTTTAAAGAAAGCCCCGACGGAATAGTTAAAATTGACGTAGAGAAAATCGCAGCGTACAAGCCCTCAGCAAACAGGGCATACCCATCAGACGAATACACCTACATCGGATTTGGAACACAGTCATGCATCTATGTAAACGAGCCTTTCGAGGCCGTTGATAGAAAGATAATGGCGTCCACATCGTTTGATCCCGACAAGAGGATCTAACTCACCCCCTAGCCCCCGTAACCGGGGGCTTATTTTTTTTTTCTTATATTGAGAATTTATTTATCTCACGGAAGAATGCTAATGACTGAGGTGTTGATTGTAAAACTTCTTGACGGTTTTGCAGATCTCCATATGCTTTATATTCATCATGTTTATGACCATATTCATCATAACCATTTTCATCAACAAAGCTAGATGATGCACCCATCATGTCATAGTACATTTGTGCTTCATGAGATCCAGCAGCAATCATTTCTGCAGAAGGAGCATTATCAACGAGATCTTCTAACAATGCTTGATTGTACTGTTGCATGATCTCTGTTGCTTTCTCATATGTACAACGGCTCTTATCAATACCAAATCTACCAAGTTCATAACCGTACTTCAGTACATACAACGTATGTAGATATGCCATTACCATATCATCATGTTCACCAGCTGCAGCAGCCATGTTACCGTTCTTTTGTTCAACCAAGTTACATATATCCTTAACGAGGAACTTAGTATAGATGAGATGTCTGTAGTCATGTAATGTATCACGAAGAACATTGAACATCGTCTTTCTAACCTTAGGTGATACATAAGTACCAAAATGTCTCTTGGCACGAGCACGAGCTTTCATTGATGCAACAGCATTGTTAGGTTCAGTAACATTCTTAGTCATCTCAGTAGCACGAGGATCATGATAGAATCTGTTCTCCAATTGAGACTCTTGTACGAAGTCAATAATGTCAACACCAGTCATATTAGACTCAAGACAGAACAATGCCTTTGGTAACATCTTCGCCAAGATAGTAACGATTCTCATCAGATCCAATCCACCCATGTATGGTGAAACAAGTTCAGCAACAACTTCCAATGTATAAGGATGAACAATACATATTGCAGTATTATCTCCATCCTTACCAGTAGCACAGTCGATACCTATCAGATATGGAATGATCATATCAAAGTAAGGTGCTTGAGAGTTCAAATCAGGAACCTGAATATTATGTTTATAAACATACAGATGATACTTCTTCATCAAGCATACATCATAATCTGGTTCACGCATCTTGCTCTGGATGTAATCCAAATCTTCCTGTTTGAAGAATGATCCTTCACCGCCACGGAATCTTTGGAGCAGAACACCTCGACGATACTCACCGAGAGTACTTTTCTGAACAGCTTCGAAGTATTGTTGACGTAACCATTCACCATCTTTTCTTAATTGAACATGGTTGAATTCAATATAGATCATAGTGAGCGGTGGTTCCATTGATCCAGCAGGAGGACGTTTCATTCTATTAAGTTCCGCTGTTGATAGATCATACATGTCTTCCTTGAAACGTGGTAAGTTATTGAGAATCTTTTCCCATTCCTTACCCTCATTTGTTTCCAAGTCACCAGGAGTAGAAGCATACATCATACAATGATGAATACCATTCTTTTCTGCAGTTTCTCTAGCCTGAACGATTGTCGGGTTCGCACCATCGATGATTGCTTTCATATATGGTATGAACTCACACTCATCAGCAAACCAAGTAAACAGCGAGAAACCACGGGTAACGTCAGTAGCAACACTTTCAGATTTAGGTGCTGCAAGAGGTTTGATAGATACGTTATGTTTACCCTCGTATTTCAATGACTGTAAACCAGGAAGATGTTTCTGGTTTGCCCAAGGATTTAAATACTTAGGTAATGATGTGATATAATCACGTAGGATACCGATGTTATCTGTACATCGGCTTTCTTTTTTATGAAGATAAGGTATATCACAATTTCGGTATTCGAATAACATCATATATGACATTATCGCAGTAAGTACTGTAGTCTTATATGTCTGACGAGGCTGTACCAATTCAAAGTCTATATTATGTAAAAAAGACCAGATTGATGCGCATCCAGCTCTATGTAAATATAACTGAGTCAGACCAGCACCACGTACAGGCACACGTGTTACTTCTCTGAAGAAGTACCAAGGATTATTCTTACATTCAACCAAAACCTTTCCTATGTCTTCTGGTGTAATATTAGGATCATATGGATCTATATTTTGTACACCCAGATTAGGATACTTTATCTCCAATGGAAAATACCAACATTTTATTCCCAGTTCTTTTAATTCTTTGCATGTCAACAAAAAAGATTCGTTTTTAGTTCCAAAGTCATACCACTTTGGATTACCGTCAGCATCATTCAATATGATAACTTTTGATTGCTGCTGAGGCTGGGCAACTGTACTGGTAGTATTATCCATGTGAAATCCCCCTTTCAATGTGTTATGGTTACCAGGGGGTTTAAAAGAATAAAAAAGAAATAATTATATGGGGGCATATAGCCCCCATATAATTTTCATGTATATTAATTATACTGCTTACGCTGCTGAAGAATCGGCAACAGTGATGAAAACTTTCTGAAGATATAATCGATGTACTCTTTACTCAGACCATTGAATACGTTTGTTTGTGCCATCTGATTGAAGAACTCACCCATATCTACAGTGCCATTCATGTATGATGTGTATTGTAATAAATACGACTCCATGATGAGCACGTAATGCAGATCTGGTATTGATATGTCTACATCGTTATTACCGATCTTGACACTATGCAATTCGTCTACATTACCGATGGTATTGAACCAGTGTATGTCTGAATTAAGACGCGTACCCATTAATTTCAGAATGTTTTTCAGATTATCTAATTGTGGGAATTGATTATATTTCGAAGTATCGATTCCTATACCATTGAGCTGACTCATAAGAACTGAGTTGTCCTCATACTGAGAACCTCTGTAGTATGTAGATATCTTCGCAAATATCTTTACACCCATACCTGCAAGGAAGTTGTAAGTATCATATTCTCCATATTTGATAGGGTTATCAGAATGAGGAATAAGATTCTTATTATACCTTCTTGTCTTTACAGGCTGATCATAAAGTGTTGTACGTCCAGTAGCAACAGCCGACATAGCCTTCGAGGGTTCCTGTTTTAAGACCCAGGTATACTGATATCCAACAGGCTGGGGTTTATCGAGTTTAACCCATCTATGTCTCAGCTTTACTTCAAGCTCATGGTACTTCATAATGTCAGGCCACTTCTCATACGCCTCAATGATAGAATCACGAACACACTTTTCATTCAGAGGTTGAATCTGAATATAGAATCCATTCTTAATAAGGTCTCTATAAGTTCTGTCAGGATCCATATTGTAGATTCGTGCCAACTCTTGACCCTGTTGAGGATTGTAAGTTGTAACGAACTCAATTGCGAGATTCATGATAGTATCATGAGAAGTTCCTTCGCTATCAAGTTTGAGGATATGTTCCCACATTCTTTCCATTTGGAAAGTCATAGATGATTCGTATGTAGCAAACGCAATGATTCTGTTAGGAACAGCAAAAGCATTTGCCAACATATCGAGTGGTCTACCATCAGTAGTTCTAGGCATAAGCTGCCATGGTACGATCTGTGCGATAACAGACTTGTTACCATAACGACCAACAACCTTCTGGCCGACATGAATGTCTTTAGGCTGAAGGACGGTGAACTTGATGACAGTATCCACAATATCTTCCTTGGTTACCCATTTTGAAGTATTCAAATACTTTTCTGCTTGATGGTATATATCAAGCAACGATGTATCATCTTGATACGGATCAGAAACGATTGTCGATATGAATGCATATATATCAGAATACCAATCTCTTATCTGAGACAGATAGTAGTTATACTGCTGATTGTCAACATCGACGTTTGAATATATATCCATATCTACTATTATACCGTGTGAACAGTAGTTAGTATCATTGATATGGGGTATTAACGATTCTGAAGCAGACGACAGATAAGAATTTTCTCTTATTGAACAAATGATGTCATTCTGTATTTCTTCTCCTATGTTAGGGAAAGGTTTATACAGATTCTCATCGCCATATCTATTTAAGAGATATGATGACTGTTTGATGTTTACAGTCACAATGTCTACCATATCATATGTCAGCATCTCTGCTGCTCTATCTGATATTACAAGCGCATCCTCTGTCAGTTGAGGAAGTACTGTGTAGACAAATCGCAAGTTTCTGCCAGCACAGTAATTATCATTTACATATGATGAGGACTGTGCAATGGTTGTACCTTTAGGAAGTATATCTCCATCACTGTATTTACCAACGACAGAGTTCTTCATTCTGAATCCATACTTCTCAACAAGGTGATGTGCTGGTCTTATGACTTCGCAGATATATTTACCGGTTCTAAGATTCCTGAAGATGTAAGCAATAGGTGATACATCAGAATCTTTGAACTTCTTAAATGTTCTAACAAGCTCGTAGTCATCTTTAGCCTTTATGTTAGCTGAAGATCTTTCACCAAACTCGTTTTCCGCACCAGTAAATATCCTGGGGAATTCCGGGTTAGTCAGTACGACTCTTTGTGATGTATGACGTGTACCCATTACACCACGAACAGTCGATATTTTATCCGGAAATACAAGTGCTGAAGGACCAAAGCACGCCATCGGGTCTATTTCTCTACAACGCTTTTCGATCTCTGAAGCATTGTTCATAGTACCACGATGACGTGTTCTGGGTTTAATCTCTTTCTTTTCCATACGACAATTCACACTCCTGACATAGATTTTTGATAAGATGTCTCCTATCGTTGGAATTATATATGTTTATAATTTCGATAAAACTTCTCTTACGTATTTTCCACAAGGAGAATCCTCGGCCTTCTTGTTATTGAAATCACCCATAGCGAAAGCTATTAACAGGTAAACTCCAAGTACAAGGTATATGTCATCTTTCTTAACCATGTTGGTTACGATTCTCATCATAAGATTACATACATCGAATTTTGGAATATCAGGATCTTCATTGTTTGAATAGAACTTGAATGTTGCAGCCACATCAGGATTGAATAATATATCTTCACATTTAGCAGCATATTTCTCTGGGTTGGGTTTGTTTGTTATTAGATAGCTCTGCCAATCTTTCAATGTGATATTCTCAACAATCCACTCTATCATTGGAGTGAAATTGGAGAACATGTTGAGTCTCAATATTTCGATTGTGTCAATATACTTGAACAGACAGAAATATGTGAAGATGTCGTCGTATGTTTTCTCGAGTTCCTTAGGATCATGCTTACACAGGATAACCAATGCATTAGCAGGACCAAAAGCTTCTTCGAGTAAAGATATAGGTAAACGTTCAGTTATCTTTATATATTCAGCAGCAAGACGATTTACTCTGAAGAGATGTTCCTTATCTTCAGCATCAGGAATGAATGCATCTGTTGGAGGTGTCTCCAGATCAATGTCACTCAATGCATCTCTGAAACAGTTCTGGAAAGTGTCTCTGTCAACATTTGTATGTGTGTTGTTCAGCATTCTTATTGTCTGAAAGTAAATGTTACATGCAGCAATATTTGCTTCATGAACTTTAAAACGCTGAGCGAGTTCTTTTAAGGTTAAGCCCTCTTCACCAGTACTTTTGGTCTTTATTACTGAAGGGATTGTTATCATTGTTTAACCTCCTCTAAGATGGATATTTCATTCCGTAGTATTGTTCTCGCAATGAAATGTAATTGTCAGCGGTATATTCCATACCGTAGGATTGTATGTTATACGCAATATAGTCATTTAATTGATCATAATAAACACTCGGCTGTTGATCCATAAAAACTCACCTCATTTTCTGTATTAGGTAAGTTCGTCTATAAAGTCTTCAAGCGACGCGCCAGCACCTGAAAATTGTTGAGGCTGTGGGAACGATTGACGCGCATTAGCCTGTTGGGTAACACGCGCCTGTTCCTGTTGCTTCATGATTCTCTCTTGTTCTCTATTTTGCTCTTCGAGCTGTTTGATTCGGATATCTCGCAGGCGATGCACAAATGGACGCGGCAGTTGTGCCAGCATATCCATGGGGATTATCTTGTTGAAGATCAATCCCATTTCGATAAGCTCTAATCCATCTCGGTTAAGTTTATCTGAGTATTGCTGAGCCTTTGAGATACTTGGAAAAGCAGTGTTCCTCCGATATCAGGTATAGGCATGTAATCGTAGTGCTGTTTACATGCAGAGCAAGTGATATCGTTAACGCGGAATGTAATAGGTGAAACATTGTTTCTAGCCTTATCAATGATCTTGAGAAGAATACCTGAATCTTCAGCATTAAGACCGGTTGTGATAATCTCCTCAATTGAACTCCAGTCTGTGAATCTATACTCCTTGTCATCACGAACGATTGTCATTGCAGATACAAAGAGTGCATTAGCTGAGAGATAATCGAATTCAGCCATTGTAGGATCATTAGGATCGATTGATGCCATATTACCATCAGGACGATATCTCTTGAGAAGTTCCTCAATAAGAGGAAGCTTGTTTGTTACGAAGTCATATGCAGATGGTTCATTGATTTCAACAATGATACCAGTGTTAGGAAGCTGATAACGCTTTCTGAGACCAGAAGCTTCTTCCCATACCTTAACTGCATCTATGCCGGGTGCAGCATTATGTGCAGCTGTCCACCACTTAGGTATCTTATCTTCCTCAACATGCTGAATGTTACGAGGACGATACTTGATGCGGATGTTCTTACCACACTTAGGATTCTGACATTTGAATTCAAGAAGCTCTTCATCATCAGCAGTAGCAACGAGAAGACCCCACATGAGCAATTCACGATCCTGGTACTTAGTCTTCTTCATGAAGTCCTCAAGATCTTCGAATTCACCGATGGATACATTCTTCATGTGATCATAAAGTACAGACCACTTCTTCAGCTCATTATCAACAGGGCTGTTTGAAGAAGGAGCGGTAAGCTTTATGAAATCCCACCAGTTGATAGATCTCATTACACAACGATATCCTGAGAGAGGGAGCGTTAACGGTACATCATTGATACCTGAATCATATTTAGATATGATGCCCTTGATGTTACTATTCTCAATGATGTTAGCCATCTTGAGTTCCTTCTCAGAAACTTCCTTAACAAGAATATCAACAACACGTGAAGATGACATGTTTGCAGTAACTGATTCATCAACATTTACTGTTACAGGAGTATTCTTCTCAACAGTGATATTGATTGTAGGAACAGGTTCTTCCTTCTTCTCTTCTTCATCAGGTTCATTTGTAGGCTTTATACCCGCATTGTCAACACCAGGAACCTGAGGCTGAAGAGTTGAATCAATTACAACACCATTCTGAATGTTATCAGCAGCAAGTGTACCATCAGGCATAATCCAGTTCTCAAGAATTATGTTCTCGAACTCAGGAGTTATAACCTCACCATTCTGCTCATACAATTCACAGAGCTCTCCCTTAACAGCTATCTGATCAAGAATAACTCTACCTGTGTTATCCTTAGCCATTTCTGTTGGAATACCACCAGAGATGAGTCTGTACTTAGCAACAACCTTGTTGATCATTGTTGTTACTATCGAAAGCTTCTCAGTCTGGAAGCCAACAGCCTCTTCATGATACTTCATGTCCTTCTCATCGGGTGGCATGAAAACATTTGTCTTCTCCTTAGCAGCGTCTGCTATAGCTTTCTGTTCAGCAGCTGCAGCAGCACGTGCAGCTTCACGAGCAGCATCCTCTGCTTCAATCTCCTTCTGCTGATCATTCTCACCATAGATATCATCGTCGGGTATCTGGGGTGTAGAATTTGTCACAACAGGTTCAGATGGAGTATCGGTTTCGCCCATAGCAGCCTTATGCTTGTTGATTAAATCCATCAACGGGTCATTAGACTTATTTACTTCATCCATTTTTGTATGCTCCTTTATGTAAATTTTTATTTGTATCATTATACAAATAAATCATACATGTAATTTTATAATTTCATACATATATCATTTATTTGTATATGACAATTGTATACTTAAATTATTGAAAAGGTTGGTGTAAATATGAATGAAAAGTTATTGTGGTTTAATCCAAATATACAATTCATGTTTCATGCAAATATAGTGGAATATGATATGAAAGCAATGTCCGTTTCCATATCTGAAAAATATCATTTACTTGAGCAATCGATCATTGATAAATTAAAGAGAATGCCCAAGGATCAAAGAACCAAGGCAGTGGGTTTAATGCAAAGAGACAACAAGGAATACTCAGAGCGTCTAATACAATGTGAACTCGAAACACGTAGAAAATTCTTGGAGATGAATAATCTTACTGAGAGTGATGTGATATGTTTACATTCAGATGCTTGTATATTCAATTCAAGAAAGAAGATTATTAATAATATTGAAGGTGTTGAGTTCAAGCATGCAAACACTTGGTCATCATATATGAGATTCAAAGGAATTGAAATGTTCTATGATGGCGAGGTACTGGAATACAAAGGTGTTGCGAAGGAATTGCTAAATCAACATTCAATGGGCATCCATAGATATCTTTGTGAAGTATTCAACAAGTTGGAGAATTATGATCAATCCATCATTGATTATATAACTAAATTCCAAAAGAATTATCTTCAGGATAAATTGCCGGATTATTATTATCTGGCATTCGGTCGTTTAGGAGACTATAAGATGTCCAACTTAGAATTATTTGCATTCATTGCAAATGTGGTTATGCGAGAAATGGGAGGTAAGTAATGGGTGTATATTTTAAATTCACCTTCACTTCTGGATCCAGTAGGAGTTCAATGAAGTATTATGTGATGTCCAGTGCTATCGAGGATATGTATCTATTCTTAAAGCAACATGGATTTCATGATGCCAAAGAATCTATCATGGTTATACCAGAAGAAGAATTTAAACCCAAGGATTATTCTCATGAGTTGAGAATAGTAAACTTCAAATCAAATAAAAAGCCAGGAACATTCCATGTCATGACATCAGAAGATCTCATAACTAGAGCCATAGAGAATACAGCTAATGATATTGCAGATCATTCTATATTTGGTGAGGCTATATTGAGAACCGATGTAGAATTCCTCAAGATAACTGGATCTCTCATAGGTAAACTTGAACATGGTTTCGTAATGGATTTCAATTTAGCAGATGAATCAATGTTATTCAATACATTAGAGAATGAAAATCAATATAAGAATCAGATAATGGATATGATAGCAGAATATAAAAATCGGATTGGTGCTCCAACAGAAGATATAGGTTCACAAACCGTATTACAATCATTGCAAGATGCAGTTCCTGATAGAGATGCTGGGTGTATATATCCTATTACCATCGAAGCTTATGTATCTACATTCACGGAACTAATGGTTGACTGTTATAATTGAGGAGGATTACAATGGCTAAGCAAGAAGTTTCACCATCCAAGTTGGTTGATGATCATAAACCCAAATATGTCAAGTACAAATACATCTTTAAGGATGATACATTGTTGGAGGAGTTATTAAAAGAGAGATTTGATATGACAACTCTAGATACAATAATGAATGATGAATTGGTCAATGCAGCATTAGAAGCATCATTTAAAGAATATGAGCGAGATATAGTGGGTAAAGCAAAAGAACCAACATTCTTGGATGATGGAATAATTATATCCAAACATCTAATCACAAAAGCAGATAAGAAGCTCTTGAAAGTTTACATTGGATTCTTTACATACGAAGACACACGGCATGTAGCTGTGAAGTTTGAGTATGAAAGATTCGTAATAATTGAAGTATTCAATTTAATTTAAGAATATGAGGATGGGGCTTTCGCCCCACCCCCGTATTCTTTTTTGTTTTTGAGGTAAAAACAATGACAACCTTATGAATTCGGTGTAGCAGTAGTCTCATACGGATTAGCGATCGACTTGGAATCAAATTTCTCGTTAATGTAGAGCTTGCTGTGATCCTCAGGAGTAAGCTGCTTCGGAGCAGGAGCTGTACGATCGATGCGACGCTTGCTAGCAGTCATAACAGGAGCATTACCAAGACCAGACTGAACTGCATCGAGGTAAGGACGCTCACCATTATTGAATATAGGTGTATTGATTGTACCACCGTTAGACGGAGTAGGTCCGTTAGGATCGAAGAATGCATCACCAGCACCAGGATTGAGGTTAAGTGAGTTGCCGAAGATAGCGAACTGCTCAACATATCTAGATGCAAGGTCATTTACGTATGCACTCTGGATGAACTGACAAGAGAAGTTCAGATCGAGTGAAGCAATCTGAGACTGTCCTGTTGCGTTCGAATTGAAGATCTGATTACCAACCTTAGCAGAAGGAACACAGCCGAGAGCCATTGTAGCAGCTTCAACACGTGCACCACTTCTGTCGAGTACGATAACGAGGAACTCTGCAACTTCCCATGCCGGTGAAGGCTCAAGAGCGATTGTCGAAGACAATGCATTAGCTCCTGTGTTAGGTGCAAAGACTCTCTGAGGTACAAGATTCTCATCAACTGAACCAGCTACGAGACCATGGTATGTAGTAAGACCTGTAACAGGATCTGCAATACCATCAACCCACATATTGTGGAAGTTAGCCACTGGGCGGCCTACCATTTCAGGAACCTGAATCTGGATAGACTGCTGTGACTGCTGATTCTGTGTTGTAGGGATGTTGATCGATCTACCTGCGAAACCACCCTGAAGTGTAGCAGGAGCAAGACCAGCATCACCGATATTACAAGTAATACCGGTGTTGTAAGCCTCAATAATCTTCTTATACTGTCCGAATTCGTTCTTCGGATTATAAGCGTTATTCGTGTCGCTACCGAAATAATGCATGAGGAAATAAGGTCCACGATACATTACGCAGATAACGCGGTTGGTAGTAAGTGGATTAAGACTTCTAAGAGTATGGATGTCGGGGGTAAGACCGCCAAGCATACCAGTATACTGTGAAAGGTCACCGTGATATTCACGAATGCCTGTTTGTAAACTTACAGCCATAAGTTATCTTCTCCTTTCTACCAAATCATTCAGAGGTTGTACGTCTCTGAACGTTAACGATGATCGGAACTCTCAGGATGAGACCACGGAATGTAACGTTGACATAGCATACAACTATCTCGCCGCCATCAGTTGGGTTAATGTCTCTCTTGAAGATGATTTCAAGATCCTGAACTGTGTTACCAACCCAGTTAGAGAACATATTGTCAACCTCGTCCTTAAGTGTTGCAAGAACACCGTCGTCGTTGTACTCAAGGAGATAAGAGTTAATCTTATTCTGGAGCAGATAGCAAAGCTGTGAAAGCGTACGCATATTGCTTTCCTGGATAAGATCAGATGTACCGTTCTCTCTGTAAAGAGTACGCTGTGACTGTCTCTGGAGATTTCCATTGATATCCATAATCCAAGCGTTACCGCCAGAATTATAGAGAAGCTCACGGAGTTCCCAATCTGTTGTGTCAACATCCGGGAAGAATGCTGAATACTCTGTAGGTCCAATGTTGGAGTACTTGCCAGTGAATGGCTTGTTTACAGAATATCTTCTCATATGAGCGAACAGGTTGTCTACAAGTCTCTTAGTATAAGTATAGCTTATACCATCAGCTGCAGAAACGAATCCACCGATATCCCAAGAAGCATTAGGATTGTTGAATCTCTTAGTGAATGACTGGTTAACGAGCATAGCTGTGTTAGCATCTGTAACACCAGAGTCGAGGTGGAGTGACAAACCAGAACCAGGTCCGATTGGTCTCTTGTCCTCAGGAATACCCTGGAAGACACGTGTGATCATGAGATCATACATAGCCTGCTTAACGTCAACGTCAACGAATTCAGTGATATTCTCAATGAGCTTGTTGTTGAGGAGGATAGCTTCCTTCTCGTCATCTGTATAGATGGTTGAAGCGTTGATTATATCAATCGGAGCATAATTCATGTATGGAAGTATTGTCTGTCCAACGATTGTGTTTGTACCACCATCGAACAGATACTTTGCAGGGCATCTTGTAGGAGAAGTGATACGAGGATCCTTCTGACCACGATATGCCTGAACAAGGAGGTTAGAATAGCGCCACTTGAATTCGATCTCAGAAATGTTATCATCGAAGAATCCAGCATAACCATTCTCAAGCGGAATACCGCCAAGCTCCGAGTTAGGATTGATACCATAAGAAGCAGAGTAGTAGTTTGTAGGAATTTCTGTGTTGTTAGGCTGATATCTGAAGAGCGAACCCTGTGTACCAGTGATGTTGTATCTCTGAATAGCCTCAGGATCATCAGATGTTGTAGCATTGATATTTGTAGCATCAACCTTAATTGAGAGACCTGTACCAGGCTCATCCTTAAGATCGAACCATGAATATCCATCAGCTGTATCGCCAGATTCACCTGCAACGATCTTGCACTCTGCATCATCCCACTTGTAGTGAGCTGTAGGATCGAACTCATTGTCAGGAGTATATATAACATATACTTCAGTAGCATCAGTAGGATATGTTCCAGGAACAACCTTGTCGGTTGAAGCAGCAGACTTCTTGAATCTTACGATCTCGAGTGTCTGTTTTGTGATTGTTACGCCATCATAGATGTTTGTAACAGCCTTAACCTGGAAGTATGTTGATACAGCAGCAGCACCGTCACCGATCTTAAGTGTAACGATATCACCAACCTCGTAACCGAGAGGTGTACCAACGGGAGTACCGCCAGTAATTCTCCATTCAATTGAACCGGTTCCATCATCCTTGAATACAAGGTTATCAAATGCAGTACCAACCATATCAGAGTAAGCAACAACCTTGCTAGGAACAGCGCCTATTACGAAAGGCTTCTCACTAGCAACCTTGTAAAGAACTTCGTGAATTGCTTCAGTGGTTGCAGTTGCTTCAGCAGGCTTAGCTGTGTTGTATGCATTAACAAATACATCACCAGCAGCAGGAGCGGGATTGAATGCTTCGTGAGTTGTTGCGTCTATAGCTGTTGCCTCAACTGTGTTAGTAGTATTGACAACTGTAGTACCAGGAGTATAGCGATATTCTGAACCATCATCATCCTGACAGAAAGCAGTAACTGTTCCAGTAGGATAAGCAAACAGCTCATAGAGTGAAGCCTTTGTTGAGAATACGCCGCCCTCACGTCCTTCACCGCTGTTGATAGCAACAACGAACTTCTTGTCTACAGCGGAATATGTATATGTAGCCTTAACGATCATGAATGTGTTAAGCTTGTTAACAGGGTTTGTATCGTTGAGACCAATGATGATATAATCGGGCTTGTAAGCCTTGTTATTATCTTCATCGATGTACTCTCTAGGTACAAGCTTCTTTCTATCAACAAGATCCTGAACAGCAGCGATGGCAGCAGTAACGTCATCAGTATCGTCAGTCTTCTTGATCATTGCATAGCCACGGAATATGTCATATTCTTCGGGTGCACCCTCGCTATCCTTCTTAGTAACTACACGATTGATCGGTATAGATGTTACTGAACCACTGTACTGGTTGATCGATGTGATCATTGAAAGTGACAGTGATGTTGGAGCATTACAGAATACGTCACCTACATGGTATGGGTCACTTTCGTTTGAGATACCATAAGTAGCTGTATCGAGAACACTCTCAAGGTCAGTAGGATTAGCAAGGTAAGCAGGAACTGTCTCATCATCACCAAGGAATGTCTTGATACGATTAGAAGTTGAAAGCTGAGGAATGTCAAGATCAACCATATCAGACTGGAAGTATGGAAGCTTAACATCTGTATCGCCGTTATAGATATAACGACCATAGATAGGATCGAAGATGTTAACAGTCATTGTCTTGTATACATCTTCAACGAATGACATATCCTTTGTACCATATGCGGGAGGAATGTCTTCATCGATCATTTCCTTCATATGGAGCATGTACTCTGCGTAGAGTTCCTTTATAGCCTCTTCATTTACTGTAGGAACTACGATAGAAGAACCCTTTACACGCTGACCAACTGCAACATTTACAGAGTCGATAGCATCAGCTCTGAGGTTGTTGTTCTCGTTGATGAGTGAAGCGAAGAACTGCTCAACAACCTGTGATGTTTTAGTATCAAGAGTTGCGAACAGATATCTTGCATTTGCAGGACGTCTTGACTGGTTTGTAAGATTTATTGAATAATTGAAGTTATTGTAAGTCTTACCTCTACCAGCTGCAATTGCAGTCATGAATGTACGCTGTGTCCAAATAGTACCGTCAACTTCGTCCTTTATTGACATTGCATTGCCATTAACAAGAGCTGTGTTGAGTCTCTCGGTATTCTTGAAGCTGGAGTGTACAACGCCTGCAGGAAGACCACTGTTGCCGTTGCCAGAAGTTGTCTTGAAGCGAACGTGCATCATGTTGCCATCCCACTTCCACTGAATAAGCAGACAAGAGAAAGCATAAGTTGAATCTTCAGGAGTAACACGCATGAACTTTATAGGAGCATTCTGGCTCAAAAGTGATGCAGGATATGTGATAGTCTGACCGTACTTTTTAACGTCGGAAGGACTGATATTATTTATACCATATGAAACGTTTAACACATCGCTTCTGTTGATCGGGATGATCTCGTTATCAGGACCCATGGGAGCGCCTGTAACAACCAGTGTTGCATACAACGAAGGATCGTCAGCAATCACTGTCGGAAGCTGTCCAGTATACATCGAGTTGTCGATGATGTGAACAACGCTATGTGGCATTGAATACTTTAAAGCATATTCTGATCCAAGCATATTTTTTCTTCTCCTTTTCTGAAAAATATTTGCAATTGAAGGGAATTCAAAACATGAAGAATCGCGATTCATGAGATGTAGACCCACAATTACAATTGTGTTTATAATAAATATAGTTCGGGGGCTATATGCCCCCGAATTCCATATTTATTTATACTTGATAGGGTATTCTACCATGAATTGGTCATATGCTTTACCTGCATCTCTGTCGACTGATACTATATCAGCATCAGGATTCTTGAAGTCTGCCAATAGATCACCGTTCTTGTTGTATGTTGCGAAATCAACATCATCATCAGTATCACCAACCATAACGAATGTAGTTGGTTCCATACTTTCAAAACCTAAGTTTTGATTTACATTTGGGACGAGTGAATCGAGTACAGCTTCAGCCTGACCAACATTTGATGGATTGTAATCAATGTTAGTCATTGGAACAACTGTCGATGTTGGAGTATCGAAAATAGAATCAAGAATTGATCTACCGATATCCATTGAATTGGAACCTGTTCCAAGAGGAGCATTTGGATTAGATACTGTACCAGGAGCCTGCTGATTCTGCTTGATACGAATATCAGCAATGTTCTTCTTGATGTTGACTCTTTCCTTGGTCATGTTTGCAATAGCTGCTCTACCAGAAGTGATTGCAGACAATGCCTCAATGTCTTCTTCAGTAAGACCAACCTTACCCTTTTCACCAAGACTCTCCATAAGCTTTCTTTCAGCAAGTTTGATCAACTTCTGTTGATCTGCTTCAAGAGCTCTAAGACCTTTGATTTCAGCACTGAAGATCTTATTGGGATCGAGTTTGTTATCAAGAGCAGGAAGACGAGATGAATCATCAAGGTACTGGAGTATACTATTTGTACCACCCCAGTTGTTTGAAGCATAAGGTGAGATATAACCATCCATGTTATATAACACAGGATGAGTTTTAAATCCTTCATATGCTTGCTCCCAAGACATAGATGGTTGTTCTTGATACATAGGTTGCTGTGGTTGAGTGAATGCATCAAAACCATTCGAATTTATCTCTTGCTGCTGTTGCTGTTGATAGTTCGGTGATGCATCAAACATACCAAACATATCCGCATAGTTCATTCCCATTTTGTTTTCATTCCTTTCTGAATACGCTCTTATTATGAGCTTTTCTAAAAGGTTGTGAATATTACCATTTATCAGAGTTCATCCAACGAGAGATACATTCTTCACAGTTTCTATTTTCAGCACATTCATAATATTTATCATCGGGATCAAAGTATAAACACTCATGCAGTTCCCCCGTAATTAACTGCAAAAGACAAAGGTCCTTTGTATTCAATCCTTTTTGAATATGATGAAATAAATCACCGATGTGCACATTGCCTAACCTAGCATAATTCTTAACTCCATGAGGAACACGGAATTTTTGACCAGGGATATCTCTTATTTTATTGAGATCATTAATAATCTTTGTCAACTCTTCATCAGGCAAAGATGATGGTGGACCAATGATACGTCCTGGATCGATTAAACCATGATGCTTATCAAGAATCTCATCAGTTGAGACATTCGTGTGATCATCTACATAGAACTTTGCCATGGTAATTACCCCCTAAAAGAAAAAATAAATTAATCTCGTTTTGTCAATGCGTATAAACCATTCAAGCATTCAATCTCAATAACATATACAGAGTCACACTCTGCTTTGATATTATAGATCTTAGAGTACATAAGTTCTTCAGCTTGTTTGTTTGCTTCGTCACTCCAAAGACCAGTTGACTTAACGGTATCACCATCATAGTCACCACCGATTGCTTTAAGTCTACTATTGGATGGAGTGAGGGTATCTGCGAACGAGACTGATACTATCTTGTGGGATGCTTCAGGATTTATAATAGGATAAGTATCATATGTTTCACCACGGAATTGAATTTCCATTGTGTCTACTGTAGAAAGAATATGAACCTTTGTGAAGAAAGCTCCAAGATAGTCGCCGATAGGATATCGAACAGTATATACATGGCGATCACCATCAACTATAACTATCTTTGCACATATATAGATTACATCAGTCAATGTCAGTGGACGAGTAACAGTTTCATTCTTCTTGACGTCAAGATACTCCATCATGATTGGTTTAGTATTCTCTTCATCAAGATACAGTTTTCTGAAACGTGATCCAGGGTTATTCATGTAGATATTACAGAGATCATCGATCATCTTGTTATCATACATATTATCAAGAACACCCGGTCTAACTTCTTCTTTGTTAGGATGGATATCCTGTATATTAGAATATGAGAAGAACTGTTTCATTTGGAACATGATTAATGGTTTGAACAATGATACACATGTATGCAATGGATAACCAGTTCTAAAGATACCTATATGTGGATTGTCTGTGTTATAACGTGGAGCAGAGATAACGTTTCTTGCAGTGTATGTTGTAGTCTTAGTAAGGAGGTGTTTCTGGAAGAAGCCATTCTTGGATCCAACATAGTCATGGATGTAAGTATAGATATCAGCAACAGCATCCTGGAACTTTGCATACAACTGAACAGCATTTGTTGTTGTATGTGAAGTAACACTCTTAAGACCTATGAGATGTGAGTACAAAGAATTCAACTCATTCTTTGTATGTTTACCGTTTCTCATACCGATCTGTCTAAAGCCAGGTGGTAATACCAAAACCTTGTCATTGAATATAAGTCTCTTTGGTGATTTCGTAAGGATATCGATGTTATCCTTGGAACGAGTATTGATAGTCTTCTTGATATCAATCTGATCCCATATTTCATATAGATCTTTAAGACCACAATATTGTCCATCAGCTGCTGCTACCAATACACCATTTTCAATGTTACATCTGGATTCACCATATGCCATCTTTCTGATGATACCACCTGATCTACTGATAATGGTTTTAGCAACACTAGGATTGAATACATGTACAGGAAGTTTTATGTAACCGCATCGATACTTTCTTTCCTGATCAGTTTGTCCAAATATTTCTTCTGAGAATAATCCTTCTGGATTGAACTGATTCTGTGTTTTGTATATATGCTGAGATTTAACTTCCTTGAGATCATTAGTTGATATATAACGATCTATATCAAATAACTCTTGAATTTTCATTATATCATTTCCTTTCTTTAAATGTATATTAAAGATTACAGAATCGTTTTCTAGAATTTTTTATTTTACAAATATATTTACTTAAAAAGATGGGATAATAGATAATATAGAATAAAAAGAAAAAAAAATAAAGTTTATTCACGTTATAAGTGTACAAACCTCGTGGTTATTTTTTATACAACAAAATCAATGCGCCGCGAGTGCTTAAATGCATATCTGCACCCTACTCTTAGGCGAGCCGCCACCCAACCCTGCTATACTAATATTACTCATAGTAATAATATATATTTAGAATATCTGAATCCTAAAATGAAAAAAAAATAGCCACGGGGAGTAAAGACCGCAGCTATTTTTCTTGGATATGAATTTTTTGCATGCTTTTTAGATTCCGCACATGGTGGACTCGGAACCACCAAGGCGGCATCCATATATAAATGCCCCGGATTATGCCTATGGGCAGATATATCATATATTTGAGATCGATCTACTAAATAGAGTTAAGACATGCCAACGGGGCCATGTCCTCTAGATAGCAGATCAATCTCGGCGCTTAAGAGAGCAAGTTTCGATTAGCTTGCTTCTTATTTCACAATAATAATATATATTTACAAACTTAAAATTTGTCCCATTGGAGAATACATGTGGATCCTAGTACGTGAGACCCATCTGCTGAATATACCGCCTCCCCGATAATATAAAAGTTTTTCATATCTGCTTTTGGATGCATCTTCTGATATGCTTTCGCATACGCAGTCGATACGATAAAAATAGTATTTTCTGGGTCATCTACTTTTGGTAGTCCGTCACATCCGACGATTTCTTTTTTCCTCACAGGACATCCTTCGAAATCTTCAAGAACCTCCGTCTTATATTTTCCATTTGCCAATTGATATGATGGTATCACCATCTTGGTATGGAACTTATGACCATCGGGGATGACGTTTTTCCTTATAGCTGGCGAGTATCGATAGTTATCAATTATTCTAATTGGGTGTGCGGTTAAATTAATTATCGGCATTATAAGCCCTCCTTATTTTCTTCATTTGTGTTTGGATCACCAAACACTTCTTTGTACTTTTGAATCATTTCTGGGGTTACCTTGTCTTTTGGTATAGGGTTATCGTAAGCATTCTTTACAGCCTCATATACTTCTTCAACGGTAATCGATTTACCCTGATCGAGCATTGCCACATAAATCTTTTCTACAGTTTCAGCCATCTCCTTTTCTACAATATATTCTTCAATTGCATTTTTCTTCATTCTAGGTATCATTATTGCATTTATATAATGAAGAAATACTTCTGCTGCTCCTGCAATAGCAGCGGATTTGACTTTTGATAGGACTGAGTATACATAACCATTCATAGGATTTCTCCTCCTTTCACAATAATAATATATATTTATAATAAACAAATCTCCTATGCCAAAATCAGGGGCAGCATAGAAAAATTGGGCGGGGCACGAAGCCCCGCTAAACAAATATAAATAAACACCGACCCTGTGTATTATCACCCTACACAGAGTCTACTACTTTAGGAGGTGTACGCCCATGCCAGTAGGTATACACGATTAATGTTCATAGACGAACTTACTTTTTTGTCTTTTGAAAGACATATATTATTTTTGCGTGATACGGGGATAACTGTATCGTACGATTAATCTTAGGAGGAGATATGACTATGGCTAATCAAATCAAAGACGATGTTTTCTACGTCAAGAAAAATGATATTGACGCAATGAGACGTCGTCCAACAATGTACATTGGCGGTATTGGTGAAGCCGGTGCATTTCATCTTGTCAATGAGTTGATCTCAAATAACAGAGATGAATGTCTTAAAGCAGAATCACCTGGCAACATGATCAAGGCTACCATAACTGACACAGAAGTTACTGCAGAAGATAATGGTAGAGGTATTCCAACGAACATGCTACAAATACTTCTGGAGACTAACCAGGCTGGATCTAATATGATAAGATCTGGTGGATACACTGCTGGTGAGAATGGTTCAGGTATTACTTGTATAACTGCTCTTTCATCATATATGGAAGTCACTACTTTCAGACCTACTGAAAAGAAGATAATGACTTTAATCTATAAGGAAGGAGAAAAGGTGGATGAGATAGTTGAACCATATAACGAGAAACGTGGTGGTTTACGCACAACCTTCCGTCCATCAAAGAAGATACTTCACACAAACAAGTTTCCTGTTGAAAAGATCAAGATATGGTTACAGGATTTCAATTATACATTGCCTCGAGGAATCAATATGATCTACACAATCAATGGTGTTGAGGATCATGTCAAGCATAAGGAGTTATGGGAATTCTTTGCAGATGAAACCCATGATGTTGTTATTCCTCAGGATGCAAGAATGTGTAATGATCTTCAGTTTGAATGTGAAGGTAAATTCCTTGAAGAGATCGTCAATGATAAAGGCGAGACTGAGATGAAGGAAAGAACATTCAAAATGGAATGTGTTATTACTTATGCTGATCCTGAAAAGTACAAGGGTGAAGATATTATTCATTCTTGGACTAACATGTTGCACAATAAGGACAATGGTGAACATGTTGATGGTGTTATGAGAGCATATAATAAAGTCATGAAACAGAAGCTCATTAACAAGTACAAGAAACTCGAAGGCGTAAACCTCAAGAGAGATATCGAAAGTCATATGAGCATGGTTCTGCGTGTATCTTGCGATGCAGCTAATATGTTCTCTGCTCAGGCTAAACAAGCGAATGTCTCCGAGGAACTTGGTAAGGCAATTGAGGAAGCAGTAATCAAGAAATTATCTAATTCGACATCCGGTGTACTTGGTGAAATCGTTGAAGTAATTCATGGTAACTATCGTGCACGTATCGAAGGTGAAAAGATGCGTAATGTTGCCAAGGATGCTAAAGGATTTAAGACATGGGTGAAACCCGATTCATTCTATCCATGTTCATCCGTCAAGACAGATCAGCCAAAAGAGTTATTCCTTGTTGAGGGTAACTCAGCAGGAGGTGGTTTGAAGCAAGCTCGTAATGCAAAGTATCAGGCTATATTAACCTTCAGAGGTAAGTCAAAGAATATATGGGATTGTACACTTGAAGAAGCATTGAAAAGTGAACCATGGCTGAATCTTGTTAAGGTTCTTGAGTGCGGTATCGGTCCAACCTTCGACATACGTAAACTTGCATTCGATAAGATCATCATATCAACTGATGCTGATATCGATGGATATCATATCCGTGTTGGTTTCGTTGGATTCTTCATCAAGTTCATGCCAGACATTGTTAGAGCTGGAAAGCTGTATATCGCAGAACCGCCACTCTACAGACTCGTATCTGGAAAGGATGTATACTTCGTTGCATCTCAAAGAGAGTATATCGATGCATGTGTTAATTCCATTGGTAAGATTCAGGTTAAACTTCCTGATGTCAAGAAGGATATGTATGCCGGAGAACTCGTATCGGATGCTTTCGATTATCTCGCAAACTTAACTGATGTAAGTATCACTCGTTCTACTTCACCACAGTTACTCGAATTCATTGCAGAAGGTTTCATGAAGTATGGTAATACTGTAGAAGGCTTTGAAAAGAATATCGATAAATGGATGAAGAACATTCTTAAGATATATCCTGAAATGACATATGATCACAAGATACATCAGCTCAAAGCAGTAATAGATTTACATGACCATCTGGTTATTATTGATGATGATTTAATAGAACAACTTCAATACAATATTAACGTGTTAAGGAAGTATGGTCTCATCATTCAGTATCCAGAAAAGGGTTCGGGTAAGATAAAGTCTACCACATTATCGAAATTCTTTGATGAGGTAGAAAGATTCTATCCAACAATTAAAGACAGATATAAAGGTCTCGGTTCTTCACCAGCATATGCATCCCGTGAAGTTATCATGGATCCAAAGACAAGGAGACTTCTTCGCGTTAGTATGGATAATCCCAATGTTAATGCAATCATGGGAAATCTTGTTGGTAGTGGAAAGGAGAACATAATGGCTCGTAAGGAAATGCTTATGAACTTTAAGGTTACAAAGGACATGATCGACAACTAATAATACTTGATCGGGAGGTATTACACATGAATTACAATATCGACACAGATGTGAATGAATCTCAGTTTGAAGATTTAAGAGAGCTCGAGGAAATTACAACCGTTGAGCAGATTCATGATCTGTTAGGTGACCCAATATTACTCGATAGATATGTGCATAACTTCGACTACTTGTATGACCGAGTAGTCGATGTTGCTTCCCTTTGTTGGAACAACCGTGATGACAAGGGTAAGAAGCTTCAGTTCACATTTATCAAGTTCAAGAAATCTTTGGAAGATCCTATTACATATGAACTTCCTCTGAATAGATTCATGATGAGCTTGGTATTCTTGAGAACTGTAATCGATCATTTACAATACATAGATATCAATGATTTCATTCTCCAGGGATATCTGTCCAAGAAAGGCAGAGGTAAGATCCAGGATAAGATTGTTGAAACACTTACTGGATATGGTAAAACAATTCGTGATATTCAGGTTATAATGTCAAGGATGTCTCTTGATCTCAAGGAATTACTCTTGGTATTCTCTGCAGCTGACATGCAGGTATTTACTGCAGAAAACTTATTCCTTGATCATTATAGAGAATCCGAAATCATTCGTGATATCAATAACACTGAATATCCTCCAACTATGCAGACTAGTGAAATCGTTGAAGCCAATAAGGAAAAGTATAAACTTCTTGAGGCTGAAATGATTAGAAGAGGAAACCCATTCTTCTTGGCTGATAAGTATACATCGATTCTCAAACCTAAACAGATGGAAGAATTGTATATCAACTTCTCCCAGATTCCTGATGGAAAAAATATCGTTCCTGTAATCATGAATGGTAATGGATTCCGTGCAGGTTATCATGATCTCCCTGTAATGTATGCGGGAGCAATTGCGGCACGTGTTCCAGATATCATGAATGAAGAGTACATGGGATCAGCAGGATACTTCGCACGTAACTTGTGGATCCTCACATATGGTACTCTGTCAAAGACTGTATGGGATTGTGGTTCTATTAATCCTATAGAGATTGAGATTGATGACTGTATGCTCGAGATGATGGATGGACGTTATTATCAAGAGAAGAAGAACGTTGGTTCATATAAAATCTTTGATAAGAAAGATACATCGTTACTCGGAAAGAAGCTTTGGTTCAGAAGTCCATGCACATGTAATCTCAATGAGGATTGCTGTCATGTATGCTATGGTACTAAGGCGCTTAAGGTTGGAGACCTTGAGGGTGGATTTATCTATACAACAGAATTGTTGACCAAGGATGTTGGTCAGAAAATTCTGTCTGCGAAACATCTGCTCAAGACTAACTCGGAGAAGATTGAGTTCACAGATGGTTATGATAAATACTTCATCATGGAAAACTCCACACTCATACCTACAGATGACAAGAAGTTTGACATCTATTTCAAGGAAGATTATCTGGATAATATTTCAGAGAATCTCACAATCTACATCGGTAAAGAATTATTCCCAGTGGTTGTATCCAAGTATGCTTCTATACATATTCCAGACGCAATCACAGATTCATTCAAAGAGGTCCTTATAAATGATGAGACTTATTATAAGATCACATCACACAAGGTTCTTGAGGTAGGAATGTTATGTTCAATCATTCCTGTAAATATCATGATGACTGCTCGTTACATGAACATCATGAAGTTGTTAGAGAATGACATCACAAAGTTCTCTACAATTGAAGGAGCTGTAAATGAGTTAACCCATCTCATTCATGGTATCTTACCAATATTCTCAGTACATGGTGAAATCATTATTGGTCATCTTGTACGCTCGGTAGAGAATAAACTCTTAAGACCTAACTGGACACAACCGGATCCAGCATATCAGATCATGAGACTTAAGACAGCTTTGGCAAATCATGAATCTGTTACAGTTGCTCTTGCGTTTGAACAGACACGTCATCATCTGTTACATCAGATATTTGATGAGCGTAACAAGATCAACCGTGTTGGACCACGTTCATTTGAAGACTATCTCTTTGGTGTAGAAAGATTATAAAGAGAAGGTGAATTATGTACAAATTCTCAGTGGGACCGATATTCGGTAAATATCTCAAAACGAGATATACTGCTATTAACGCATTCATCGGTGAAGAGTTTAAGAATCAATTTACAAAGATTGATATCTTCATTGATCTGAATACGATCATCCCTGCATTGGGTTCTTCAGCAAAGTTTCTGAATGCATTACCATTCGCAAATGGTGATGATGTTGAAGCAGATATTGTTGAGAACACTCTTTCAACTCTGAAACATTGGAAGGATTGGGCAACCAAGAATTTCCAGGATGTCAGAATATTCTTGATGGTGAATGAATTTGAGATGGGTAAACTTCCCGAAAGAGAAGTAATCAAATCTTATCTTGCACCATTCACAAACAAATATGATTCTGAGCGTTATGCACAGATGAATTATTATTGGACAGAGTCAATGAACAAGGTTGGTGTAGTTCTTAACTATGTTCCAAACTCATATCTCATACGTTGTAACATGTTGGACAATTACATCATCCCAAATGTCATTGATAATTATACAGTAAATGATAGAGCCAGATTGATTATATCTGGCTCACCAATCATGACGATGTATATGTTGGAACCAAACACCAAGATCATTCTGTCAAAGTTCAATCATCAGTTGGCAGATCCATTCATGATAGTGCAATCAGTATCAAGTATCGATAATGATATCATGTCAACATTCATTCAGAATAAAGTATTCTATGCATTGTTGAATGCAGTCATAGGAGACTTCGGTAGAGGATTGATCGGTATAACTCAACTCGGTATATCATCATTCGCCAATGATCTTTTGAGAGCTGTTGAGCGAAATGACATTCCTAACAACCCAAAGTCAATCGATTCAGTATTACCAATAATAGATCATAACTATCATGAGTATTTGAGAAAAGCATTTGAGTTGATAGACATTAAATCTCATACTGATATGATTCCTCAATCGACAATTGAAAGAATTAGATCTGGTATGATTGATAAGTATGACATTGATGCATTTATGAAACTCCGTGTTGGAGATTTGAACTTGATGGAGTTGTTATAATGAAAGAATGGACAGATGAAGAATTAAGATCTTATTATAAACACATGTGCGAATCAGGATATGATCCACTCTTGTGTGTTAAGAAGACAGAACGTTATATCGACTTCTCAGGAAAAGAAACATTCATCTACAGAGACTCAATAAAGTTCATTGATAGAATCGTTACTGAAGATAGATTCGTCGATCTTATCAAGAATGGAGAAGTATCTAAGTTGGATGATGTCATTCCAATAAGAGCAGACACAGTTGTCAACTTAGCACCATTCGAGTGTGATGCAGTTGTCAAATTATTCTGGTTCTATCCCTCTGGGTGCAGATGCCTGAATGATCTGTTTGAAAGGTACAAAGCAAAGATCAAAATCTTAATGTGAATATATACGATGGGGCTTTACGCCCCATCTATTATTCTTTATTTTTTAATATATATTATTAATAGGATAAATAAACTATAACGGAGGTAAAAGAAATGAAGAACTTGATTAAAGGGTTATTTGTAAAGAAAGGAATTGATACTATTTCCAACTTTATAAATGATTCTATCGATAATATGTTTTTCTCAATAAACATAACATCGATGATGTGGGGATTTACAACATTGGAAGAAATATTCCCATCAGTTGGTTATACCGTTTACTATTCAAACATTGATGGAGACATTCGACAGATTAAACAAAATCCATCATGTGGTTCTGTAATGGTCAGAAAACGTTCTGTATTAAGATTGTATCATGGATTACCGATATGGCTGGATATGATTCCCGATGCAAATGCTGATAACAAAAATGCTGCATCAACCGGTAATTATTTCTTAAGGACTTTTAATCAGAAGAAGTTCCTTGATAATATGAATCACTTCATCGAAAGAATGTTTGTTTATAATAATAAACATCAGAAGACTTTATGGAATAAAACCAATAGAGCAAACACTCCAGGTCGTGGTGGTTTTAGAGATATCGTAATCCGCAAGAGAAGATCATTCGATGAGATATTTATTCCAAAAGCTGATAAAGAATTACTCATTAAATCATTGGATGACTTTGTTGCTAAAAGACAATGGTATATTGATAATAATATTCCATACCATTTCGGCATACTTCTGTATGGTGAACCTGGTACAGGAAAGAGTATCATCACTCAAGCAATAGCTGATCATCTTAACGCTAGATACAATGTACTCAACGGTGCAGATGTCGGATGGCTTGAGGATTCATTAAATGAATTATGTACCAGACCCGATGATTCATGTTACTCTGTATTAGCAATTGAAGATGTTGATTGCGCATTTAAAAATAGCATTATAATAGATAACCTCACAGTGGATGATAAAAAGAGAAAGAGTGAGTTATCTTCCATTCTTAATTGCATGGATGGTGTCTGGGCATCTGACAATATTATTTATGTCTTGACGACAAATCACAAAGATGCATTGGACCCAGCACTTATCCGTCCGGGTAGGTGTGACATACAGTTAGAAATCAAGGGTGTTTGCAACGAAACATTCAGAGATTTCTGTATGTTTCATTATAAAGAATATCCTACCAGAACTGTTAATATACGCAAGAATATAACATTCGCTGAATTACAGACGGATGTTATGCGGGGATATAGTATAGAACAACTCATCGAGAAATTAGAGGGGGAAAACGATGAAAGTATTGAAAATGGTGGAACTGAACGAACGACCACCGAAGACCCATGATTTAATAAAAGAATACAAAAACAGCTATGTGATCGAATACTATAGAACGTACGATCTTACAGCTAACACCCAAATGCATATTTCTCTCGTGTTAGATGTCACAGTTGATGAGTATTATTGGCTTAATAGTGACACACGAGAAAATATAGAAAAATTCAACGACAGACTGAGTATAGAACTCGGTCAATACATCAGGAGGTATTTATTATGAAAAAGACCCTTATTGCATCCCTTATCGTTGCTGCAATCGCAGTAGTTGTTGCTCTCGTAGCAAACAAGACCAAGAATGATATACTTGATCAGGATGACGACGATGACGATGACTATGATGAATTCTTCGGCAATGACGAGGGCGATATAGATATCGATGTAAACCTCAATGCACCTGAAGATGTTCAGGACTTTTCTGAAGATACAATCTCTAACAACGACTGATTCTAACTGATATATTTAATCTCCAAATATATATTATTAATACGGACAAGAAAAACAAACACATTTGTCCGTATTAAAAATAAATACAAGGAGTAAAAGAATATGTCAGAAAGAAGCAGAACAAAAGAACAGAATATAAGATTCATTGAGAAACTCGGGGTTAGAATAGATAACATCCCGAGAAACTTTATGACGATTAACCTGGTGAATAACACTGGGTTCCAAATAAGAACTCCCATTACTTTCACAATGGGAGAAGATGATCTCGACCACATTGTCACATTCATAAGCTCCCTGGGCCTTCCAGGTAAAAGAGTCGTTAAGGCTCTAGTTAAATCAGTGAAAAAGCTGACAAGCATGGACCTTGATGAGATCAAAAATAACTTCTGGGTTGTTGGTTACAATCCAGAACAAATCATACGATATACACAAGATGCTTTAATGGCAACATTGAAGTATCACAGGGTTCCTTTAATTCCGATTACGGAGTTAGACAAGGAATCTATAAAGCACTTTGTAAGGTGTTTCGGTGGATACCGCGGAGTGCAATCCTTGTTTACCGAGGTTATAGAGAAGACGGCCGATGAATTCCGTCGTGTTCGTAAAGCCGAGGAAACATTAAACAAAGATAAAATTGAATCCGAGATTTCCTCTGATGAGCTCGGGTCCGTACCACTCATCAGAGGAATTGTAAAGAAGCAGTGCTTTACTTGCAAGCATTGTTTTGTAGACAGGTTAGGTTATCATATATGCTTGAAGAAAGCTAGACCTATACCTGAAAATCTGACTGTTAAAGAAGTAAATGCAATGTATCCTTCGGGACGCGTTTACGACTGCAGTATACTGAAGAGTAGATATATCTTGCATGATGTGCACTCATGTGAGGACTACTCAACACGCGTGTTCTAAACACAAAATCTACAATCAAATATAAACATTAATAAGCCAACATAAGGCAACGCACAAGTTGTTGAGTGTTGGTAAGGTCACCGTAGGCAAGGTGGATGAAAAAGGTTTAAAGAATATAATTGAGGGCGTACATGCCCTCAACGATTATTCTTTTTTTTGTTTTATTAGGGGCATTGAACGCTTTCATAACCTAATAAAAGAAAGGAGCTGTTAATATGGCAGCACGTGATCCTAAGCAGCCAGTTATCATCGATCTTGAGGATGACGATAGTGTATCTCTTATTCCTTGGGAATTCGTTGTTGATAAATGTGATACAATGATAGGTGGAAATATGACACCTAATCTTGAAAATATAAACATCGATCTTGCACGAATCAATGCAAGAATTCAACAATGGATAGATGAACAACAACGTGGTGGTAGTACAGGAGAAAATTCCGATTTTACAACAACAGAATTTGAACCAGTTTTCAATGACTTATTGAATGCCGTATATGCACAAAGACAGTTGATACATACAATGGCAAATCTATTGGAGCAACTTAATCTCGGCGGTGGCAGTGCCGTTCTAACAGAAAAGACTATCACTGAGAATGGCACATATCTTGCTTCTGATGATGGGGCTGATGGATATAGTCGCGTCATTGTTAATGTCGCTGGAGGCGGTGGTAGTCCTAGTACTATTACTGAATATCAGCCAGGAATGGAATACATAAAATATCAAACCGTTATTGATTCCGAGACATTAACATCATATGTCGTTACAGAAAACTATACATCTGAGACAATTGAGATTGATGTTGAACATGAGAAACTTCAGCTTCTTGGTTCGGATAGTCGTCTTGTTGTATTCGATCATCCACCAACGCAGGCTGAAATAAATGATCTCCCTGAAAACGTTGTTGTTGTAGAATATGATCCTAATGATACCCCATATGCAGGTTTGGTATTAAACGACAATAACAGATGAGGTGATTAAATATGAAATATTTGCTCTATAATAATGAGCTATGGGAGCCATATTTAAATTTTGAATATAAGGGTAGCCTTGATCCATTCACACTTCAACCTGATACATATTTATTCATAGCCGATGGTGCAACTGGTGGTAGATTCCGCAGTTCGGGGAATAAGTTTGTTTCTTATGGTGGTAGAGCATACGGTATACTTGATCTTGACCATACACAACAATTCTACGCAAATGTCGGCGGCAATGGTGGAGATTCTACCTTTGGAACGACTCGTGCATTAGGAGGATATAATGGTGGTGGTGATGGAGGTCTATCTTCATCACGTGACAGCAACCAAGCGAATGGTTGTGGTGGCGGTGGTGCCACCGATGTCCGTTTAAGTTCACAAGTTACAGAATATATCGAAGAGGATGTAACTGTTCCTCCAGAAGAAGATCTTGTTCAGGTTGAATATATTTCAACCTCATGGGCCGATACAGAAGACCCATGGATAATATTTGATCCAACGAGGACTCCACAACCAAGCCATATTTTAACGGGTGCGTACATAGACACTGGTTATGCCATAAAATCAAATAGTGTTATTGAGATGACAGTTCGAATTGATAGAAACGATAGTCCTCTTGAAACACCAACACCTGCACTCCAAAACTATTTTGGTGTAACTAGTAGCCAAAGTGATAAGTTGTGGTTTCAGTCTGAAGGTTCATCTGGATATTTTGTCATGAGTTATCATTGCGGTGTTAGTGGTCATGGTGGAGATTCCAATCTAGCAGATTTCCCTACAACGGGATTCCCAAAGAATCAGATTGTAACTTTTAGAATATCCGGCAATAGGTTTACTATCAATGATCAAGAGGTAGTTTTAACTGAAGGCGATCCTACTAGATCAGATTCTCCGGATACCCATTCGTTCTTCGTTTTTAATCGACATGTGTGTAATTCTGCATATGGAAGTGATCTGCCAGATATAGAGGTAGGAGCATTGAATCTCCGCAGTGCACGTATGCGATTATATGAAATAAAAATATGGGAAAATGATGAGCTTATTCATTGGATGGTTCCTGTTGCAACAAACAACACATCAAAAGGTGCATATTATTATATATACAGACGAGGTATGTATGACCTTGTCACAGAAACATTTCACCAAGCTAAAAAAATATGTCATGATACATCGTCATCTGCACCAAGAGTCTATTATCCATATCCTGATGACTGGCTTCCATCTAATTCCAGTGAAGAAAGTCCCTTCTGGTTTATTAGAGGTCCTCAAGTTGGTCCTGATCAGTTAGCATCACATCATAAACGATTGAAACAAATTGTTCGTGGTGTATCCTCCAGAATCTTTGTTGCTGGAGGTGGCGGTGGTACATCGTTTGATTATAACAGTGACGTCAAACAAGACTTTATGTCATGGGGTGGTGGTAAAACCGGTGGTACTATTGCAGGTCCGGATATAACATCAAACAACAATGGTGGTTTACGAGCCACCCAAGACTCTGGTTATGAATACGGCAAGGGTCAAAGTGCTGAAGATAGAGATCCGGATCCCAATTCAACTCAAGGCACTGCTTCTGGACAAGGAGGAGGTGGCGGAGGTTGGTATGGAGGATACTCCGTATTCAATAAACGTTATTCATCAATCTGGACCTCATACGGCGGAACGGGTGGTTCCTCATACATTCTTACTGAAGATTCATATAAACCAGAAGGATATATGGATGGTTTCGAAGATATCATTCCAACATTGTATTTCAGAAATGGTTTGATGTTACCGTATCAAGCATTTGATGGCCCATCTCTTAAGATATACAAGAGAGCTCGGCAACGACCTGTAATGGGTGATACAGTTATTGTTCCATTTACTGGTACACCGCAAACGTATACCATGATTCCTTCATCGTACAAGTTTAAATGTTATGGTGGCGGCGGAGGAGCACGATATAAACAGGTCATTGCGTCAAAGGGTGGATATGCGGAAGGTATTCTTGATTTACAACAGACCACACCTTTGTACTTCCATGTTGGTTGTAGTGCTTATCTAATGGCAACTGCGGTATCTGCGAGAGATGAGTTGTTAGATATCTTTGGACCAGCAGGAGAAGCTAGATTTGGTGCTACCGGACCCATAACAGGTTTACCTAATGCACCGAATCCTGAAACACAGGCGGCAGTTATCGGCGGTGGAGGAGAAACATCCATTAGAACAGAACCCGGCGGAACTATTACCAGAACAATAACTGTTCCCGATGGTACGGACGAAGTTCAATACCTTCAGTCTGATGGTACAAACTATTTCCTCGATACAAAAGGTACAGTATCTTCTACATATGATATTGAATGTGTATGTGAGTTACTCGAACCAACAGGAGTCAGAGAATGTATATTTGGTACATGGGGAGGTACAGTTCCTAATGCATCAAGTTATAGTAATGCTTTAGCTGTATTTCCTGTATGGGATGTTAGCAATCCTGGTGTAGCATTCTTATGTGGATCTAAATTGGATAAGAGTTCATTATTAATGCCATATAATCAAAAGATTAAGATTACCATTGTTGGCAAAGTTTTATCATGGTATGATATGGAAGATAATTTACTCGGTTCAATTACATCAAGTTCTTCGAGACCTAGTGGCACATCAACTGAGTTATTATGGTTTGATTGTACGAGAGGTTGGCCTGCCGGTGCATCATCCGGTACAGATCCAATGGGTGCAAACACTATAGCTAGAATATACTCATATAAATTAATAAATCATTCTTCGGGCGCATTATTCAGACACTTTGTACCATGCTCAAATGCAGAAGATGAAACAGGACCGAAGTTCTATGATTTGATGAACAGAGTTTATGCAATACGTGCAGATTCTGGAAATAATTTCATAGCAGGTGCTGTAGTAGAACCAAAGACATCTGAGACTTATTCATATAGCAATGAACTTGCATCAAGAAATTCACGTATCATGGTAGCTGGAGCTGGTGGAGCACAAGGTGGACCGGACGGTCGAGGCGGAAATGGTGGCGGCCTTTCTGGTGAAGCATGTAAAGGTAGTGCATCGGATGGTACAAATAAAGGTCCTGGTACTCAAGATTCAGGATTTGGTTTTGGTATAGGCGGTATAGGTTCATACAACATGTCAACTGGTAAATATCTTGGTGCTGGAGGCAACGGATGGTATGGCGGATATGCAACAACAGGTGGCATTAATAGTGATACCAACAAAGGTGGTTCAGGTGGATCTGGATATGTATTGACCTCAAGCTCATATAAACCAGATGGATATATTCCTGATGAAAGATTCTGGATGCGTGATCCTGTACTTACAACCGGTGGTAATACAACGCAAGGCAAAACATGGATTGAATTCGAAGTTGTTGAAGAAGGACCTGCACCGATACAGGTTTTATCAGTTCTTGCAAAGGACAAAGATGGTTATAAAGCATACGATGAATCATCCGATTCCTGGTATTCAATTACTCTGTCTGGTGAGATAATAACAATCCAAGAGTTCATGGATTATGGCGTTCCTATAGATGTAATAATCTCGGATGATGGTTTGAGTTTCCCATATAAACTCTGTGTATGCGATTCATTTGCAACAGGCATATCTGGAGTGTATACAAAAGTCATCCCAACAACTCAACACATCACATTCAGTAAAACAGCCGAACATGTGTCCGAGGTTAAAAGATGCGTTCTTGATGCAACTCTTGATGAAAATGCATCTGTAACTGAAACACATACATTTACAAATTCAACAATCAGTGCTAATGTGGCTTTCGATTTAACAGATATTCCCGAAAAGGATTCAGTTTTATATATGGCTCAGTATAGAGTTAAATATAAATCTGGTAAAGGATATGAATATAATCCTCCAAAGAAAACTATCGAAGATGTTGATCTGTATACATCAGAAGTATCATCACCAATTCCATTCGATAATAAACCTTTAGCGTCTGATACAATGCCTGATGGTAAGACCGAGATATCTACAGTTGTATGTTCATCTGCATGTGAATATGGTAGATGTATTTATTATACATTGATGCTTGGAACAAAAATACGTATTGAAAAATACAATTTATTTACAAATCAATCAGAGGTAATTAGGGATGATATAACTCCGGCTAGTATTTCAGCTGATGGTGCTGTAGGAGGTAGCATATTCATAAAGAATGAAAATGTCTATTTGTCAAATTCATACTCATACACTACTTCACAATACATAAAAATACTTGAAGCTCCAATGGATTCATATGTAGCTCCTATTGCATACAGCTCCAATGCTCTTGGTACAAGTCCAAATTACTATGCAAGTGGATGTGGTCAGTCATACTGGTATGATGACAATAGGAGAATATTCTGTTCTATGAATGGTTTCATGCTGTTTGATGTTGATGAACATACTTGGGAGTATAAACCTCTTGGAGCTACTCTTGAGGTACCTGAGGTATCTTCATTTGCTGTTGGAAAATATTCGATAATGTCATTCAGTGATAGCTTATCGACAACATGTCGTATACATAATCGCGAGACATTTGCGTATGTTGCAAATCATGGCATAACATTTGCAGAAGAATACCATTGTTGTACATACAATGATGGAAAATTCTATATAACTGAGCCAGGTCATGTGTATGTTTATGAAGATAATTCTAATAATATACCTACACGTGTATCTGATATATTGATACCCGACGGAAGCCAACTTGGCACATTGTATCCAAAGAGTATCATATGTTCTGATAATTGTATATATCTCACATTTGCCGATTCAGATGTATTGTATACATACAACATCACAGAGAACAGGTGGCTGTCTCTTACATTACCGGAAGCAGAAAGTGCTCTTGGTTCTCAAACAGACATGCATCGTCCTGTATGTTTTGATGATTATTTTTTCCATGCTTCAAAGAATTTGTTTGTAACAAATGCAAGTATGTATTCAAAGTATCGTGTTGGTGAAACCAATAGCTATGTTCATGTCAGAACAAACGCAGAAAACCTTCCTGTAGGAACATCATACAATCCAAGATTTATTACAGTTGACGACGTGGGTTTACATATCCATCCAGGATATCTTTATAAACAATTTACTACAACACTTAATCTGAATGATCGTATATTTGCAACGGAAGATTATCTTGAGACTGACTATAGAAAGCTCATTAATCATTCATTTACATTACCAAACGATGAGGGGGTATACATCTAATGATTCACGAAATTAGTAGGGCTAAGAAAGTTCTGTTTGTATTCAAAGATGCAAATGGAAACAGAAAAGTTGTATCCGTTAAAGGTGTATATGTTACCAATGCGGCAAAAGAGGATGGTAACAGAACATTGAACCCTGTTACTAATATTCCAACCAAATAAATCAAAGTAACGTCGAGGGCGTAAAGCCCTCGACTATTTGATTTTACAGAGTTGAACGCCTTCATAACTTAAATAAAGAAAGGAGTTGCATGTATATGGCAACACGCGATAAAAAGCAACCGGTCGTTATTGACTTGGAAGATGACGATAGCGTAGCGCTCATACCATGGGACTATGTCGTTGATAAGATGGACCATATCCTTGGTGAACATGTTATACCTGACATAGGTGAAATAAATAAAGATCTTATTAAGATTAGAGATAAGCTCAGAGAATGGGCAGAAGAAAGTGATTAAGAGGTGAGCTAAATGGCTAACACGACAGATTTCGATCAGGTATTCAATGACCTGGTTGATATAATTCACACTCAACGTGAAATAATTCATGATCTAACGGAGTGGTTGTTACAAATAAAATCTATCGGTGGTGGTGGAGGAAGTGGCAACGGTTTCGAAGTATATGAATCTGGTAAGGAATACAAACGTTACCAGGCTCTTATAGATCCCAATACCGATATAGCATATTTGACCGTACCTCATGATGGTGATACATACATATCTGAATCAGTAGAAATAGATTGTCAGAATGGTAATCTTAAACTGTTAGGATTCGACGGTCAGATTGTTACATTCGATCACCCACCAAGAGAAGCAGAGGTCGACGAACTTCCAGAGAATGTTGTTGTTGTCGAGTACAATCCTTCTGATACTCCTTATACAGGAATACTCTCTAATGATGAACCCAATAATGGTTAATATAAATCTTCATTCGAAAGCGTGGTGAGATAATGGAATATCTCTTGTACAAAAATAAACTCTGGGAACCATATAAATCATTTGAATTTACTGGTGAACCAGAAGAATTCACATTACAACCAGACACATATCTGTTTGTTGCAAACGGAGCGCGTGGTGGTAATTCTCCCCATAATCAATTTAAATCATGGGGAGCTGCTGCATATGGTATACTTGATTTGGATCATACTCAGAAGATGTACGCTGTTGTCGGTGGTAATGGTGAAGAACCACACAACGGAACAACACAGGTGGCTCTGGGTGGATATAATGGTGGTGGTAACGGCGGTCTGGCATATAATATAGCTACATATTCAAATGGATGTGCTGGTGGAGGTGCTACTGACGTACGTTTGTCAATAGATGATGCGTATATACCTGAAATGATCACACATTCTATCCCGGAAGGATATGAACAGGTCTCGTATATTCATGCCAACAAACAACAGTATCTTGCAGTAGATCATAAATTTACAAGTAGCACTCGTATTGAAGCGAAGATATACTCGAATCCAGATTATGCGGATCTTAAATCAGATGGACCCGCGGAGACACTCTTCGGTTATAGCATATCTGGATCTGATAGAATGGGTTATCAACGTAAACGTGGTGATGTCAACAGCACAAACATGTATTATTTTTATGGATCTACCCATTACTCGATGGATACAAATTATCCATATTACAATATAACGCGAGTTTCTGTCGGTTGGGGAGACTGTTCTGAAATGCATTATTCAAACGAATCAATGTGTTCAACTCGTAGCAGTAATAATAGCATGTCTCCTTCTGCAAATGCAACTGGATTTGGAGTATTTGCGTTGTACGATCCAACAAGAGACGTTTATGCAGACTACTCCAAAGTCTCTGTTCTGGAAATGAAAGTATATGAAGATCGTAAATTGACAAACTGGTTGGTTCCATACTGTAAGTGTGCAACTGATGTTGAAACAATAGATCTGACACAAATCACTACATGGGAAAATTATAACGGTAGTGATCTGAGATATCTTAGGACACAAGACTATATACCAGTAGATGCTTCTGCAGAGGGAATACGTTTCAAACTTAAAGTCACCGACAAAAACAGTGTTATCATTACTTTCTATTGGTATGATTCTAACTATCAGCAATTGGGTACGGATGGTTATGGTATAACATGGATGCCATTTTATGATTTCAGCGGATGGCCTAACACATATAAAGGCGTATCTGTCGGTGATAACATAACCGTATATCCACCATTTCCTGAAGCAGCATATTTGAAGGTTGCAATTGTACATGCAACAGATAATTTATCCGACGACTTGATTGAAGAATTTACCATGACATATTTGACATATGAAGATGGATATGAGACAGGATTATATGATTTGATTAATGACAGAATGTATCCGTCATTGTCAAATGTTAAAATGTATCATGGTGGTGCTGTTGAAAAGACCGTTTGGAAATCCAGAATCGAGAATACCAAGTATATGAAAATGGTTGTTCATCGTAATCGTTCAAATAACTCATATCTTCAAATGGAATTCCTCGGATTCAAAGACAGGAATGATGAATTTATTCCTGTTGCAAATGTTTCTGCTATACGCAGCGACGGTTCTGCTGTAACATATGCAAAAGCGTCTCAAACGATAGAGAACATCATTATTTATGATAATTCAAAGGTATGTATATCAGGATGGTCTGATAATGGTACGGATGTCATAATAACATATGAATTCGAAAACACTGTTAACTCAATGGATATTATCAGTTATATCATAAGAACTGGTGATGACTACCAAGAACGAGATCCTTTTGAATGGGAATTGTTCATATCACCAGATAATACGCATTGGTGTCAGTTTGATATACGTAGAACATCAATAACAACATCTCGTTCAACAGATTTTTCCAATTCAACGATACCATCACAATATGATTTGCTCATTGATCGTGGATTATATTCAAGAATCATTGTTGGTGCTGGAGGCGGTGGCACAGGTCATCAGACTAATAATGACAGTGTACAGGATTTCTTATCATTTGGCGGTGGTCCATATAGTGGATGGATTTCTTGTAATGGAGCATCGAGTTCAAATTATGCATGGATGTGTGCAACACAACAACGTGGTGCTTCCTTTGGTAAAGGTGGTAATGCACAAAATAGAACCAACGCTTCTGGTGCAACTTGGGGACAAGAAGGCCAAGGCGGCGGAGGCGGAGGTTGGTATGGAGGATATGCCATCGTTAACTATACATCGATAGGATACTCATATTCTGCATGTAATGGATCCGGTGGAACATCCTATGTTCTCACTGCAGAATCATATAAGCCAGAAAACTACATGCGAGACATGGAAGATGTAATAGAAACATTATACTTCAGAGATTTCATGTTACTTCCATATCAAGCATTTGACGGTGCTTCTTTGACAATATACAAAGAAACCGATTATGCAAAAACGTTAGATTCATCAATCAGGGTTCCTTATACCGGTGAAGGGCAAAATCTCAACTTATTGCCAGGAACATATCGTATCAAATGTTATGGTGGAGATGGTGCTGTTAGATACAGAAACGTTCAAGCCGCAAAAGGCGGCTACGCCGAAGGAGTATTGCGAATAGATGCACCAATGACCTTAATGGCCAATGTTGGATCATCCTCATATCTCATTGGTTGTGGTACTTCTGCGGCTACCAAAGATCAAATATTCAACAACAGATTGTTTTACAATGTAAACCATGGTAGCTATGACCAATATCAATTGGGTGCTACCGCCGGTGGTGGAGCAACCGATGTACGTATAGCTCCCACACCACACACAATTCCTGATGAATATGACCAGATTGATTATATTGAATCTAATGGTACTCAGTATATCAATCTCAAATATTATTTCAAAGCATCTACGTCAAAATACGAAGTTATTCTTAATATCAAAGATCCATCCGAAGTACCTGATATTCAGGTTGATGCTGTCATCTTTGGTGCTCGTGATGGTTCAAATAATATGATACCTTTATACAGACAGGGTGGCGTAAATAGAACATGCTATGGTGTAGGTTCTGATTGGCCTACTGGTAATGCAATGCCTTTCAATACCAAATTCCGTCTTGTTGCAACCGCACAAAGTTTGTTTGCTTGGTATGACATGAATGGCACGCAACTTGGATCAATTTCTATAGGTAACTATTCATATACACTGGCACAACCGACATATATGTTCGGTTATAATGATAACGGTAACTGGGATAGAAAATTTCATGGTAAATTATTTTCATTCAAGATTTATGAAAATAATAAATTGGTTCATTGGTATGTACCAATCAAATCCAAGCCAGATGCTGAAGAACAAACTATAGGACTATATGACCTTGTTGATCAAGAGATATTAACTTCCCCAGTAGGAGATCCTTTCACATACGGCGAAGTTGTTGAAAAGGATGTATATACACCAGACTCATTATTGGCCCGATTCATTGTTGCCGGTGGCGGAGGTGGTCAAGGTGATAATGATGGCTGGGGTGGTAACGGAGGAGGTTCTTCCGGTGCATGGTATATCAATGGTGGCTACGGAACCAACAATGGTCCTGGTACTCAAAACAGTACTCCAGCGCAATCGCCAGGAGGCGGTGGCTTTGGCTATAACGGCGTAGGTAACGCACAAAACAGCGGTTACGGTGGATCCGGTGGAAATGGTTGGTTCGGAGGCAATGGTACAATTGTAGATGGTAGCGGTGATGACGACAAAGGTGGATGCGGTGGTTCAGGCTACGTTCTGACAGAAACATCTTACAAACCATCTGGATATATTCCTGATGAAAGATACTGGTTGACCGATACAGTATTAACCGCCGGAGGAAATCCTGTGCGTGGTATGACAAAGATAACTTTCGATGTTGAAGATATTTCAGCAATCTTAATAATTGCTCAAGATAGTTATTCTTATAAAGCATACGATACTGACAATGACGAATGGTATCCTATCGATATAGAATTAACTCCCGAAAACTTTGCAATATATGGATCATATCCGTCAAGTATCAAATCTGACAATGGTCTGACAAACTCATATAGATTCTTTGTATATGATAAATATGGCATACAACCTTCGGCAATATCAGCATATGTCATTCCATTAAAACAAACCGTTACATTCCATGAACACACCGGTGCGGAAATTCTTGATGCAACATACGATTGTGATATTGATGACAATTGTTCAATAGAATTTAAATATTCGATCAAGGGTATTGCTGAAAATCGTAGGGTTATATGTACTCTGGATTTTGATATGAATGATGAACCTACATCGAATACAACGGTTTACTGTGTACAATTCCAAACACGTCAGAAACCAGATTCACACTATTACCCAACTAAACCAGAGAAGACAATTGATGATTTGGATCTGTTGTATGTTGGTGCAGGTAATACAATCCCTAATAGATATAAAGTATCTATTGGTGGTTTCATGCCTGATGGTACAACTGCAATTACAGCTGTTCAGTGTTCAACATCATGTGAATATAAACGTAACATATTCACTGCTTCATTGTTGAATAATTCTATAATCAGAATAACCAAATTCAATATCATTGAAAACAAGACTGTTGTTATTAGAGACAATATTGCAGTATCAACATTTGATAGCAGTGGTGGTGGTAATGTATGTGGTTCATTGTTAGCTGATGACAATTATCTGTACTTATTCAGATCGAAACAAGATACAAATAACTGGTCTCATTATTGTATGAGAATACCAATGGATCCATCGGCATCGATAACATATCATGCACCAACACAAGATTACAATTTCACTGTTAATGCATATGGTGAAGCTGCATGGTTGAGTAATAATGAGATTGCATTGATCAGTAAGAATTCACTCTTAGTGTTCAATACTAAATCATTGAACTGGACACGATATGCGGATGTTGATGATGGCGATTTCCGTAATGATTTCACCGTTGGTAAGTATACGATGTTGACATTCTGGTGTAGTACATCTTGTACTGGACCGAGAAGATGGAGCGTTGCTACTCGTAATAGAGTTACCAGCAGTGCTATGGTTATGCCGGCCGGTATAAAATGTGCTTGTTATGCAGATGGAAAGTTCTATGTTGCACAGATAGGACATATATACGTGTATGAAGATAATCCGGAATGTGAACCAGCACTCGTTGAAGACATTCTTACACCATTCACATCATTAACTCCGAAGACAATTACATATTCAAAGGGAATATTATACGTTATGATGGCTTCGTCGTCAACACTATATATTTACCATATTAAGAATCAGCAGTGGGCTTCAATGTTTATGCCATTCACCAATTCCGGTTTAGGTAATACTGGTTCCAAGTACTATCGTCCTGCTAGCTTTGATACATACTTCTTTGTCGAGCATCTTAAATTGTTAACAGTTAACTTCGCAAAATATGCTAAGTATAAGATTGGTGAAAAGAGTACAACATTGCTTGTCAGAACAAACGACAATCATAGAACCGAATATACATATGATGATAGATTCATAACAATCGATGACGTTGGTATGGATTTCCATAGGGGCTATATTGACAAACAATTGACTATGATTGATGAAACAAATCGTATATATGAATCGGAATCATTTATTCATGATCATGAATATAAAACGGTCGACAAATTTAATTTCATAAAGGAAGAAAATAATGAAGAGGAGGGAGAAGAAGAAAATGGATAAGGACAAACAATTTGAACTAATCCAAAATTTTGTCAATAATATGAAAGACAAAAGAACTGGTACCTCCAGTGTTTATTTATTTGAATTATCTGACAGAGACGGAAATGTTGTAGATGTTAAGTATGGAATGAATCTGTTGACTAATAATGGATTCAATGCTGTATTTAAGAATACAAACAGTTTCGCTCTCAGTGATTCAGTAAAGTTATATGTTGGAAGTGGTGTTTCTAATTTTGATAAAACGACAGCATTCATAGAAACACCGTTGTTTGGTGGCCTCGCAGCCACCAACTCCAACACAGGTAAAGATTATGCTTATCCGATAATGTTTTCTAGAGGACAGGAATCTGATACAGGTATAATCACACTTATATCCAGATTCGGTATTGTGTATTATGATTATAATATTTCAAACTATGATACTGATACACTCGTTACCGAATACGGTATAGGCACAGCATACAATGCATTATGGACACATTCTCACATTTATAATGATAGAGGCGAGAAAGCTAGTATAACAAAGAAGTCAAACTATAAACTGACAATATACATTTATATGTGTCTGTCATTGTATGAACATGTTATCATGGGCAATTGGGCTAATGATATTCATATGGCGATAACAACAAATGCAGTTATGTTCCAACGTATGTTCGAATCTAATCTGTATACATATAAAAAGGGAAATGTTCTGTATGATAGAACATCTGGTAGAACTCAGACTCAGGATGATACAATTCATCCTGAAGATGAGTCTGCAGGAATAGACTCTATCATTCGTAATACTACCGTTGTTCCTGGATTCACATTATGGAGTCAGAAAGGTTCCGACTCTGCCTATATAGACGGATTCGTTTCTAAGGCTAGTGGTCTCATTATCATATCACCAGAGTACATGACTCCTGAGACATTCAATCTTACAGGTTTCACTTCTGGTGATTTTACAAAGCCCACAGGATTTGTAGATAAGATAGGTAAAAACATTACTGATGATACATATAACAAAAATGTGTACCCACCATTTACAACAATGATGAATGTTTCTGTATATACATTCAATCGTCATACTGGTCAGTGGGATAATCCATGCCCATTTGTAAATGACAATAATGCTCAATATTCGAATCCTGGATTGGAGACGAATTACTGTTTGCCAATCTATTACTTCAGTAATGGTAGAATTCAGACAGGTTATCTGTATCAGAATCTGTATACAAATAATCCTATCTTAAGTATCAACCATGGACACAACCAGATGTATGCTTGTGATAAGTATTGGGATCAGTCATCATGGATTAACATTACCGACTTTGACAATCTTCCCGTGGCTGCCAGAACAGCACGCTACTGGATATCAGATTCTAATTCACTTGGTATTGTTCCAACAAGACAAATTCAAACATTTGAATTGTTAGAATCGGTCGGTGGAACAAACGGATATCACAACTACCAGCAGTCCGCATTTAATGCACTTCATGAAGGATGTAAACCATATCTTGATATGTCGGATCAAAACTGTTTGGTCATCGGTGGTAGAATATGTGCAATCAATCGTTTGAGATCTTACACATTCACAACCAGTGAAGGAACAAACTCAGCATATGAAATGTATCATATGGGGTATGGAAGATGGTTATTGTCATTCCGCAATATTGGTAGTAACCAAATACATGCGATAGATGTATCAACATTGAATGATCCCGAACCAGATACATCTGCTGTTAATGGCGTTAGAACTTTAGAGTTCACATCAACAGTCAATACATATTCTGGCGTCTATAGAACTGATACTGGAACAGGATATGTTTGTGTTCAAGCATTATCAACAGATGAAGCTATTATCCTCAATCTCAGAGGAAGCACTATAACATCAACATTGTATCAGTGGAAGAGTTCTTGTTGTATTCATGGAACGAATCTTGTTGCATATATTCCAGTCAGTGACCCAACATATATTCACATATTTGATTTGGCATTGTCTGCTGATACGGCTGTTATTCAGTCACCATTAGCAAATATTCCAAATGCAATGTTTGGCAACAACTCACATTTATGGATGTATGATGGTACAGACACATATCACATCGATTTGTCGTCATCAACAAGAACTCCTGAATTATGTAACAATATCAATTTTGCATCACGTGTAAATTCATATCGTTTAAACTTCGAGTATGTTGATGATGTGACTATGATATATGACACACGTACATCAAATGTGACTCTGTCAGATGTATATTACATCGTACATGACAATCCTACCGTGATACGAAACATGTCCGCATTTGGTAACTCGGATAGCTTGTTCGGTTCAACAATCAATCACTGCATATGTCAACTGAGGTATGTCAATGGGCATACACTTATTGCCGACATACAGATTGGTGATGATAACATGTCACCATTAAGATCACGTGGTACCAAACTTCATATATGTGATCTTGGTAGATACATTGCGGCAGGTGAGGTATGGGTTTACTACAATAGATGGTACACACCTTCAAATGGTTTCAATGGTGCATATCTGTATGGTCAATCTGTAATGTATGACACATACTATTTGTTCCCAGTAACAAATATGCTGCAATTGAAAGTGACTGGTGAAACCAGAACCATAACGGCATTTAATCATACTAAACGTATATCTGGTAAAGCATTTACACTTGGATATACCAACATGCCATTGTGGGGCTATGAAATAAATGGATCCGGTAAACCACCAGGATCTCCAGCACCAACATTGACTGATGGTGATGGTAAAATACTGGAGTGGGGATGATGACATGAGTGATGTTATATCTTACGCTAAAGAAGTCTATTATAGATTCAGAGACGATCAGGGTACAGCGAAAGTTGTACCCATTCGTGGCATGTACGTTACAGGTGAATATAAACCTCCGTTATATACAAATCCCATCATACATTTATTATCATTAACCACTGCTCATCCGTTAATTGAGGATTATATCGAAACAAAGAGAACCTCAAATTCTAAAGCATCTCATCATCTGTATGATGTTTCACTTGATCCAACATTCAGAATAGATTATTACTCAACAGCTAAAGCTCCTAATGCTTACGCTAAAGCATCTCATCATCTGTATGATGTTGATATTGATCCATCATTCAGAGTTGATTATTATACAACTACATACAAAAGTATCAGTGCAAAAACATCACATCATCTGTTGGATGTTAGTATTGATCCGTCGATCAATATTGTAGAAAAGAAAACTGATGAAAAGAGCTCACAACCAGAACCTATAATACGCATGGTATTGTTGAGCTCAACTCATCCAACCATAACGAATGAGTCATAATAAGGAGGGATATAATGAATAATTTAAGTAAAGAACATGCCGAAAAATTGGCAAAGATAAATGCCTTTGTTGATAACTGGAAAGAAAAGCATGGCAATACTGATCTCCTGAATGGTCATAGTATATATTTACTGCGTACCGAAGATCGTGATGGAAATATTACCGGTGAAGCTTTTGCTTTGAATGTAACAACATGGCGTTACTTTAGATCTTACTTTGGTCCAAGTAGCGGTAGACCATACAGTGATTATTACATAAGATATCTTTACATTGGTGATGGTACTCATGATGAATATGGTGATTTCCCAACCACACGTTCATCGATGTTCCATCAAACATATACTGCATCAGCAACGGGCACTTCTACTGATCAGACACGTATTGAGGGAGGTACGCTTTATTATGACCAAGATACAGGTCTGCTCAGAGGGCAGTCTTGGGTCTATACTGGTTATTTTGATTATGTTTTATCTGGTATTAGTTCGGATTTAACCGTAACCGAAGTAGGTCTTTCGTCATATAATAGCAATACAGAACTTGCGACACATGCATATGTAATGGACAGCGAAGGACAATACACGTCTTTCGTTAAACATGTAAATGAAAAGTTGACCATTGATGCATACATAACAGTCTATCACAAACCTGGTTACATTGAAGACAAACTTTGGAATCAGGGTGTTGGATTTGTGTACAATCCTTGGGCATATTATGCATTTGGATATCAAGGTTCTGCATACAACTGGAATTCCCATTATAATGGTAATATTAACTATTTCACACACGGAATCATATCATCACCTCGTTGGAACCGTGATACTAATTACCGGAACTATGAAAGCAATAGTTCATATCGCTCTGGTTCAATTTGTAGTACGTATGCGTACATCGGTGATGTTGATAGTTCAGATTCTGAAACCCAGATAGGTACTCGTTCATGGAGTCATTCCGGTACAAATTCACTGATAGAGAATAAAGGTTATTTTTACGATCTTCTCTATATGACAGGATTTAACTCATATGGTACGCCTTCTTCATCTGATTGCAGATATGCTCCACAGATAGGAGTCATAAAGGAAATGAGGTTGCCAGAACCTGAAGAGATTGTGACCAACTATGCTTACACTGGTACAATAAACAATGACGATCTTTCTGCAAACTTTGGCCATTACCAAAATGCTGCATATGACACGCGCGGTTTATTGCCGGTAACAAATATGAACGTTTCATCGGTTAAATCTTATAATGGTTTAACAAAAGAATGGGATGTTGACGAAGTTGTTCTTAATGGTACAAACACAACAAATCTGACAATGAATCAGTTATATCCTATCTGTGGAATGTATATGAACTGTCAGTATCTTGACACCAATGTTGTTAGATGGGGTAGACAGTTTGTTCGTGTATATCCAAACATGTACACAAGCTTTCCTATATCTAAAATCTCTACAACAAGTATTTCATCCACGAATATATGGTGTTCTGATCAGTATTGGAACCCATATTCATGGGAACGTGTTGAAGATCCAAATAATATTCCAGCGTCTCAAGGTGCCAAGAGGTACTTTATGGGATTTGGTGGAGAAATAACTGGTAATGGTGGACCTAATACAAATACAAGACCAGTTGACGTAACAAGAACTGGTTATACAAAGCCAACACTTGTATCCGAAGAAACTATCCGTGTTGATAGTATAGATACTTTCAATAATGGTAGAAATGGATATGCGGAGTATAATGGATACCCATATGTATGTTCCAACTATGGATATGGACATACACGAATTTTATCAGATGATAATATGGGTTATATATGGATGAGATATCATCTGTATTATCCCGATGATTCAGATCTATCTTCTCCTGGACAGTCATGGCTCATTCAAACGTCTGAACCTGTTGGTGGTATGTGTTCACCATATGGAACATTACGTTTCAAAGAACCATCAGGTCATCGTATTTTACAGATATTCCAATCAAATGCCATCAATGCATATCCATCAGTATGTTTGCGGAAAGTTTCTGTATTTGAAATTCATTCTGCCACAGAGGTTGCTCAGGATCCTTCTAAGGTTGCTCCAGATGAATACGTGATCAATATGGGTGATACATTCCTTAATACATATACATATGACAGTGGTGGATGTATACCTATCTCATCAACTGAAACAGGTTATGTTGTATTTGGTAATTCAAATGATACCAGGGTCCATATTGTTAACATAATAGGTGACGCTGCTTCGAACTACGAACCATATAAATTCATTCTGAAGTATCCTGATACCGATGAAGAGGTTCCTGTGTCGACCTGCTATGCAATGAAATATACTAATAATGTTGTATGTAGAGATCCTCGTCAGGATACCGATGTATTAATCGGATGGATGATAATAGATCTGTCAACAAATACGATTGTTGATACGTTTACAATTGAAAGAACTGCATGGGGTGGAACTTTCGTTTGGGGTGCTGGATGGTATGATTATTTCTATATGTTTGGTCGTGCAAATGACTCATCATGGGACAGCAACACCGTATGGAAATGCCGTATATATGATGGAACGCGTTCAGCAGGTAATAGAATAATTGATCCTGAATGGAGTTCTGAAGTATGTAGATGTTTCGTTCCAGGTGTTCATCATTGGAACTGGAATAGACATTGTTGGCATAGAATGCATATGGGCACACTTCAAGGTGATGAAGAAGCCATATTCTTCGGAAGAAATAATGTCAATGATGATACTAATGTATTGATGTACAGTATTAGCCGTGAGCGTCCTCTTGAACCATTTGGATTCAATAATGTTGGAATAACCGGAAAATTCAACCGTTCATTACTCGTTGATGATATATCTGCATTTGATGTATTTAAAACACCCGATGGAAAACATAGACTCCTGGTATGTCATATAAATGATTATTCATGGTATGATGGTAATAACACGTATTTTTATCAGTACAAAACATGGGTATTTGACGCAAATCTTATTCGTGATATGCGTTCAGGTCCGGGTAGAATAAATTCAAATCCAACATCAATCCCTGCACTTATTAATCGTGCATCAAGTTATAGCTATGACAATAGATGGAGATATTTTGGAATGTATAAAGGACGTATACTTATTTCTGAATATGACAATACGTATAGCCAATCCAATGTTGGTGGATGGAAATATTATATGTATACCAGAAACTATCACAGATTCGTCGATCCAAAGCGACTGTTACCACATAAGATGACTGGTACGACATATACCATTCAGTCATACAACAATCCAAAGCGTATTTATGGAATCCAGAATTTCACATTCAAATTGATTAATAATGCTGATATTTGGGATCCATCAGATATGCCTGTAGGAGAATAATAAAATTATATGGGGGCATAATGCCCCCATATATTTATACAATATTGATTTTGATATTGTCATCCTCAAGGATAAACATTTCTGGTGTATAATTCTCGAGACGAGAGTATTTGTAGTTAAGCGGATTGTCAGGATCATCTGGAAGTAATACATACTTATCCATATCTTCAAGCTGATTCCACTTAAGCTCGATTGCCTGGGTATTAGCATCCTTGTAGTTAGAATACGATTTACCCTTCTGATTTGTATACCATCCTTTGAACTTCATCCATGCAACATTATCATGAGCTTCCATCTGTTGAATAAGATGTGAAACATAAATGTTGTTGTCCATGTTCGTATCTCTATTGGGAGAATGAACTGTCGTGATTCTGTTAAAGTATGATTTAACAATCAGACGCAATTCATCAATTGTATTTGTTGCAAGACTCTTGTTGAAGAGCTTTACATCAAACTCCAATTGAAGATTGAGATCAGGCCAGAACTTTTCGGAATCTGTATCAGATACATATGTGCGAGACTTACCGTATGTACCAATGAGCTTGCAATCAAGATAATGATTTCCATCAAGTCTCTTGAATATAACAGGCTCAATTGCTTTGTGTACCTGAGTAAATGATGTAACGAAATCAACAAACTTGTCATCTTCCATGAGTGTGTATTCAACAAATGGTACAAGATGAATTGTAACTCCACCATGTACGTTGACAGTTCTCTCATCAAATGTCAAGTTTACCAATGTTGGATATGAATTGAGTGTTGTATAAATTTCTACCCATTCTGTTAAGCTGAAATCATTCTCTTTAGGTCTTGCAGCAATGTTATCTAACATTGTGAGTATTGAAGCAAACCAATCAGGACGAGGGAATTTGTATTTAACTCCATCATTCATACATGCATCATATCTCTCGAACAGGTCTCTGAGTTTTGCAGCATTCTCTGCAGCAGCATTTCTAAATGTGTCGAATTCTCTAATGTCATAATCCTTTATCTCAGTCTTTCTTGAATATGCATATTCTGTCATATAGAAAATATTCAGAGGTTCCTTTGTATTTTCTTTTGAAAGAGCCATCATATCCTGATAGAGAGACATCTGGTCTGCTGTAGGTGTGGTAGTATCACCAAACTCAACAACACTTCTCATTTCTTTGAGTTCTTGTATGAGATCAAGGTTATCGAGCATGTATTCATCCACGATTCTGTATCCTGTGAAGTCATCGCCTTCAACAATCTCTGATGGTCTATCTTCAAATGAAGATTTCATAAGAACTGTTATCTTGATCTGGGGATTGGTTGCATCAAGTGATACTGTACCAAATTCAGTCGCAGGTTTCCAGTTACCACCACCATTGTTGACCGATGCAATATTGACTCTGTTATCAATATCGATTAATTCATTCAATGGATACATAGATGCTTCAAACAGATATGATCCATCTGATTCACGCTGTACTGGTTGCATTTCGATTCTACCCGTTTCAGAACCATTGATCATTGTATGAGCGACAACGCGCATCTCATTCTCATTCATCTTAAGCTGTGATGAATAGATGTAGAACATAGGTGTCTTATCATCAAGATCAGAGAACTTAACACGGTAGTATGCATATGAACCAGTTGAAGGAGATGGTTTCATATCAGCATAAAGAATGATTCCTGTTGGTCCAACGTTATTCAGATCGAATTCGTAACCATTCTCAACCTGTGTGAATGAATGAGGTATATACAGATTTGCTGCATTTGTGATACCATAACTGATCTGATTCTCAACTACTGTACCGCCAGGGCCTTCTGTGTTGTAGTATACATTGATGAAGACTGTTGACTGGTATGTTCTGCCGATCTTAACGAGATAATTTTCACCGTATTTATGGAGATCCGTAGTTGTAGCTTCGGAAACAACGATTCTTGTGATTGCTCCTCTAACGGCAGATTCTTTGAGACGCATCTCGTAGTAATTCTGAGATTCAACTCTTTCAAATGAAATGAGTGATGATTCGTCTAATGATGGTGTGATGCTGATATTAACATCAGTTGTTGCTTCAACACCTTCACACTTACCATTCTCACCCCAGATTGCGTCTGTACCGAACAACTGAGCAGCTCCGTTTGTTGTTATAGGAAGATCAACTATCTTGTTTCCTGAACCAGTGTTGTCTTCTATCCATATCTTATCAAGAGCCCAGTCGTCTTGTCTAATTCTGTGATCTGCCTTGACAGTATTATCCAAAGTATCTGTTGATGGACCTTGGATCTTTTTCTGTACACAGAAATATGTCTTTTCAGGATCAAACTTGATGCGTGCGATATCTTCTGTTAAGATTGTGATCGGAATAGTTTCAGCATATTCATCCTGGACCTTTGCAAAGTAATCCCACATATCAGGTGTGAACTGCGGTGGTATCGCATTGATACGAAGATTCTTTGCAAATGTAATACTCTTACCAACGGCGGAGTTATCCGGTACTGTTGGAAGAACATATGTCGAAAGCAGATAGTGATCATCCTTGTATGTGCGTACGATGTTTGAAATGATATGTGAAGCATGACGAGTATAAGAGTCATCATTCCTGATATCATCCGGATCAACATGTTCGTTCTTAACAATCTTTGTACCAGTTACGTACTGATTAATCCAGGGATTGAAGTATCCTATAGCGAAAGGATCCTTCTGAATACGAATACCAAATGGATTTGCAAATACGAACGGTTCATTGATAGTAGCCAATGTATTTGCGGATTCAATAGTCTTACCATCAGCCTTTGTATATGGTACGACGGTATATAGATTTCTTTCATAAGTCGTGTCGTCTGTATAAATCCACAACCATCCTGGAGGAATTATGATCTCATTGTTGGTTACTGTGTTATTTGCATTATTATACAATTCCTCATATGAGATATTTGCATGAAGTGTATTTGTCTTATAGATGTAATTGTCATTTCTAGTAAGAGCAAGATAACCACTCCATGTTCTGCACCACGGATCATCTCTACGTTTGAAGAAGTATGGATACAGGATATTCTTGAAATAGAACGTCTTGAACCATTCATCAATATCATGATCTGTTGATAATACATTAGCTGTATTGTATGCCTCTATAGTCTCACGACGTACTGATTCGACAGAACCAATATCAGTACCACCAATACATCCACTGATGACAAATGCTGCCTTAGTAACATTTGCATTATTGGTGTACTTGTTTGATGCAGCAATAACTGATGGCTGTTTGTCGTCCTTAGCTTGGTAACTAGGTGCATTTGCAGATTTACCATGGCATGTATAGATGGTTATTTCAAATGAAGAGTTTGGTTCAGGAATGAAGTAACGAACACCATTCAGCTGCCACATGAATCTGATTGTACGAGGATTGTCCATGATGTAATGTACATATGGATTTGCATCAGGTACCTTATCATGTATAGGAAGGATGTGGTTTCTTGGAAGAGGTTGTCTATTACCTTTTCCATCAATATAGGTTACGTCAAAACCAGCAATGTGATCCTGACACATTATAACCTTATCCTCATTTGGTACACCGTTTGTCATGGTATTTACAACTGTATGGGTCTGTCTCTCATATTCATTTGCTTGTATGAGTAAACATAACCAAACGTCAGTAACACGATATGTGATATAAGTATTCTTATTTGTAGCACATACGTTGGGTTCATCCATGTTGGTATACTGAACATTCCATGCAGGAATAGCAGCACTTATACTTGACGATTCTTGATCTTTGTACTGTATCAAGATATCGTAATCAAGAGAATAAGTAAATCCTTCGGGCAGGTTGAATTTAGTATTCTTATCAAGAATGAATTCATACAATCCCGTGTCAGCATTGTACAAAGCATTCTTGTAAATATCCTCTATCTTCAACTCAAGAAGGAAATTGGTTGATGCTGGTGTGGCAAATGAATATCCGATATTGAATATAGCTGCTTCAGCATATATCGAATCCGGCAATACCGCTTTCGTTATGAAAGACTCGTTAAAATAAAATGACGATGTGAATGATAACTGCTCAGTTATTTGAGAGATATATTCTGTAGTCAGAGAGAATAGACCAGTATTCAAAACCGTTAAAGGTATATCATGAAATACTTTAGGTGCTAACACATAACGCATGTAATTCTTAATCTGACTATCATCAGAATAGTTATTAAGCATAATCTCGTCAGCCACTTTAAAACGCCTCCTAATCACTTTGTATTTTAAATGTATAGAAACCTCGAGGTAAGTTTACCTGTAAATGGTTAAAACATACATTATGGTTTGGTCGGAATTTGTTCGAATCATAATATTTATTACATAAAGGAGTGAAAAATATGCAGGATCGCATTCAATTGAATCGTGAAGAAATTGTTGGCGATGGAACGGCGTTGTCCAATATTAATCCATTAACCAACACAAAATCTGTTGACGATAATTTGACGGGCGAAAGTTTAGATGTTACTATAAATAGAATATGGAACGCTATAAACAATAAACTTTCTCGTATTGTTAATAGCGTCAATGGAAGAGACGGTGTAGTTGTAATCACTGCAAAAGATGTAGGATTGGAAAATGTAACAAATGTTTCTTTTTCTACAATTAAAGATTGGGTGTTGGATCAGCTGTTACAAGAGTTCAATCTCAAAAGTATTAAGCTGTTTGACACCTATAATGAATTCCTAACGGTATTCGAAACAGACTGGTTGCGAGACAAATCTCGTTCAGGTATCCCGTTCTATATCAGAGTGGGTGGTCCTGATAATGATACCAGATCTCAGATAGGTTATACTATATGGGATGCTGGTGATGCAGTCAACAAGGTTGTTATGAAGCCTATAAACACAATATACAGTGCTGACAATACCATTATCTACAATGAAAATATTAATGGTAAAGACCTTACCGGTGGTCAGATAGGTGTTAACATATGGACAGGTGAAGATGCCCTTAAGGTATACAACGAATCTGCATCAAAAGCACAGTCTGGTTTGTATATCGACAAATCAAAGATTGCTCCAGTATTAAAGTTTTTTAATTGTATATATGGCAATGGTGACCCAGGTGATCTTGATGCACTTATATATGCTCTTCCATCCGGTGGAACATATCCTGAAGGAACAAATCATATCTCCATAAAGATGAACGGTACACTTATTAGTGATCCAGTTTATGGAACATTCTTCCCAACATATCAGACATTCAAGATATATGATCTTGTTTTGTCAAACTTCTCTGATGAGAATTGCCGTAATGTAAACGGTTCATTGAAAGATGAATTTATCGAGTATTTCGTTAAGAGAGAAGCTTGTATAGGTTCAATAACAAGTGTTCAGCGTGTAGGCACATCTTACAACTACACTCTGGAATTCTACACAATAAAACCATACGTTGGTAAGGGTCTTGCTTATATTGATACACATACTCAGGATGGCAGAATCGCCAACATGATAGGCCTTGATCTTGCTGAAGGAAAGGTTATGGATAATTTATCAGTAGATAACCTTTCTGGTGTGAATACATTAAGTGGTAATCTTTCCGCTCCCGAAGTAGGAAAGATTCAGACACATATTACGGTTACTCCGATGGGTCCGAGTGTGAGAACAGAGTTGAAAAATTCAAACAAAATGTTCATATCACCGGATTTCTCGATGAATGTTATTCCCTATAATACATTCAATGCTGGTTTCTCACCAATGGAAAACTGGCCAATGAAGATTCCGGATGTTCCGATAGGACTGGATAAACCTGATTTTGTTGGTGTAAATCTCCTCAAGAGAATTCCTTTAATGGGAATGAAAACTGTCAATATGTCAGGCCTTAGAATATTCAACAATACTGAAGAAATTTCTAATGCGGATCTTGGTAAGAGTGATAATGATGAAGAGGATAACCTTGATGGAGTAATCAACCGTGTCACATATGATCTTATCACATCTGAAGAAACACCAACATGGTGGGGTGGAGATCCTCTTGCACCGGTAGTATATTCAGATGATCAGGGAACAATGGTTTACTTCGTGAATACCGGAACTCCGGAAGAACCTATTTGGAGCCCTGCTTATGTACCAAATACATTCTATCTTAAACATAACGATTCATTCAACGTAAGCACCGGTGGTCTTGCCGTTAACGTTGGTAAGTTCCTTGAGATAGGTACATATGTTGGATCAGATATCGATGAGGAAAGATATTCACCGATAGATTATCCTGAAACATACTATGATGGTGGTAAAGTAAACCTCAGAGTCGCAGATGACTTCTTCAAGGACGATGGTGATAATAGATTGAATCTCAGACTGTCTCAGTATAAAGCATATCCTGGTAAGGATACAAATACTGTACTCGGTGGTGGTTTAACATATTCACCGGGACTTGATCCTGAGAGTGTTGGTCCTGTTGCTATCACACCAGGTCTTACAATCAATAGAGGTCTTGGTCTCAGAATGTCTCATTATGATAAATCTGGTCAGGAACCGCTTGATGCAGCTGATAAGGCTTTCTTAGCAGTATCAGTTATAGATTCCCAGTATACGTCAGCTGATATTGGAACTGTTGCTGATGATCGTATGCGTGGATACGGTGGTCTTAGATATCTCATCGGAGATGCACAATCTGGCAATCAGTCGGCAATCGGTCTTCGTGTCAATGGTAACGACTCCACTTATGGTCATGAGCTTCGTCTCGGTGACAGAGCTATTGGTATTGATGAGAGAAACGTTGTACAAGTTCAGCGTTATCGTGAATCTGATAATCCCGTTGTTGATTCAAATCCTTTGGTAATCAAGGGATGGGATGAAGAAGCAATATATCCGTATGTACATATTACTGGCATACGTGGTACAGAAGAGGTTACAACTATAGAACATCTTCCGGGTAAAGTTGCCAATCCATATGAAACACCAAGATCTGATAAGATTTACTTTGTTAAAGCAGAAAACCGGCGTTACGTCTGGACCGGAAATGGTAGTGGCGGTGGAGAAAATGACTATGTGACAATGTTCACGACATATGATGGAACTCAAGATGGTGCTTGGAATCGTGTATATGTTGAAACCGTTGTTGATAATACAAATCATACATTTATTGGTAGAGCATATCAATGGCTTCCCGAGTATATGGTACAAATCCCAGGAGGATGGGTTCCTGATGAGACAGAACCCGGTGGTGGACACTACAGAGATGATGGCCCTGATCTGGATTCTCAGGTCGCTTCGGGTATATTATCATACTACGCACACATGTCAACATTCAACAAGAATAATTTAGGATATTACTGGGTTGATCCTGCAACTGAGATCGGTCGCATGTATTATGATACGGCACATCATTCGCCAATAACAACTCTTGATGATGGTGCTACGTATGCAGACGCTACATATGGCCAACCATATCTTTTATATACATATAAGGCTTCAACCGATACATTTGAACCTTTATTGCATCATACATATGACTCATCAGAAATCCCAGAACTTATGGGAAAACCATTTACACAAGAAGATTTGAAACCCATGGATGTGGATAATGACGGTGTCATTGATGCAGTTGACGCGTCAACAGTATTATCATATTATGCATATACCATGGTATATCCACACAATCCAGTTATACCAGAATATGACGCTGCAACAAATGATCGAGAAAGGTTTGCTGCTTGGCTGAAGTATTATGGAATCGCAGAAGACAGAACTATTGCCGGTGGAACGGCTGGATACACAGTAATACATGCAACTGATCCAAATGGTTCATTCATGCCAGGATTGGATGTAAACCTGAATAAATGGCAGGGTATTACCTCTGTTTTGGAAGGTGATATACATAACTCCGTATCTGTAAAGATATTTGATAAAACTGCAGGTATCCCCAACTGTGCTACCGAAGATGGACTGGATCCCGCTAGACAAATGGGTTCACCAATAGATCCACAACAACTCGTAGAATGTCAGGGTGGTCTGAGATTTAACAGAGATGGATATCTCGGCGTAAGAGTTAATGCGATGAATACATACGATGCAACAACTCCGACTGGACGAGTAACCGGTGACTATTGTAGACAACGTGTATACAGAGGTGGATCAAGGATGAATCCTCTTGGTGCGCGTGGTCTCCGTATCTACGGCAATAACGTTCTCGGTATTCAGCTCGATGAAGATGGTAATTTGGACAATGGTCAACTTGCATTTGATGAATATGGCTCGCTCATAATCTCACCACAGTATCATGGTGGTGGAGGTGGAGGAGAATTCCTCACACTCACAGATGGTACAACGACAGTTCAGTATAATGGTTCATCTGCTATTAACATAACACTTGGACCAGGACTCATACTCGAACCGGATCCAACTCCTACACCTAATGAAGAACCAGGGGAGTGATGATGTATGCCAAAGATATCATTAAACACTAATTACTCTTTGGAAACAGCATACAACGCTCTTAGAGTAAGAAGGTCTCTGGCGAATCTTAATTCGCTGGAGACTCATAGTGATGGTTTATATGCTAAGAAACAAGCAGCTACTGGATCTGGTGGTTATCCTGATAAGTATCGTTCAAGTCAGGGTGGCATTGTATCCGGTGTAGACTATCCTTACAAAGATGAATTAACCAATGACTACAATAAACGTCTTGTGGCTCCAATGATAACTCATAGAGTATTCACATGTGAATATGAAGATGGTCATGATATATCTCTTAGGGAATGTGATCGCATATTCCCTGGTGATATGTATCGTGTATTGGATACAGCGAATGGTGTTTACAAGTATTATCTCGTATTAAAAACCGATGGAACACATGTACTGTGGGATCAGGATCAAAATCCTCCACTATTAGCATCGGTTCCTGTAAATGCCCCATGTAATTGAAAGGAGGAATTACATGAGATTCAAAGTTAATGTAGACGAAACAACTCTTACCGAAGATTCAAATGGTAAGATTAAACTTAAATTGTCTGCTGATGCTGATAATGGATTGTCGTTCGATTCCTCTGGTAACTTGATTGCAACTCCCGGATCTTCTGGATCCGGGATTTTCAATCTTCCTGGAAATGGATTCGGAACAACAACCTCAATGGATCCTATGACAACTGCTGGATTGAATTCAACAGTATCTCGTCATAAGAAATACACTGGTAGCTCAGCATTCATTCATAACAACGACGGTGTTGTTGTAACCAAACTTACCAATGGAAACATTGATGCTAACTGTTTGGCCAAATACATCATCGATCAAGCTGGGGGTGGACAGTAATGCCTAACAACAATTACAGACTCACTATCAGTGTTGGTGATGGTCTCGGCTTTACTGCAGATAATAAACTCTCGGTAAAATTTGCCGGTGATAATATCCGTGTTGTTTCTGAAGGTACTGATGGACAGAAAGGTTTATACGTTGATCAACTTAATGGTGCTCCCGGTTCCACACCCGATGGATGGACAACCATTACTGGCCCCGGCACAAGAATCAGTAATAGTGTTTCTCCTGCAGTCATTAATAACTTTATCGACATCGATAGAGAAGTAGTCAATCTCATATTCACATATGGATTGTATACTGCAGGTGCTAGAAACGATACAACAATAACCTATACATCCACTGTTAAGACAGTAACTGACATAATGAATGAGATGAACTTTCCTTTGGCGCAGAATGGTCAAAATATGTCATCATTCAGACCTAATGCTGAAGAGATGCTGCAACTCGTTATAAACCCCACATTCAGAAAAGTTAACAAATCTGGTGGTGGTTATGTTGCAACAGAAGATGGTACACGTGCTGGAAATAGTTCAATGACAACGAAGGTTCTGTTCATGATAAAGGATATAAAATACCTGTCCGATGATAACCCTCCAGGAAATGCGTATTGGGTTAAATCAATGACTCTAACGTGTTTATATTCCGAGGTGCCAGAGTTCGTCGTAGGACAAGAATATGCAACTCAACAACAATAAGGAGGTTTAATATAAATGAATATGAATAAAGAATTCAGAGATGAACTGTCTTTCAAAGATATGGATCATAAGATCGGTCTCCGTGGTCATGTAAAGATCGAGGTAGAAGATCGTGATACAAAGGAAAGGACTCTCTGGTATGAAAATGACAATATCATTCCTATATCTGGAATGCAGTATTGTCTGATGAAACTGTTTGGTTTATATCTTGATTCCAAGCATGATTCATCATCTTCTTACGAAGACATTGGTAAGGATACATCAACAGTTGTACCTGACTTAAATGAATCAGACCAGCTCAATATAGGTCTGGATCCTGAGTCACAGTATACTCACATGGAAGGTGATATATCTGCTGATCACTTCATCCAGGGATTCATGGTAGGTTGCCAGGGTTCTGGTGAGGATGCAATCTCCACAAAGAATACAGACTATTCTTACATCAAGCTTCGTTATCCTATACCTTTCCAGATGGGTGATATCCCTGCTGGTAGTGCTGGTAAGTATCTTGGTGTAATGCGTACTCAGGGTTCCAAGAAATACTTCATCAAGAAATTTGATGAGCGTGCACACATCTATCACAACTGGTGGAAAGATGGTCAGCAGTGGGATTACATTGATCCTATTACTCAGGCTGATCTCGGTCCTGGTGGGGCTACACCTAAGACAAATCGTATCGAAACATATGCTGAAGTAACTATGTCCATTGATACAAAGAATGGTGACTGTCTTGGTTTCTTTGAGAATGAAGGAAATAACCTCACACCAGTAATCAACGAACTTGGTCTTGTTGCATTCGACACTGTTCCTGGTACAAGATCGGTTGCGGAGAAGCTGTATGAGGACGACATCAAGAAGATCCTTGCACTTATTTTCGGTGCTCCATCAGAAACCACTGAAGAATACGACACTGAAGTAATAGGTCTTGCACAGGAAATCTATACAGTTCTTTCACAGACAACTTATTCGGCTCAGCAGGTAAACATTAATGCTTTCACTGACGTAATGGAATCTGTTTCAGGTATGTCCGCAGGTAATGTTCTCTATGAGGATATCATGCGTGCACTTAGCAGTGATTCCAATATCGAAGTTGTAGCAATGTACAACCAGAGTCATGAGTTTGTTTACGAGACTGATAAGTTTTTGACCTATTTAGCTGATGCTGCATTTGATGGAATGACTGTAGATGAAGCTCAGAGAATCAAACTGGTTACATACTATACATTCAAATCAATCCCGTTACAATCTAACTGGAAGATCATCATCAGTTACCGTATATATGGCAATTAAGGAGATGATTTTTTATGAATACTTCAATCGCGTCTAATGTGCTGGAAGCGATAGACAACGTCGAAGTTGTTACTCAAGAGAGTGACCTTGATGTCTGCTTGTCAATCTACGGTCAGTTGATCAAGCAGAGTGTTATCCTTGAAGAATACAGGGGTGAAGAACTCGAGGGTTTCTCCATCTTCCAAGAAGGAGAGATCCTTGACCAGGTCAAAGAGAAAGGTAAGGATGATAACGCTATAATGCGTGTTATCAAGTTCTTACCTCGTCTTATCATGGCATTTGTTGATGCCATCAAGAATAAGATTACTCATGCAAGAAATAAGTACAATTTACAAAGAATCTCACAGGGCAAAGATGTATCTAAGAAAGCTATTGAGAGCATTAAGAAGGAGAAGAAGAAGTCCCCTGTCTATAAGCTCATCATAGGTGCAAGCGTTGCTTGTGGTGTTACAGCTGGTGGTACACTCATATTCCGTATCAAGGATTATGGTCCTGCCGTAGAGTTCAAGGATGACGTAAACTTCCAGATTGCTGATGACTTGTCAGAAATTCGTGTTCAGTTCCCGTTCTACAAGATCGATGGAATGAAGAAGTTTAACTCCGAATTCAGTAACGCTTTTGAACCATTTAAGAATGAACCTAGAACAGGTATCGAAGGCATGATCAAACTTCTTGATTACGTTGTCATCAACCAGGCTCGTATTAGTGAAAGAGATTTCACTATTGAATCATGGGATAACTACTTCAAGAATGACATCTGTAATACCATTGAGGAATATGGTAAGAAGATCGGTGAACTCGGTGCGTTTGTCCAGACTTGGTGGAATGGTAATTCTGCGATGCCTGGTATTCAGGTCAAGGGTGGTAAAACGTATGAATTCGTTAAACGTGTTGAGACCCTCGTTAAACGCAGTCAGAGTGATCTTGAACTCGTAACAAAGTTCAATGACAAACTCCATCAGGTACTTGAGATACTTGCTAATCCAGAGAACTTCTCTAAGAGAGAGGTAAAGAAAGCCGGAAAGGTAACTTATAAACCTCTTAAACTGGACAATTACGTTGACATCTATGACATTGATACTTCAAACTTATCAAAGGCTATCGAACAATTCAATGAATTCATTGACAAATGTCCTGAAAAGGATAAGCTCAATGAACATGCAAAAGGAAATCATAATTACAACTCCGCGTTAGGATACATTGAAACACAATTCAACTGTAGTCTTGATGTGAAGATGTATAAAGGTGGCGGTGCTACTCCAACCCAATACTCTATCAAGGGTAAAGAAGGAAGCATCAAGTTCAATAGATATAAGGGCTTTGATCTTGGTGGAGCAAAACTTACCATCTATAATGATACACAGTTCTGTTATGATACCTCACCCAAAGTCGCAGGTCAGATGCAGGTGGCTATCATTTGTCATGAAATCTTCCACAACATTGCTTTGTTGGCAGGTACTTATGGTGGTAAAGTTGTTGCTGCATTTAAGAGAGCTTTCTCTCTTGCTTCTGATATCTATGTAAAGATCTTTAGTATATTCATTAATAGCTTTGCACAGTATACTAGTGCTATCGGTGTTTCGCGTAATGATCATATTGCAGCTTTTGAAAAGACTGAAGCGCGTCTCAACTATCTTGCTGGTATAGTCGATGATCCCGCAAAGGTTCAAGAATTTACAGAGCTGGTTGCTAAAGATGAAGATAACATGACCGTTGACAACTCACAGATCAACAAAGATAAGAATCTCTTGAAAGATGCTGTAGACGTTGGTTCTGGTATCAGTACATATAAGGGTGCTATTCAGGTAGCATTGTCAACAATTGTCAACAAGTTCAACATGATGATTGGTGGAGGTTGGGCTATACTTGGTTTATTTGCGTCAACCAATGATATCCAGAATCTTATGTTAGAGAAGTCCAACGAAGAGACAATGTGTGATATGTGTGCTGCTATGTATAAACTTCCTATACATTTAACAGCCGATGTACAGGATTGGTTGAAGAACCATTACATGAGAAATGCTGTTAATAGCGGCAAGTTCGATGTTCATGCAACAACAATGTCACGTGAGACTATGTCATATAATCTCGCTAAACAAATGCTTGATTCAGGAAAGATCACTGATCCGAACATTTTGAAATATCTGTCATATATCGTATCATCCAATAAGGGTGTTAACAAGGCAGAGAATCAACTTACGAAAGCACAAATTAAACATCTCGCTCCTGAGTTTATGGAAGACTTCAATAAGGGTCTTAACAAGTGGCTTGCTAAGAATAACATGCCTATCAAGAGCGTAAGTACATCTGATATATTTTAATAGAAAAGAGGTTTATTAAAAATGAATGAAATGATTTTTAATGCAATTGATGATGTTGTACTCGAATCTGAATTCGATACAGCATATGCTTTGGCTCAGGGTTACCTGAAGGCTATTGCCATTCTCGAAAGTGATGACGTTACTGGTGAAGCAGAAGGCTTTGCTATCTTCCAGGAATCTGGTGATGACAAGGACAAGAAGAAGTCCAAGGAAGAAAAGAAAGAAGCTGCTAAAGGCGGTCTCATTAATGCAATCAAGAGAATGTTTGCTGCTATTGCTGCAAAGTTCAAGAAGTCTGAAGAGACAAATCCTACTAAGGTTGACGAGAAAAAGAAATCTAAGCTTAAGAAGCTGGGTATTGTTGCAGGTGTAACAACTGCAGCAGCAGGTGCAGCTCTTATTGTCAAGAAAGCTAGTGATAACAGAACTGACGCCGAAATCCAGGATGAGCTGAGGAAAATGGCTGATTCCAGTGAAGAGAATGCTACAAAGGTTCATAACGCCCTCGCAACAATAGCGATCAAGAACGGCGGCAAGGTTTACTTCGATGCACCTCCAATTGAACCAATTGTTGATATGGTTAAGAAAATAGCCAAATTCCTCAACAACCCTGGTTCTGATCAGGAAGCAAACAAGATCGTTGAAGAAGTAAACAAACTATGTGTTTATGATAAGAATGCTTTACGTAACTACGAACTGGGTGATTATAATAGCCAGTATGAGAAATGCTATAAGGCCATTCTCACAGATATTGGTATAATCGTTGACAAGGATCCAGATCCAAACTCTTCTGATGGTTCAATCAGAGTTCTTGCGGCATTCAATAAGCTTGAATCTAAAGCATGGAAACGTGTCTCATTGACTTTGGATAAGGTTCAGAGTGCTATATACAGCCTCAATTACACGGATAACAATGGTGAAAAGCATGGTATCGGTGTAAAGCCTACAAGCACTGGAAAAGTGACTACCGCTAAGAAGGCTGCAGAAGCTGAAGAGAAGTTCGTTCAGAAGCATGCTGACAGACTCTAATAAATCATGATGAATAATAACAAAGAGACATTGGAGGCACTCGTAATGAGTGCCTCTAATTCTGTAAAACAAAACGTCTCTTCCATATTGGCTGTATATACCAATATCAAATGGAAGAAGATAAAATTTACAATTCCTTTGATACCAGAACCATCACACCGCCCACGTTTGTGTGGGTATCGTGTATACGTTCCGGGTGCTGCAAAGAATCAATCATTCTTTGATAGAAATGTCAGACCTAAGTTGAATGGTTTATTCATAGATACTCCTTGTAAGATAGAAGCTGATATCTTCTGTAAAACTCCAATGTCATTTACTAAGACACAGACTATCCTCGCTGAACAGCGTGTTCTCAGACCTTGGGTAAACACAGGTGATGTCGACAACTATGACAAGGCTATTTATGATATGATGCAACCAAATGAAAAGCGTGGCCATGTAGGAATCATGGAAAACGACTGCTTGATAATTGAATCCAAGTCCAATAAGTATTATTCTCTAAATCCGAGATATGAGATCACGATTACTTATATGGAAGAAATGCCTGATTCAATCAGAAACGTTATGCGTTTAAATAAATTTAAATAGAAAGGTAGTGTAATGTGAAATGGCAAAAGACGTAGATATCTTAACAAGATTTGCTACCGCTAACGATGAAGCTGTCGGCTATATAAACCGAGTTGATGATGCTACAGCCAAGTTTAGAAAAGGCCCTCGTAAGGGTTCCATAGTAAAGGCCGCTCAGGGAAATCTGTTTGAGTTCCCAGTATTCATTTCGAATACAATCCCTCTGGATTATGCAACTGCTACAACTTCATTGCTCGAACAGATCTATGCAACATATCTCCAGATGGCTATGAGTATCAATCCTATCATTGATGCTGAAGATTCTGCTCGTGGTGTTCAGTTTGCTAATTACAAGACTAACACTAACAAGTATTTGGAGTATACCGACACAACATATCAGCACGATGTTTGTCATGCTGAATATATAAATGAAGAGGTCAAGATGGAGTTTGATCTTATGTCTATTGATGACAAGGAAGCTCAGCTCATCAATGAAGCTTATGACTATCAGCCTCTCTCAGAGTTTGATCATTACTTCCAGGAGGCTCCTATTGATCTTGCTTTGACGGATGTACACCTATATCCAATACCGCAAGACACGGGAATTCAGTATTTGGATCCAAATGATCCTTCACAGGGACATTTTAATCCCATAATCGATCCTGATCATTTACAGTTTGCTACTGTTCCTGAGATAAGACAGATCTTAGATGATAGGGGTTACACTCCCGGTACAATTGATCAACTCATCGATGGTCTTCAGAATACATGTAAGATATATGAGTTGCCTGATAATATGACTGTATATGAAACAAATAAAAGAGCCAATGCCGCAGATAAAGCCATTATGGATAATATTGGTAAGATATGTGGCATGCAAACACCAAAGGAATTTTATTCCAATCATAGATATGACGATGTAAGAAATTCGATTGCAGCTCTCGATCAGAAGTATCCTGGATTTAAAGCAGCAATGGAACTGACTATGCGCGGTGTCGAAGATGCGAGAATAAAAGCTGCAAATGCAGCAGCAAATACAGCTGCTCAAACTAATATGTTTAACAAACAAGCAGCAAACTTCGATGCTTCTGCTAGAAAAACCGGTATTGATATTGGTGATATTCCTGGTGCTCCATCGTACAAAGATACAGTTGCCGCACAACGCAACAGAGCTAAATGGGATGCAGATACCGCAGAAAGTAACGCCGCAGTTGCTAGAAGAAATGCTGAAAAGGCTACAGATAATTATTACAAGGCAATGGATGCTATAAAAACTGGTAGTGAAGCAATTGGTGCTGCAGCGGGAGCTCTCAATACCGGTGTAACAGCAGCAACAAATCTTGCAACAATGAGATCAACAATCAAACAGCGTAAAGCTGATGCAGAAAGTAAAGCATGGGATGCAGCTCACAAGGATGAGATAAATGCTCGTCAGTGGACAGATACCTATGCAAGAACAAAGACATCAGGTATTCAGTATGTTGACGATAGCAAGTGTGCTAAGATGAACACAATGAAGCCACTGCTGATGAAAGTTACTCTCAACAGACTTAACAAGAATGACTCACTCCAGCCTATAGAGTATGTCGTTGGTGTTAAGTGTCATACACGTATGGTCCAGGCTTCTATCCTTCCTGAAGTTGCTAAATATCCTCTCAAGGAAATGGATAAGATTTCTCGTAAGGTTAAATGGCGTGCTGGAGAGCTTAAGTTCTTCAAGGATCTCGTATTCCGTATAAAGGAAAAGAAGCAGACTGCTGCTGACTCCCGTGATCCTAACAGAAAATGGTATCGTCGTCTTTATGAACTCGCTCATATGAAGGGTGATGCTCCTGCAGCTGCAGTTGTAGAAGGAAAGTCACTGTTCAAGGTATTCATCAAAGACAAGCAGGGTAAGGGTAATCTCCTTAATGGTATGATTCCTAATGCTTCAATCATCATGTCACAGGCAGATGTAGACAACATCAAGGCTCAGACAGAGATTGATCTTCTTAAGCCATCCGCAGCTAAGAAGTTCTGTGGTGAACTCTTCCTCATCTCACTCATCATCATTGATACAGATCGTGAATCCATCAAAATTCTCCTTCCTGATATAAATGGTGATTATGATGTACACTCACTTGCAGCCGTAAACAAACAGCTTGCAACACTTGATACCATGGGTTCAAAGACTCGTGATATGTTCAAGCTTCTCGGCAAGTAATTGAGAAAGGAGGAAGATTAAGTTATGGCAAATGAAAATAACTATAAAAAGGATGCTAAGAACCTGAAGCGTATATATTCAAACAAAAGCGGTGATGAATATAAAATGAAGGGTGATATAACAAAGCATCCTTTATATGATACACTTTCCAAAGACATCGGTGAACTTGGTAATGGTGTCAAAAACATTCCAACTATCAATGTTACGGCAATCAAGGATATGTTTGCTTCATTGAAAAAGCCTGTTTGGAAGAAAATGATTCCTGAATTCATGGCTAAACCAAATCCGAAGAATGTTATATATACTGCTAGCTTCTCAATGGGTTACAGATATATGATCTCAGCATTGATGTACATACAAACAAACATCAAGGCTTCTGAAAATGGTCTTGAATTTGTTACACCGAAGCTGCGTCCATCTGATCAGACAAAGGAAATACTTGACTTTGTTAGAAAGAATGGTAAAGATTTTGATAAATATGCAGAGAAGTTATATCAGGCATATAACAAAGATGAAAAGAAACAGTCTAAGGATGACAAGAAGAATGATGAGGTTAAGACAGAGAGCTATGTTGTAACTCAGGAAGCAGCAAGTGCTATAGCTGCTGTTGCTAACAAGGCTGTAGGTCTCGTTGAAGGTGTCTTTGGCATCCTCAATGGTATCTTTAAGACCGCCGCTTCTCTCAATCCTGTATCACTCATATCAGCATGTCTTTCTAGATCATATGATAAGAAAGTTGAACAGTATGAGAAAGTCTCCAAGGAGCTTGAAGCTACCAAGAAGGCTTATGATGAATACAAGAAGATTCCTGCTACACAGCGCAAGAAGCGTATCGAGCACAACTACACAAAGATGATCGATAAGTATAACATTAAGATGGCTAATCTTAAAGCTAAGATCGATCACTTTGATACACGTTCAGCAAAGGGATCTGAAGATGATGACGATGATACCCCAACAGGTACAACAAACAAGGGGGACAAAGATCTTCCTAAGAGTTCATCAACTGCAGATACTTCTGAAAATAAGAGAGATGATCTCGACTTCTAAAATAATTATTGTATATGCCGGGAATTCCCGGCATATACATTTAATTATATTTAACATAAATATATTATTCCCGTGCTATAAGGGAGGTGGTAACCAATGATGCATTTACAGGAAATATTGCCTAATATAATAAATGCACTCGTATCTTTTTATATAGAATATAATAGACGAATATACAATAATGAAATAATAATAAAACGTCCGGAATTATTATACATTGATATGTATGATAGAATCTATAATGGATACGTGAATATATTTCATTCTGATGAAGTATATGAGGTGTTTATTCTAAATAGCATAAATCCATATCATACAACATATAATAAACTATCGGACAATAATAACATATTAGAAACATTGGTTGCCTATGTTGAGGATTATCTCATCAGATTTAGAATACCAATGTCTTATGATAACCTTATTATCAGTCTCGATAGTGACGTACCATTCGAGATTGGTTTAGATATAGACTTCGGATGGTTAAAAGCAGTCATAGACATATATAGATAAAGAACAAAAGGACAGTACAACGAAAGGAGTGCTAGATTATGACATATTCTATCGTGATACTTGATGCATCAGGAAAGAAGATTGGTGAATTACCAACAGCAACATCCGCACAAGTATTGAATCTACTTGGCAAAGGTTTTACTTGTATAGACATTACAACAAATATGCCTTTGACAGAATCTGAAGTATCAGCAGTAGTAGGTGTCACTGACGGGCTGATAAATTAATTTTCAGAAACATATATTATCACCATGCAAACAAGGATATGTATCCTTGAAATAAACAATCATTCCATAAGGAGGAAATTACAATGGCAACAAGTAAAGGTTTTTCATTCGCTGCATTTGCTAACTATGGCAATAGCACAGCAACACCCGCATCAAACTTCCAGCATGCATTCGTTCAGGATGCTAAGAAGTTCTATGCAAAGGCAGGTTACCCTTCAAAGGATGAGATCGGCATACTCGACGAAATGACTCCTGATGTAACCAACACAGTATCTCAGATTCCTGAGCTCATCACAGGCTTCATGCATGATGAGGAAAGATCATTTGATCTTCCTGCAGCTGATGACAAGACAGCTCCTGCAACCATCAAGGTAGTTAAAGTACCTGAGAAGGTTAAGGAAGGTATCATCCAGATGGAAGGTCCTAAGAAGGGTCAGAAGTATAAGACTGTTATCAAGGCTCATGAGGAACCATCTCTCAAGGTTAAGAGAGAAGCTTTCAAGAAGTAATCTTCGTAAAACTCTTCATAGTTTTATCTCCGTATATGTACTTGGTGGGGCGTAATGCCCCACCGTTGTACATTTATTTTTTATCCTATTGAGAGTCTTGTTACTGCATCTGGTATTTCTTCATCAAACATATTCGGAAGTGGTTCATCTCCAGATGATCCTCCATCCACTTTGTTGATCAAGATTTCCAGTAACTCTTCAACACGTTTAGCACGTACATTAAATGTCATATTCTCGAGCTTATTCAACATGTCCGTTGTGTTAGCATCAGAGGATCTAATGTTGTACTTATTTGTGTACTGCTGAAGAGCAGACAGCCCTGTATCATCAGTAAGTTTTGATTGATCGATAGGCGGCACTTCTGTTGTGGCTGTTAATGATGGATTTGTTCCATACAATGCGTCATACCATGAATTTGATACGTCACCAGAACCAGGGTTAAGTCTATGCAGATCTGATAACAATTCTGAGAAACCTTCGCGTGGTTCATTATTAATGTATTCTGCCATCCACATTGCCATGTCATGTCGCGTCATCTTTCCACCATAAGTATTATGATAGTATTCATCCTTTTTAGTTGTAGCATTGTGGTATTCAACCAGTTTATCAAGTGCATCGTTTCTATCAGCACCAGTTGTATTTCTATAACTTTCAGGATTCCATAAATCAAATGTTGATGTATCACCTTTAAGTTGCTTTACATAGTTAGCCATACCACCTGCTTGCTGAATTGCAGCAACCGTCTTACCCGATTCTGAAGCAGCTCTAACGCCAGTCTTGAATGTAAGACCACCACGGTTTGCATTATCACCAGCAATACTGTTGGTACCAACGCCAACGAATCTAAGAACTGTTTGAATCTTATCATCACCAGTATCAGCACCAGAAAGTGTTGCGGCAAGCTTTGTCTCCCAGTCATTTTCACCAGCAAGATATGCTTTACCACCTGCAGCTGATGCAGCAAAACCACTGGTAGCACCACCATCATAACCTCTATTACCCCAAGAGGTATTATCAGGACCAGTAACATACATGCCCATATGTTCCTTAGCAACGATAATATCACCAGCCTGAAGCATACCCTGTTGATACGGTAAGAACACCCAATCTTGTGATGGTTGACCGTTCTTATAGATGGCATTATTTGATGTCTGTCCTATGAGATCGTAGGTTCTGAAACCTGTTACGTCACCAATGTTTACGTCATAACCCATGTTTCTGATTACACCTGTAAGTGAACCAGAACAGTCAGGTCTGAAGTGAGGAATAGATGAACCATTTGAAAGCGTGAGTGTACCTGAGTCACCTTGCATGTAAGTTCCGCCATCCCATGCAGCGAATACTTCTGCGGCTGATTGTAATATATCAGAGCTTCCGAATGCTCCAGGGTTAGTAGCCGCAGCGATGAACTTACCGCCACCACTTGAACCACTTGAAGATCCCTGAGCAACGTTCAAATCTTTATACTTATTATAGTATTCTTCTGCAGATTGATGTCTTGCAACAACTCCGTTTGGATTAGAATCGAGCATCCATGGATAAGCACCAAGGACTTGTTCGTCACTTGTATATCCTGTACCTGCTTCATATTTCCATAAGAAGATCTTGTTAGCGTCAGTAGGTGTCGAAGCACCTTTGATTTGATCATAAAGACCACGCGCCTGAAGTACATTGAGTACCTCATCAAGCTGGCCTGGTATATCTGTAATCGATTTACCCTGTCCAACAGTATTATCATAAAGCGATGACTTGAGGTTTTGTGATGTAAACTGTGCAATACCAAAACCAACTGCAGCACCAGGAGTTTGTCCAGCATAAGCTGTCAAATTACGTCCTGAAATGAAAGCATCTCTTGATTCCTTTTTGCTATCTACATCTGCAGCATATTGTGCGTCACCAGTTTGACCTGCTGGATAACCCATCATGTCCTGATATACGTTCTCAAGGTTATCATACTGGAAGTTTGACTCATGCTTGAAGCATCCCATCATACCTGCGGCACCTATTGGTGACATGCCCTTGCTAACAAGGTATTTATATGTCTTTTCCTCAGTGTCACCTGTTGACAAGTCTGCTTCTTCTCTGAACTGCCAGAATGTGAATGGGTTCATATGACCTGGGTCACCTGTGTTACCCTGAGGACCAGCAGATGTTACGATATATCTCAGATATTTACCATCAGAATCCATTCCCGAATTACCAAAGTAACCTATGAGTTGACCTGGTTCGAGGTTTGATCCTTCTTGGATGTCCTTGTCGAGAGAATTCATATGTAAGTACCAGTGATACATACCACCAGAGTCACGCCATTTAACAGCATTACCGAGACCGGTGGTTTCACCTTCTTCACCCTTGGTTACGTATGTAACAGTACCGCCAGTGATAGCCTTAGCCAGAGCAGTACCATCACCGGTATAGCGGAGAAGTACACCCTCGTGCTCGTCACCACTAGTACCTTCACCTTCAGTTGTATGTGGGTCTTTGTATTTCTTATACCAACCGCCACGTGATGATGAATAAACTGTACCCTTACCGCCACCAAGTCTCCAGTTGTCCTTACCTTCAATCTTTGTAGCGTTGAAGAAGTCATGGACAGGCGATTGATCGTATTGACCACTGCCGTCTTGTGGGAAGTCAGCAACCTTGTGAAGAATAGGTTCGAATGAAGCCATCGTAGCACCAGATACAGATGAACCTTCAACATCATCAGTTGATATAGATATTGCATCGAGTTTAGATGTGATGTTAGTAAGGTTTTCACCTACTTCTTCTCCACCCTTCTTGATCAGGTTCTGTGCATCTGTATAAAGATCGGCTGCTTTCTGTCCACCTAATTCACGAATGAGATTCCATCCTTCACGACTGTTGAGTTTATTCTGAATCTGTTCATCTGTATAATCAGGATATTTCTCTCTAAGTTTAGCAATGACTTCTTGCTCGACTGCATCGTAGTCATCACCAAGAGTACGTTTAATTTCTTTGGCCTTCTGTTCTGCATTTGCATCATTAATCTTCTTCTCGGCATCAGATTCACCGGTAAACATCGATGTGAGTTTAGAAGTAATATCTTTAAGTCTTGAGAGTGAAGACATAGCATCATCAGAGAATCCGTATTCTGAAAGATCCTCATCGCCAGAACCATACAGACCAAGTTTCGAATTGAGTACAACGTTAGATACTGATTGTCTCTCAACTCTACCAGTCATTGGGTTAGATACAAATGCTGTACCATGATTGTCAGTACCAACGACATTGACGTAGTGATTATTACCAGAACGAGTACCGAATCCTTGACCGGATCCAAGTACAGTAACTGGATTTGTTGGCGATGCCTGACTGATTGATGCAGCTGTTACACCACCGATACGCATTCCCATACCCATAGCATTACCAGTGCTAACCATTGAAGCAACTGATGTACCTCTACGAGTATCATACTGACCAGCACCATTCATAGATGCGGCCAATCTTGCAGGATTTACGTTCATTCCGGTACGACGACCATATGCATCAGCAAGAGCTACAGGACCACATCCACGATCAGACATGTTCATATAGCTGCCATAACTATGCTGATTCATTGTTGTATTACCGGATCCGTATGTATATGAATAAGTATTGTTGATAGTAGTAACATCACCAGAACCGAAGTCAGTGTCAGACAATTGTGCTTTACGCTTATCTTCGTATGTCTGTTCCTCTGGTTCTTCCTTCGTACCATCTTCTCCGCCAGGAATAAGACGTTGAATGAGTGAGATACCACCCTGAATACCTTGTTTGATTTGTTCAGCACCAGCAGACATCATAGTCTTACTCATTTCGAGCATGTCCTTACCTGTTGCCTTGAGCGATTCACCACTCTTCTTGATACCATTGCCAGGAATAAGTGGTATAGAACCAATAGCGGAGAGTATGAGACCGAGACCTGATACAACGCCACCGAGGAGTCCTAAAACAGCACCGAGACCAATCTGAAGAACACCTGATACTACTTGTAACGTATATCCAATTCCTTCGATTACAGGTGAAATGATATCAAGGGCAATCTTAATAGGAATCATGATAACATTCATGAGTACCTCTATTATCTTCAAGATAGGAGATAAGAGATCTATAACTGTCTGAATGATTGGCATGATAGCTTCTATGATAGGCTGAACAACATCGATCAATGATTTAGCGATGCTAACAACAACCTTGGCTATCATTGTTACAGCACCCTTGAGTGTCTCTACCAGAGGCTTGATAGCTTCCATGATAGCTTCGAAAGCTTCATTAAGTGGTTGGAGTCCGTCTGTCAAGATAGACTTAACCATGTCTTGGAGTGCGCCGAATGCTTCCAATGATGTAACGATGGATATGACTAATTCTCCTATACCCATAAGAGCATTAACCATACCACCCATCATCTTACCGAAGTTGCCCATGACGTCGCCGATAAGGCTCTTTATACCACCAAGAGCACCTCCGCCTCCGCCAGAGTCTCCACCACCGGAGTCACCACCAGAATCTCCACCACTATTACGTCTTCTGAATAAGCCGCGTCTTCCGCCGCCTTCTCCAGCGTTCTCATTAACGTCTCCAACGTCTGGATTTCCCTGTGGTTGACCTTGTTCTTTTTCAGCACTATCCTCTGCAAGTTGCTCCTGATGAGTAACTGATCCAGAGATACCTAACAAGAGTTCATGTATCTTAGTAAAGATAGATGGTTTCTTACCTTCCATCATCTCTGACTGTTCAGCTTGTAACGGATTTTCAGCAATAGCTTCGTCACGTTTCTTCTTGTTGAGAAGTTTATCTCGTACTTCCTTAGCTTCCTTCATGCTTGAAGTAAAGCCCTTCATGAATCTGTTACCGGTTAAGGCACCACCTATTTTGCTACCAATCTTACCAACGGCTTGTCCAAGTCTAGTGTTCTTTATCTTATCTAAAGCAGCACCAATCTTGTCCTTTACGAAATCCTTAAGACCACTGAGTTTCTCCAATTGTTTATGAAGTATCTCTTTGGCCGAGTCAATCTTTTTACCAATCTTATTAAGGATTGATTCTTCTCCGCCGCTAGAAAGTTTATCTTTTACAGCTCCAACAGCACTTTTAGCTACATTGCCAATAGCTCCAGCAGCTTTCTTAGCTCCTTTAGCCATAGCACCCATTGGAACAGTTGTAAGGTTTCTTATAAGACCCTTGTTTCTATGAGTATTTCCATCAGCATCAGTCTCGTTATATCCTAACAACAGACCTTGAGCCATCTGCTTAAGACCTACAGTAAGATCAATAGCACCACGAGCAGCTAATTTAGCAACGCCCTTGGCAATTTTGCCGACCATACCAAGCATTCTACCAAGAATACTCTTTTGAGATTCACCGGCAGAAACTGTTCCATCATCGTCTTCAGGTTTTACTCTTTGTATGAGAACAGATCCAATATCTGCTTCTTCACCGTTCTCTGCAGCTTCTTCGCCTCGTTTACGTTTCTTATTGATATCTACGATATCTTGGAAAGCTTGTCTAATGGTAGGGTTCTTTATCTTATCAAGATACTCTTCTGCTAAATCAAATTTACCCTTTTCACAAAGACCCTTGATAGCAGCAGCTCTAATGTTATCGTGTTCATCCTCACTCTTATAGTGAGAAACAGTATCTTCAGCTGATCTAAGCTTGACTGAATCAGCTGCATATGCCATGTTATTGACAACACGAGTATGACCAATTTTGTTACCTGCTTCTGATGCCTTATTCTTTAAAGCATCAAGCTTCTCTTGAGCATTAGTTTTAAGATTTTGGAATCTTTCATCACCAATAACTCTATCTTTCAGACCACCGAGTTTATCAGCAACCTTGTTATATCTTTCTTCACCAAGGAAGTCTTTAGCTTTATCCTTAGCCTTTTCAAGAAGACCACCCGGTCCATTATTGAATAACTTTGATAATGCTGATAATGCCATAGCAGGACTACTGAGGAATTTGCTTATAAAACCAGATGGTGTATTATCAGAACCACCCATCTGGTTCTTAACGGCATCACGTGCAACATTGTCAAGCTTACCAGGCTTACCAGTCAGACCCTTCTTGAGCATCTTTCCAAATGTATCATCAGATACATATGGTTTAGCGTCAGGTCTTACCTGTGCAAGTGATATAGATTCATATCTCTCGGCATCCTTATCAATACGAACATTGATACCTCTGTTGAGCAAATAGAAAATACCTGATACATATTGACCAGTAGAGAACTTGCCCAATGTTTCACCAGGATTAACAATCGTACCATTAGCAGAAGCCAGTGTACCATTGTTATTTATATTATTAACACCGGTTGGAGCAGGTGCACCATGTGCTGCCAAGAATTGGTTGGCTGCCATGTTGAATGTAAGCTTTGTAGCTTGTGATGCATTAGCTTTACCCGACTGAGCAAAGTTAGTGGCATCAGATATCATCTTCTGAAGTGATTGATTTATGTTAGTAACGAAACCAGCAGAATCCATCATGCCAGAAGATAATTGCATAACGATAACCTGACAAACTTTATACCAGTAATCAGCATCTCCTCTACCTATGAGAGACAATACTGCTACGGCATTTTCAACTTGTCCGGCTAACTCTGTCTTGATTCTAGAAGCAGAGAATGCTCTGTCACCATCATGATGGAGTTTCATAACCATCGCCATTGTGAGAGCTTCAGATGCATCCTTTATATCTTCAGAAGGTATTTTCTTTCCAATACTCTGTACACCAGCATTGGAAATTCTAGAAGACATTTTAGCAGAAAGACCACCAGATTGGAATGAAGCACGCGTTACTTCATTGAACTCATTCTTCATTGGTCCTGCAATCCACTTACCACGTGAATCAAGATGATATTCTTGTCCAGAAATAGACTGATTAATCTTTGCGAGCATCTCAGGAATAACATTAACGATTGACATTCGTGTCATTCCATCGAATATAGATTTCTTATTGTCGTAATGATTGGGTACGATGGTACCATAATCCTTATCGCCCTCGAATGAAGTTAAACCCGGGAAGAGTTTCTTAAACGCTTTCGAGTTTATCATTTCATTCATTGCTGTTTGGGTTGCTGTACCAATCATTTCATTGAAAGCATTACCCCAATCATCAAATGACTTGCCGTTTATTGTTATCTTTTGAGCAGCAGCTTTAACACCAATTGCTGCAAGAGCGCTTGGTCCTAATTGACCCTGTCTAAGAGCATCAAGACCCAATTGGAGATAAGACATTGGTCCCGAGGTTGCCAGAGAATTCTTTGACTGTTCAAAGATTCTCATCAATGATAACTTGCCATCTTGGTATAAGCCACCCTTATCTACCTCTTGCTGCTGACTTGTGAGTGGAACGGCTTGAAGTTCGATTATTTTATCCAAACGACTACTAATACCCAACAAGGTTTTGTTGATATTATTAACAGCCGTAAGCATTTCTGCAGATCTGGAATTCAAAGATGATACGATTTCTGCAGTGTTAGCAACAGACTGCTCTGTCTGACGTCTACCAACTTTGATGATAGCATTAGTCTGTTTGTTAGATATGTTGGTCATCGCATCGGATGTCAACACCGTAGGCTTTGGTGAATCACCATCCAACTTTGCACCATCATCATCAGAAGAAAATCCTGCATCGAATTCATCTTTGCCAGTATTTAATTCCATTTCAGAATCTGATTCTTCCTGATAGAACCAGTCATGTATTGCCTTAGTAATGTTAGTGCGTTTAAGCTTTGCATAAGTATCAGCTGCATCAGTACCAGCATTCATTATAGTATTCTTTACATCCTTAGCATCATTCAAGAACGATGTCAGATTAGATGTATATTCTTTACCAACACTAGCGGTTGCTTTAGAAAGTATCTTCAGACTCTGTGTAACTAAGTTTGCCATTCATTACCCACCTCCTTATTATATAGATAAAATGATTACGGGGTCGTACGACCCCGTAATTCACATGGGTTAGAAGAACGTGATAAGATCGGGTTTGTCAAGATGGAATGTACCACGATACTTTTCCATCCATGCTTTCTGTTCCTTTTCTGCACCGGACCAGTCATCGATCTTTAATTGAATTTCCTTGAATGCAGATCCAACGTTCTGCATGTTCTTGATGTTGTTGTATAATGTACGCTGTACATCCAATGTAGCCAACTCAACGAAAGTTTCATAACATGTATCAGGAATAGTTTCCAAAGAATAATCATGAACTCTTTCTACTGTAAACTTGATGAAGCATTGCTCAGGGAAGTTGAACAGCTGTATCTTATTAAATCCAAGATACTTTGAGTTTGGTGCTTGAGATGATAAACCAGCATACTTATTTATTGCAGCACCAGTCATCTGTGCATTGAGAATATCCTGAGGATAGTAAGAACCAAATCCTACGAATGGTGTACCAACGGTGAATGTGTTAGTAGTAACCATATCATCTTGAGGAGTTGATCCCGTTATTTCCGCTTTCGCAGATTTAACGGGAGTCCTCGTACATTCCTCTGGCAAGAAGTATATATTCTCTTTACGAGTAATCTCGTTAGGAGACCTTAGGTTCTTTTTGACTGCATATGATTCCTGAACATATGGTTTGAATTCAGAATATTCACGTACAGTCATTCGCAGTATTTCTGCAATAACATTCTCAACAGGTTTGTCAAATGGAAGTGCTATGTTTTGGAGTCCTTGTGATAATTTAATATCGTTTACTACATCCGATATATTCATATTATCACTCCTTACTTATCCTTGACTTTATGCATCACAGGGGTTGTCTTATCATAGAATGCTTTACGTGTCTTGTCGTCAAGATTGTATGAGAAGAACTTAGAATCCTTATTGACAATCCAAAGATAAATCTTCATGTCATCCTTATGAACCTTAGCAAGCTTCTTATACTGATTATCAATCATTCTGATCAATGAATTCAGCTCAGCATTATCTTCAGCTTCTTTAACGGTTGACTCGATAATACTCTTGAGTTCTTTTGTCTTCTTGAGGTAATCAAGATTCTCTTCTCTAAAGGCAGATATGTTTATCTTCTTACGATAGTCCTTAGATGAGAACATCTTCTCGAAGAAGTTTCTAGATATAGAAAGTACCTTACCTTCATATTTCTTGTTGTCATCACCTGCAGCATATTTCTTATAACCATCCAAGTATGAGATCATTTCATCGATGATCTTTTTATAGTTAAGGATTGAATACTGAACGCGGAATACATCCTTAGCTTTGTTATATTCTTTAGCAACATCCTCAAACAGATTCTTGTTATCGTCATTGGTTGTTACTATCGCAAGCTTATCTACATCAATGCTCATTTATTATTCCCTCCTTATGCTGTAGGATAGTTTACACGCCATATCTGCTCTGAACGATTGATAGGACGTATCTTCAGTATCTGTGTAAGCAAGCTCTCAAGCTGTGCTTTCATTGTAATAAGATACTGACGTGAATGTGGTACGATGTACTTAGGATCCTGTGTATCAAGTACGGTGATATACCAGTCAACGAGCTCTATCTTAGAGCAAGTATATCCAGCCAACATAGCCTGATCATTCGAAGAATGGATATCATTCATCTCGCAAGTTATGTATGCTACCACATCTCGACCAATGGGCTTAAGCTTCTTAGGCTTCTTTGTCAGGAAACCTTCCTGATGCGTCATAGGTGATGTGTTCACAGGAAGATCATTACCCTTGGGCATTGTAGGCGGTTCACATGCTTCAGTTGCAGTTTCAGTCTCACCAACGTCTTCACCCATCTGTTCAGCTTCAGCTGCCTCTGCAGCTTCACCGTCTTCTTCCTGAACGAATACAGCCTCGTCAAATACTTCACCATTAGCATATTCATATACCCATGTTGCAATAGGACCGAAAGGTGTTTTCTTGATAACCTTCTTCTTGGTAGGAGCTTTCTTTTCCTCACTCTTATTATCTTCAGGAGCAACAGTGATACGTGCGGAATCTTCAGTGATATTGATGACAACCTTATCATTCTTATCGATAAGAGATTTTCCTACAGTAACCTTGATCATTTTGATCTTACCATCTTTATCAACACATCTAATGAAGTCACCAGTCATAGCATTCTTGAGATCTTCTGACTTAGCAGAAATCTTGTCTCCAGTGATCTTGAGTGCGGGCTTCTTCTCCTTAGGTTTCTTACTACCACTATGGTATGATCCATCGGGAGACTTCTTCATGAACTCTCCCTTCATATCTTCTCTAGATACCTTAAGAGATTCTTCTACATACTCACTATCTTCTTCCTGGACAACTGCTTTGTTTGTAGGAATGCAGTTACCACACTCATCTACTTCCATGGGTTCATCAGAATCGAGATCTTCTCCCTCTTCATAGTCTTCATCATCTTCAGGTTCATCACCATCAGGAACCTCGCCAGGTTCACCCTCTTCGTCGTTATTGGCTTCTTTCTCACCATTATCAACGTCGAGTTGATCATCGTCATCATTATTCTCATCAGGAGATGAAGCATCATATGAATCACCTGCATCATCATTGTCAACAGGTTCATTATCATCAGCAGTATCAGGATCACGCTCAATAGCATCCATATCATATCCATCATATGAATCTACTGTATCATCATCTGTTACAACATCACCAGGATCAGTTGAATTAACATCACCAAGTTCTCTGTTGAGACCACTGATGTTCTTACCGATCTCAGGAGTATAGAATCCTCCATCATCCTTCTCAAGATAATTGTCAACCACACGATTTACCTTTTCGCCATTAGCGTTAGCTGCAGTGGCATCCTTAACAAAGTTGATACCATTGGTTCTATCAGCATCAGTTACACCGAATGATCCATCATCACCCATTCTACCTACAACAATAGCTATCATGGGTTTCAGATTCGTAGGAGGTTCTTTACCACCATTAACCATTGCATCATAAGGCAGAGTTGTTCTTTCGATAACTGAAGCATTTCTATCGATCTCATCAGCATCATCGAATACTGTACCGTTAGCTATAGCATTAGCCAAGTATCCTTCCTGTACTGTATCGATCTTCTTAGGACACAAAATGCAAACTTTATCATTATCTTTATAAAGACGAACATTAGCACCGCCGTATTCAGAAACGATCAAGTTATCTTTGCCATGTAGAACATTTGCATATTCAGTAATAGCATCATACTTCTTATGCTCTACTAATGCTTTAATAGTATCCATAGCAATACTGTTCATATAAATTACACTTCCATTCTATAATAATTTTTAAGGAGGATCCTATTATGGAATCTATTAATTTTTGTCTATTAATAACCCTCGTGGTTGCAGCATCATTCATTTTGATACTTATGTCTGTATGTCTGATTCTGATAATTAAAATGAAAAAGATTATATCAGATCTATTGGCATCTTTAGCATTCTCATTATATCAATTAAGAATTGATCAAGAAAAATCATTCAAGGAAATGAAAGATTTAGACACAGAGAACAAGAAGGCTATGACCATAATTAATAAGAACATAGGATCGTTATCCAGTGGTAACGAGGCCATAGAAAAGAAACTCAATGAAGTTATCAATAAAAAGCATTTATTAACAGATTATCGATTACCTACACCCGAGGAATCTGAAGCAATGAGAAAAACCATATTAGAGAATATCAATATGGAAGTACTCTTATCGAAGAATCTTAAAATAGCAAGAAAAGATTCAACCAGAAATGTCATAGATAATACAATGTCTACATATCCTGATATAGATCCTGAGTACGTAATCAAGTTATCATTAGCAATGATAGAGAATTTCTTAGAAACAGTGTAAAAGTATTTCGACGGGGGCTGTTGCCCCCGTCTACTCTACCTTATTTATTCACACATTTATGGATCTATAAACGATCATGGACCAACAGAGTTGTTTGCATCGTCGCCGCCGTCTGCAATGTTAGCAGGAGCAGTAACACCAGCCTTGATATCAGGAACAAGAACTGTGTTCTTGCAGATAACACGACCCTGGATACCCTGAATAGAGATTGTCTTGTACTGAGCTGATGTTGTGATAAGAACAGCCTGACCACCAGGATTGTTGATATCAGCATAGCCAGCATTCTCAGGGCTATTTGTGAGGTGACGTGCGAAACGGAGGTGCTTGTATGAGATGTGGAACTTGTCCATTGGATAAGCAACGATCTTGAAGAAGTACTCCTTAGACATTGTACCCTCAGGAAGAGCCTCGCCGCTCTCATCCTTCTGGTATGCAGGGATGAGTGTGTAAGCATCTACACGGTTAGAAGCAACGACACGGATAGGAAGATCGGAATCTGTAAGGATACCGAAGCTGTGGTTCATCTGAACGCCACCGATTTCTGTGCTCTTCTTAACAGTCCATGTTACGAACTTATTGAGGAGACGGCAAGCCTTCGGATTAGCATAGATAACGAAGCCGAGGTTCTCGAGCTTACCACGATCGCAGAGCTCATAGATTACAGAGTTGATTGCGTTGTGGATAGCATTAGTTCTGTACTCCCAAGGATCGCCAGCGAATGTTGGTGAGATGGAAGTAGGATCGAGATCTACGAATTCAGTATGTGTATAGCTCTCAAGAGCGAATACATCTGAATCGTAACCATCGTACATATCGAACTGCTCGTCGAGGTACTCAAGGATTGACTCATCCTCGAACATTTCCTGATTAACAACGAGCTCCTGAACGAGTCTGTTATAGAGGTTGAAGTTGAGTGCAGCATTTGCCTCAGCAAAGTCTTCAACTGTGAATGGAAGCTGGAATCTGCAACCATCGCTGATGAGGAACTTACGGATGAGAGGATACTCTCTGAAGCCGATTGTTCTGAGGTTTGTTTCGTTGCTGATGTGACCAGAAACGTAGAGACCTACGATTGTGCCACATGAAGAAGCTGTAAGTGTGCCCTTAACGAAGTCAACACGACCAGAAAGCATGTCGCTGATAGCAGGAGCATACTCGCCTGTAGGAAGGTTTGTATCAGGATCTACGATCGGGAGCTTGAGATCGTCTGTGAACTCACCGTTGAGGAATACACCACCAGTCTGGATATCAATAGCGATACCAGCGCCAGGGAGCTTAACCTTAGTAACGCCAGTTGTAGCACCAGTTGTCTCCTTCTTGTAGTATGTGCTAGCTTGCCAAGCAGGTGACCATACAGGCTCTTCAGCTGTACCTGTGTTTTCGAATGTTACTGCCTCATATGTTGGCTCTTCTTCTGTGCCACCCTTTGTGTAGTACTCACCAGTACCCCAATCCTCAGGTGCAGAAGATGTGAGAACATATACTGTCTGAGCCTCTGTTGAAGCATCGAGAGCGATGTACTGAATGTTGAAGTCATATGAGAGACGGCTTCTGAGAGTCTTCTCGAAGCAGCCAGCCTGACCCTGTGCAGGATAAGGAGTACCATCATCCTGGAGGAGGTGGTTGAACATATCATACTTCTTGTTCTTAGCAGCAGCTATGTCAGCAAGCATGATAGGAGTCTTATCATTGATTCTTACGCCCTTACCAGCATTCCAGAGCTTCTTCCATGTAGGAGTTCCGTCAGCTTCCTTCTGCCAGTAAACCTTTGGTACCTCATACTCTTCACCAGTCTGGTTGTTTACGAGATACTTAACGAATATACGCTGCTCTATGTTTGTTGAAGAAGCAGTCTGTACAGGAATGATATCCTTACCAAGGAATCTGATGTACTGCTTGATCAATGCAGGGAAGTCGAGAGTTGAAAGAGGAAGGTATGTAGAAGTATTATAAGACTCCTGTACCAGGAAGCTCTTCTTGCTCTCTTCCCATGAAGACTCGAGCTGATCAGCTACGCTCTCGAGGTGGAACTTTTCACCAGGATCGCTCTGATCTGCTGCTGCTGTACGGATTTCGTCGAGGATTGGATCGAGAAGCTGAGTCTTATATTCAGCCATGATCTCGGGGTTATCCATCATCTTCTTAGCATCTCTCATTACGTTGATGCCGTTATATGCATTTTCGATATCAGTAACTGCCTCCTGGAAGTTCTTAGCAAAAGTATCGCTAAGTGAATCCAGTTCTGTAACAGATGCGTTGTTAATCATGTTCATCTGTTCCTGGAACCATGTTCCGTGGCTATTGTTCATAGATGATACGTTGTATGCCATGAATAAAACACTCCTTTGATTTAAATTTCGAAAGATATAATCTTTCAATTAATTATTTTTAATCTTTTTCAGATTACTATCAATTCGATTCAGTAGAAGTACATATAAGCTGTCCAGTTTATTGTAGAAAAGCAAGTTTTCTCCATAACCAGAATCTACGAAATCATTGATAACGTATTCTTGTCCTTTTTGAAGGGCAGATTTCAGTTGGTTAACTGTTTTGTCATTTGACTTGACAACGTCATATGGAAGTAAAGGAACCAAGTCCTTTATGCTGTTGATAATTCCTTCGATGTCCTTATTACGAGCAACGAATTTTGTATACAACTGCTGGTTCAGAATATCATTAGCTTTCGTTGAAAGCTTATCATCTTTCTGATCAGCTTCTTCTTCACCATTACCTTCGTCTCCTGACATTTCATCACCACCTGAATTTTCATCACCAGTTGCATCACCAAGACCACCCATATCAAAGTCGTCTTCACTGAAGTCTGGTGCTGTGTCATCGACATTTTCACTACCACCGGTTTCGTCAGTAGCAGGAGGGGCAACGTCTTCACCGCCAGCATCATCGCCAGCCATAGCATTCTCATCAAATGCAGCCATCTCGTCTCCTTCGGCCTCCATGACCATGAAGAAAAGATTATCATTAGGCATTGTTATCCCTCCTTTATATTATGCAATTTCGCTTGGTCTCTTTATGAATGATTTATGAGTATCAGGAATCTTATTAATAAGCTTCTCTCTAATTCTCATAAGTTCATATTTCTGCTTCATTGCTTCAGGTGTATTGATACCACTGAGATCCTTGATCTTTTGTTCAGTGATTTCAAGTTCTGTCAAAAGCTCCTGACCAACTTCCTTCTTGAGACGGTGTTTGTCAATTGCCTTAAGACCCTGAACTCCAGCATATCCGACACCCAGGTACGGATTTAATGCATAGAGCACTCCAGTAAGTCCAAGCTTGGTTGCAATTCTTGCTGCTTTATAAACCGAAGAACGGTAACTTGGATTGTCGAGCATTTCGGCCTTTACTGCGTCTTCATCCCTCTTGATTACAGAGTCAACTATGTTAGTCAACCATTGCTTTGTTCGAGAAATGGGTTTCAGGACAGCCTTGCCGGTATTAAGTGCTTTGGTAGTTCCCTTCTTAGCTTTCTGCTGTTTAGGCAAAAGCTCGCGGTCCCTATCCATTGCTTTTGTTAATAGATCCTCTTTTGGAGGTTTTCCAGCATCACTTCTATCTGAACGGGGCTCTTTGGATTCTAAGAATAAGAACATTTCCTGAACAGTTTTACCATTCGAGAATTTCTTTTCCTTCGAATCTACGTCAGCAGATGTGCTGCTATTATTATTATTGTTAGAGCCTGAATTATCAGTCTTTGTAGATTTAGAAGATGATGTCTTTTTATTGGAAGAATTTGTTCTCTTATTAGAGGATTCATCCTTATTCTTAGATGAATCATTGTGTGAGTTAGTAGAGGTTTCATTGTTAGAATTTGTATTCGTAACATTTGTAACCTTACCTGTTGAATGATCATCCTTTGTATTTGTGGTTGTGTTGTTGGAATCCTTATTGAAAGAATTGGTGTAGTTGTTGGTGATGTTAACAACTATCTTGCCTTCATCTTTCTTATTAGGAGCTTCATAACCAGAACCGAGTACATCATTCATATCATCACTAGGTGTCTTCAACTTAGTGTCGATTGAATCTGTGAGATCCGGAATAGGATTCTGTGGAACACCTTCAGGAAGTTCAGCAGGAGATGTGCCTGTATTGAGTTTATCAGACAGAGCAATTCTGTTCTTCATATAATTAGGAATAGAACCGTCGATTGCAGCTCCTTCCATCATTACCATGTACTCATCAAAGTCCATAACAGCTGACTCTGTTGTCGTCTCTTCAGTAGAAGCAGCTTCTTCACCCTTCTTCTTAGGTCTGTCCTTTACAGGAACATCCTTGAGGAATCCAAGTGATCCTTCGAGACCAACGATCTCTCCAGCAAGTAAAGATATCTTCTTAGCAGCTTCAGATTCCTTGGTGTTCTTCTTTACAAGAGGATTCAGTTTAGCACTCTTGATAGTTGACAGCATTTCCTTGATTTTAACGTCAAGGTTTTTCATTGTGTCACTATTCTCCATCTTGATTCCACCGGAACCACCAATTGCCATTTCAACATACTTTCTAGCTTCCTTGAGAATAACCATGTTCTCACTATTTCTGAACATTGCAAGCATGGTGTTATTTGTCCATGTACCATCCTTAGAAATCGTGGTGATCTTACGCATCAAATTCATTAATGATTTGATTGCTGTATTGAGTCTCTCATGGTTCTTTTCAGTGGTAGCTTCCATGATAACTTCTTCGGAGTACTGTTCCATGAATGCAAATTCATTAACGAACTTATCATCGTTAAGAACGAAGTCAAGCTTTGGTTTAAGTGCAACTATATCCTTTGCGATACGAGCCATTGATTTAACTCTACCCTGAATACGAGTATTGTGACCAATGTTTACTTCCTTGGACCAGTTGATTGGGTTAATCCAGAACCATTTAACGGTTCCCCACATGTCATCAACAAGATCTTTCAGGTTATTCATAGTACGGAGTTGTTCATTTGTGAACTGTCCAGCCTTACCTTTAAGAGCTTTCTTGATCCACTTATGACTCTGCTTGATGTTGGTGTGCTGTTCAGATGAACCAGTTACGTTTGCAACAGGTATCGGAAGCAAGAACGGGAAGAATGATCTTGGGAACATCATACCCGCTGTAGTTCTGAACTGACGAGCAAATGTATTGTTATTCCAAGTATGCTTCTTATCCATTTCTACAATCTTTTCACACTCTTCAAGGAATGAAGCGATTGCAGATTGTAAAGCTTCACGTCTCTTTGTGATGTTTGCTTCCATGATGATGTCATCACCAAGACGGAAATCATATGATTCACCAATGTACTCATCGATGAGAATTGGTGATACATGCTCATTGTACATACGGTCTTCGATAGTATCGATTTCCTTAAGTAACAGAGCACCGAACTGATCGCAGAAACGCATATCACGAGGAGTCATATCACCAAACTTCTTCAGTTCCTTTGATACATACTCTGTGACAGCTTCAGTTGTTTCAGGTTCAACAGTTGTTGATTCACCTGTATCTGTAGTCTCCTTGGGAGCCTCTTCTGTGTAAGCAGTCTGTGTACGAGAATTCTTATTAATTCTACCACGGATCTCCTTAACGAATGCATCTTCAATCTTTTCACTCTTGATACTCTCGGGAGCATTGTTATATGCAAGATCGAGATAGATTCTTGAGTCAAAGATATTGAAGATTGTAAGGAGTGTGTTATTTGCGATGGAAGCATCAGTATTGTTTACAAGATTTAACTTACAGAAATCTTCAACGAACTTGATGGTTCCCTCCTTATCAGATTTGAAAGTAGAAAAAAGATCATAGTTTTCAAATCTACGAGCACCAACATTCTGTGAAAGAATTGATGCGTATGAATCAGTATACTTCTTCAACTTTCCAGAGAAGTCAAGGACGGTCTTCTTTGGATTAGTGAGAACCTTAACAAGAATGAATGGTATAACTGTACGACTCATTCTGTCAACCAGCTTCGGTATAACTGTGGAATCACCAAAGAACTTCAACAGATCATCTGTAGAATCACACTTTCTGAGACCAGCAATGAGCTCATCAACAGCTTTCTTGAATTCTTCAGATATTAAGAACTTCTTCTGCGATTCAGAATACTTCATGTTTGCAGGTTTGTCATTCTCGAAGTAATTTATCTCAGCAGCTTCCTGGACCGAGTCATCAACCATAATCTCATAACCATCAAGATCCTGACGTGTAGATATACGTTCGATTTCACTCTCTTCAGTGAGTTCTTCAGGAAGTGAGATGTCTCCATTCTTGAATATTCCATCAACGTACGCATTTACGTCGAATACCTTATCGTCAAGATCAAGTGATGGAACTTCATCGAATGAGATTGGCTGATCGAAGATATTCAATACTGGAGTATATCCCGATGGTTTATAGAATATCTCGAATGTGTAGATACCATTGATGAATGTTGTAAATGCATCAAAGTTATCTGCAATTAAGTTAAGCCACTTGAAACCAACATAGGAATCAACAGCCTGAATGAGAGTTTCATTATTGGAGTCCATAAGTGTTTCATAAACTCCACCCTCAGGATCAATCTTCTCAAGTTCTCCATTAATGAGATTGAGCATATCCTGATATTTATTTTCATCAAATACCCAAGATGAATCAACAGCATTCAGACGAGTAAGGATTCTCTCCACAGTTGGATCTATATCAAGACCTTCATCAAGAACAGGGAAGTTCTTGGTTTTGAACTGTGAAGAGAAAAACTCATTGATGCTATTGATAGCGGTTTGGATATTGGTGAAATAGGATTGTTTGATTATGATATTCTTTTCATCCATATATCCAACCTCCATTATCCAAGTATTATTGACATGGCTTCCTTACGAATATCCCCTTTAAGCGGAATATGAACTCTTGAGTTTGTATCAGCTTCCTGGAATACAATGTTACCATTGTGGATACCCATGATCTCATCTGTAGAGAACTGGAATGATTCACATACGACCTTCATGTTCTCATCCTGCTCACAGCAATACTTAGCTAATTCCTTGAGGAAGATTACAGCACCTTCCTGGTATGCAGCAGGAGTTATATCAGCCTGTGCACCAGCATGTGATGGAAAGTCAACCATATCAAATGTGATAACCTTTGACACTCTCATATTCGGCTGGTTAACCGGAGCATTAGGAATCATGTTTCCGAGCAGACGTACTGAGAAACATGGGATAGAACCGATATCAATGATCTCTGAAGCAACAGCCCTACCACACTCTGTGCGGGGATGAGTGATTATATGACCACGATATCTATCGCCTTCCAGGCGGGGTTTCGTGATAAAGTGAGATGTTCTGATTGGCTCAGGAATTGTCATACGAATATCAGAATATTGTTGACCCTTGATATCCGGATTTGGATGATTCCATTCACCTCTCCACTGATGACGTCTCAACAGATCGTTGATTCTTTCATCAGAAGCAATAACAGTATCAATGTTATTTGCATCATAACGACGTCTCATACGATTGTATTCGTTGAATGTCATGAGTGTTGATTCAAACTCACAATACGGAAGACCTTCTGCAGATTTCTTTATTGTATATCCATTGACATTCATTTCGGACATAACAGGAGCTTCCTGTATAAAACAAGCAGTCTCATATTTGTTAGTCTGAGTACTCTTTTTAGGCATACAAGTTCTTCCTTTCGTTATAATATAATAGAAGAGATATCCCCGCATGGGGATATCTCCTCATGATTTTTAGTTGTACCAGTGATTACTTACCTCGATATCAGCATCAGAGAATTCCTCTTCATATGATTCGACAAACATCAGTTCCTCTTCATCAATATCAGTCTCAGCTGATTCAGCAACATAGTACTTATTGTCATCAGGGTTGAGCTTAACTTTCATCTGACCACCAGGAAGTGTGAAAGGTGTTCTGATAGGAGTACCAGCCTTACTAAGAATGAGACCGTCAGAACCAACCTTAAGAGGTGCTTTTCCTTCAGGAAGCATTGAGTTGATTTCTTCAGCAGTATAACCCTTCTTCTCTTCCTCGGCAGCGGGAGCAGCTTCACCCTCTGTAGGAGCAGCAGTCTGCTCAGCGTTCTCAGTACTTGCTTCACCTTCTGTTCCTTCACCTTCAGTCTTAGCTTCACCCTCTATAGGAGTAGTATTTTCAGCAGCATTAACCTGCTCGTCAACTTCCTTTTCCTTCTTGAACAGACCAGTTACCCATGAGAGAAGCTTCTTGAAAACGTTGGATATCGCACCAGTGATTTTTGCCCACAGTGATGTCTTACCATTAGCATTCTGCATATCCTTCAGCTGTTCATCTGTTGGATTTTCGATAGGCTTGATATCAACGTTTATTTCTTCATCGCCACCGAATGTCTTCTTTGCTTCATCAAAGGTCTTAATGATGTCGTCATATGACAGCTCGAAAGTAGAATCTGCAATGATTGTATCAGGAGTTGTTGGAATGCTGTCGATATCAGATATGAGCTTCTTGACATCAGGATTGTTCTTGTAAGCCATAACTGCATTCTTGTATGCAGCAACAGTTTTGATCAGTCCTTCAAACTTGACATTTGTTATGAAAGAACCACCCTTCCATGCGATTGATGGAGCGGCCTTCATACCCTTGAATACTGTACCGATAGACTTACCGAATGAAGCCAACATCTCAGCGATCTCATTGTGCTTAACAACAGCGATGAAGCTGAGTACAGCTGTGAGAGCACCACCAGCAAGACCAAGCTCTGTAGCATGTTCTTTGATCCATGACTCATCCTTACCAGCGATCTTTTCAAAGAGATCCTGTGTCTTCTCAGAAACCTGTTCTGCCTTAGGAGTGATTACACCATTCCAAGCATCCTTCAGGAACTGGAAGAGTTTCTTGATAAGGTTAGGAATAAACCAAAGAATTCCTGACTTCTTCTTAGCCTCAGCATTAGCAGCAGGTGCATTATCATTTGCACTTACAGTTGTATTGGTGTTTTCAGCAGGCTTCTCTTCAGTTTTAGCTTCACCTTCTGCAGCAGGCTGGTCAGCCTCCTGGAATATAGCGAACATACTTAATTCATCAGGATCAGAAGCATATTCCATAATCATTGCAGACTTTTCATATGCCGCACCAAGAGAAAAAAGTACGTCGAGAGATGATTCCAGAGTGATATGATCAACTCTATCTATGGAATCAAGAATTTCATTACGAACATTCGTCTCGTTCATAAATTTCATTCCTTTCTATTATAATATTAAGCTATAAGAAGCTTTAACTTTTCGTATCGTATTATGACTTAAGGTCGTTGATACGATACATGATATATGTCGCAAGCAAACAAATGTAAGCTCGTACAATTGTCTGGTCAACATCATATTTTTTAGACAACATATCGATTATGGGTTTACCAGCAACGGCTCTGTCTATTGCAGTAGGAAGATTTGTAATTCTGGAAATGTATTTCGTTGAGTTGATATCCTCTATTGTATTTCCTTCTTTCGAAATAAATACGTAGAAGATTGTATCAATAATCATTGAAATATCTTTCTGCTCAATTGTCTGTGCAAATTCATATAATGAATCTGTCTTAACATTCTTGAGCTTTGCAATACCAATATACAAATCTCCCTTTTTACAATATAACTGGTCCTTACTATTGATTCTACGTATAAGACCATCTCTAAGTTTAACGGTGTTATTGGTTTCAAAATACATGTCATCTGAAGAAACATCCGTTCCGACGAGATTTCCCTTATTCTCTTCAACGGTTTTGAAGTACTGGTTCGCCAGCAAGCGTAAATTCTGTCGGAACGATGTTCTGACACGATTGAGGAATTGAACCAACACCGACGTGTCCATTTCAACATCGAGTCTACTGCGCCAATATTGGAAAGCGGTCTCGATAGTTAAGTCAATCCAGTTGATAATGTTCTCACTCTTGACAAGATTCCATGAATTATCAAGGTTCATGTAAGTGTAAGCCATTGTAGATTCAACAGGATGAGGTGGATGGAAAAAAGCATTGAAGTTATTATTATAGATAGATAAGCCCATTTGTTGTCTTGCAGAATCACGCAATGCTCTGTGCTGAATACTATCAGCATACACGAGTACGATTGCATGAATTACATTCGTTGGGTTAGCAACGATAGTTTGGAATTCGGTTTTATCAGAAACATTCTTGAGAATTGTTTTAAGATTCTCTTTGAAGGTGTTCTTATTGAAACCGAACATGTTGAATATATTATCAACATACATTCGAGGGAATGATACCGCTTTGGTAGGGAATTCTCTAGACAGCATCTCGGAGTTTGCCTGTAAGAATTCCTCACCATAACGGATATATTCTGCTCTATGTCGTGGGGATTTCAGTATTGAAATAATTGGTTCAACAATTATTTCATTAAGAGGAGCATCTTTGATACCGTAAGCTTCAACAAATACCCTAGTTTCCTCTTCTGTGAATTCATCTTGTTCAAGGAAGAACATATGATACTCCTCCTTCAGTATTACTTACGATTCTTCTTCTTTTTCTTTGAAGTAGTCTTAGGAGCTTCTTCAGTTGTTTCCTCTGTAGCTTCCTCAGCTTCTTCTTCAGCAGGGAATTCCTCGAAGTCTGTATCCTCTACAGGAATCTCAAGCTCTTCTTCCTCAACAGGAACTTCGATTGCAGGAGCTTCAACTTCTTCATTCATCTCTACAGGCTCTTCAACCTGCTCGATCTCTACAGGCTCTTCGACAGCAACAGGAGCTTTCTCTTCTACAACGATTTCCTTTACAACACCAGGAACTTCATCGATGTTCTTAGCCTTCTTGGAAGCCTTCTTTGGCTTTGGTGCTTCAACAGGCTTCTCTTCAACCTTGGGTTCCTCAACAGGAGCAACAGGTGCTGGAGGAGCAAATGTAGCAGCAGTTATCTGACCGAATCCATTAGCATCATAAATCTTGAACTTAGGATTCTTTACGAGCTTCTTGAGAATCTCTGCGTTTACTTCGATATTATATATCGGAGCAACTTTGTTTACGAAAGGGATTACACCCTTACCAGCAATATTTACTTTCATTACTTATTCTCCTTTTCATTTAATTAATCACCTTCAAATGCAGACTTAACATTCTCGACCGAGTAATATGATTCTGATATGAGATCAGTCTTTAATCCCATAGCAGCAAAATATAAATCAGCAGCGAGAAGTGTTGGTTTGTCATATGCATTGGTCTTGATATCAGCCAACTTAACAGAACCAGTTTCTGCAATTGAACGTAGCATGTTGTCGTACTCAGTTACATTATCAGCACGGGCACCAGTTATCTCAGATAAGATATCTGTTGCACCAACACCTGCGAGAAGCTCATTCTCAATACCAGTTGTGGTACCACCCTTTGCATCACCTTTTACGGCACCTGTCATATCATCACGATCATCATCGTTTAAAGCAAGTCCCGTTTTCTTAGTAACGAGCTGCTGAGTACGCTTGACGTTAAGATAGCCAACCAATACTGGTTGCTTTGTTCTTATGGGTCGGTTCGGGTTGGAAGAAACATGAGGGATGTAAACATATTCGAATAATTTAATACCCAAATAGTCTGCAGCCTTTTCGATGTTTTCATATTTCAACGTACGAGAACCATCACCAAATTCTTCAATATCCAAACGGATATTACTCTTATCATCTGCCAAGAAGTCTTTAATCCATTTTGCGAATTGAGCATCATTCATTGAATTAAAAAACTTCTCATATTTCTTTGCATTGATTAAGGTGGGATCCATAAGAGACAAAGTCTTTATAACCGTATCTTGAACCATCTGTCGTTTATTGATGTCAGCCATTTATGTTTCCCTCCTTACAAGTTTACTTTCTTGACATAAAGCCTATTGAGTTTATCATAGGAGATACCTATGATGACATGGTCTGTTTCATTACCATAACTCAATCTCTCGGTACCAGTAATTTCTACCAGCAGAGCATCTTTGTTATCCTGCATATGTTCAATTGTAACATTAATTGTTAGACCAATTATATCTAAACGATTACATTGCTCTACCAATTTATTTTTTATTTCAATTGGGATATTTGGATCATCAGAGTATTCATGTAAATATGAATCTATGTCTATACCGAGATCAGGTATGGAAGGAAACTGTCCAGGCTTCATGCACAGTAGTGTCAATACGGCATTGACACCTATTTGGAATGATGACAATACTTTCGGTCTACCCATCGAGTCAGTACCAAATGCAAAGTCATAACCTATTGGCTGAAAATCTGCAGGATACATCTTTCCTACTTCAGCCATTGTGATTCCTACTGGATCCAATGCCATATTATTCACCACCTTCAACGAATGATTCTGTTACGGATACACCAGTATTCTTAACAAATTCATCCAGTGTTCGCTGTAGATCCTTTGCAGCTTCGGGATCAAGTTTCTTGGCCTGAGTCTTACTGTAAGGAACATCGATGTTCTCAATACCATCATGAAGATTTACAATGTATTGCAAGTAATCTCTGATTTCAGGTTCAAGTGTTTGACCGGAATCAAGTATCTGTTTTGCAACTTGATATGAAACACGTTCTCTATTGAAAGTCGTTGGATGAGGATCCTTGATTTTCTTTGAGATATCCTGAGATAAGCCATGTGCTTCAGTAATCTTAGATGCATATTTCTTATTCAGAGCTATCTGACGATTGTATGATGTCAGATGTATTGGAAGTTTATACATAGCTGCAAACAAATCGCAGAAGTATTCTTCCTTAACACCAACAGAAACACCGAGCAAAGTTCTCACGGCTTTGAGTAACATCGATAATGCTATGCAAACAAGACCAATGGTACCAACTATTGCAGCGGATGTAACACCAAATACAAATCCAATACCAGATAAGAGTATTACACATGCACATGATGCTATGTGCATTGCTCTGCTGACAGATATGGTTGTTTTAACAGACTTCAGTCGTTTGATGTAATCATCGATTTCTTTCATATCCTGGGTCTCATCATTTGCATCTTTCAAATCCTTTTCGAATTGACGCATTGCGTTTGCATTATCAGATATCTGGGTTAAAACAAACAGTCTATTCGCAGTGCGCTTTTCATTCATATCAGCATCACCGACATTGTATGACTGTTTGAAACGAGATATGAATCCATTGATCTTTGTCATGAGACTTTCTTTACTTTGATTCTCACCTGTTTTATTAGAGAAAGTCTTTTTGATATCAGTATGGAGTCTTCTGTTTCTTAAATCAAGACAATGCACAATGTTATGATATATCTCATGAAGGATTATACCAACAAATGTCTGACCAAATAGCTTCTTATTGAAAGGAACTATGTCAAGTATTTGTTTAACATTTATCGCAAGCCATACAGGCAACTTATCGAGTTGAAATCCCTTTGTCTTTGATACAGTGATCTTATTGATTTTATCAACAGGAGGGAATCTCAAAATGTAAGTTCCTGTACCACCCTTTTTCGTGAGATTTATTTGGAACTTACAATCGAATTGGTCTTTCAATTCATCAAAACCTTTAACGAATTCTCCATTGGGATTAGAGAACTTTTTCGTTATATCATCAATAAGCTCTTTTGGATAAACGAATTGCTGTTTATACTTCAATCTCTCGTCACGAGTTCCTCTTTCTTGAGCAACTTTATAATCCTCATAATTAGAATTAGAGAAATCTATTTCGGCAAATGCTTGATTGAAATGTTTGATAGCTCTAATTATATGAGTATTCTGGAAAGAGTAAACTGAAAGTTCTTTTGAAGAACCAACCTGGGGATTTGCAGCTTCGAGATAACACATCAAGTCATCCGAGAACTCATCATCAGGTGAATTTAAAACATACTCCATTATGGTCTGATGTTTTATGTAAGCCATATCAAGTGAATCACGAACCTGTTCTTCTGATTCAGTTACACATTCTTGAACGAATGATAAATCCATCATTATTTACACCTCCTTTATTCAGGTTTATTTGTATCTGATTTTACATAAATTTCATCAAAGTCTTCATAGTTCTTATCGACTATTTTGATATAATGAATTCCGGATTGTTTAGTCTCATATGCTAAACGATTATCCTTCAGATGCTCAATCTCTCTGGAGTGTTCCATACGAGGATGAGTATTATCACTCTCTTTGATTTCTACTTCTAATGATAGAGACGGAATGTAAAAATCAGGAATGTAGAGATGTGTTGAACCATCAGCCCACTTGTAATAATAATTATGAGGAGACGGGCAAATCACGTCGTTAGGAGACCAGTCCAATGACTTCAGATGTTGTAAGAAGTCTTCTTCATATGATCCAATGATTCTGAACTTATGTTGATCATCCCATACATAATCTCTGGCTTGAGCATGATTAAGAATCATCTTGCGTTGCATTTCTGCATCATTCAATAAATGAGGTTTACCATACTTATCAACCATTCGTTTGTTATGGAAGTTATCCGCATAAGCTGCTTTACATGCATCAGAACAGTACCTTTCATATTTGAGAGTCTCTCTGTTGAAATGTACAGGATTCTTTTTACATTGAACACATAGACGACCAGTTGGTTTTCCTACCAATAATGAATAAGCCCACTCTAAAGCATCATCACAATCTTCAGGTACCTGGTCATTGTGTTTATATGCAATATGCCTACAGAATCTATGTTTGTCATTAAAGATCTTTGGACAAAACGGACATCTTGTATTGCGCAAACTTATCAGTCCTTTCTATATATTTTAAATAGTATATATTAGCTTTCGGTTCCGGATCAAAATAAAACAAAAAAAAATATCCCCGTTATACGGGGATATCAAATTTATTTAATTCATCGGATAATGTCTTTGGACTGACCCGGAGTGCATTAGCCAGTCTTACGAGATATTCACCTTTTGGGTGACGATTTGTTATCTCATAATTCTGAACACCGCGAATAGTTAATCCCGCTTTCTCAGCTAACTGTTTCTGAGTCAATCCAAGTCTCTTTCTTCGGAAAGCTATAGGATTTGTTGCATAGGGAACTTCAACTCTGATGTTGGATGATTCATTCACGTTTCCTAATAATTCTTTTATTTCAGCAGGAGTCCCTTCTATACCCTCAATCACAATCCCATTGGCCATTATTATCTTTTCTATCTGCATAAGAATCCTCCTTTATAAAAAATAAATTCGGGGTGCCGAAGCACCCCGTTATATTTTTGCAGATCGATATCCTTTCACTTACAGAGCCTGCGAAATCTTATACGCTGCTCTATCTCAAGTATCTTTGCGATTGTTGTTGTTGCGCAAGCAGCTATGATAGCTACTGCAACCTTTTTCTCTGCCTTCTTTGTCATAATAGTACCTCCTACCCTTAAAGGACAACGTGTTCTACGAAATGATCGTTCTCATATTTCTTGAATGGTACCGAAAGTCCGAGAACGCGTGCCATATTGTCGATCATGACTGCTATATCAACATCCTTGGCTCTTCTTCCGAATTCGAAAGGATTTGTTGAAACAACCATTCTTCTATCCAGGAACAGTGCCTTTGCTCTTATAATGAGCTTTCCGTCAACTGAGTATGTGAACTCAGCTCTTTCTGGTGTTACAACATATGAGATTGTGTCATCAACACATGTGTATGATGAGCAACCAACCTTTGTTGCGTCGCCCATAGTTCCAAACACCTCAAGGGTTCTTGAGCGCTGAATGCCGATGTCGTTACTTGTGAACTTTTCGTCGAATATCTTTAACATAATTTCCTCCTTGCCACATGGTGGCTGTCAAAAAGTGATTGTTTATGAAGAGATATATCTATCTCTTTATTCATATTAATAATATATATGTAGAGATTGAAAATAATAGCCGTAGCATACAAATCTGGGTAGCATAGAAAAATGACAAACAATATATAGTATGTTCGTAAACGGAATGATAATTCCCTACGAACATTAGGGACTAAAAATTTATGCAAAGGAGCTTTGATATGAATAGATCCAAGAAAAAGATTTCTCCGATTGAAGAGAAACCATCAGAGATCAAGTACAACTTCTCAAAGATGTTCGACGTGAAGTTTGATGCTTTGGTTAAAGCATTCTCAGATACTCTTGATTCTCTGAACAAAATGAGTTCGGGTAAAATAGAATGTGACTATGGTGTATGTTCAACAGTATATCATATCCGTTACATTACCCCCAAGAACATCTCTACATTTGTTGACAATCTTCTTAGAGCTGTAGAAGGAAACTTCTTCAAAGACAACATGAATGATGTTGAAATGTTCATTGTTGCTTCAGTACAGAAGTTCTTTGAGGAAAATGGTTGTGAGAGACTTGACGATGATTCTACTCGTAGTGAATCACGTGACAATGTTAACCCACAAGCATGGACAATGAATGATCTTGAGATGATTTGCTCTAACGATATGGGCCCTGTCGCTGTCTATAGCAAGGGTGAAATCGTTCAGAGAATTAAACTCATGAATGAAGATCTTAAGAATATAAAGGAGATGCATTTCGCTGCAAATGCAAAGAAGCTTGCTAAAGCACTCCCTAAGATCATCAATGATTCATGTGTATATTCCATGGCTACCATGAAAGCTATCTTCAAAGCAATTGAAGATTTCCTTCTGTTTGCAGTAACTGTAAATACATGCACTGTTCTTCAGATGTATGCTTACTGCAATCCTGCAACTGATTACAAGTTCAAGAAGGAAAAGAAAGAAGATTCTGATGATGAAGATGTAGTAACTGAGTGCTGCATGTGCAAAACTAATGACTACATGATCAGAAACAGAATTCCTTTCAACTGCAACATGAGAGATGTTATCCTTCAGGATGTTACACCTGACTTCAAGGATACACATGATGCTGTACACTTCATCCTGAAAGATTCTCGTTCTCCAATCAGTATACTCGTAAACAAGTATGCTTCAAAGGAAGGTATCAGAGAGATTCATTCTTATGGTATCGCAAGAATGTTTATGGGTGTCAACAAGTGTCATGAACATTGTCTTGATGAAGTATTCAAGAAAGACGGCGAAAGTGTAAGTGGTGATCCACTCGAGGATGTAGCTGGATTCAACACAAAGGTCGATTGGCTGGATAACATTGCATTCGGTAATAACTACCTTGATGGAAATTATCGTCGTGATGCTTTGGGCAACAACCATGTTCATCCTATCACAAACTCTCTTGACATGATCTTTAAGATCTATGGTGGTATAGAACTCAAGAGCAATACTGAGCTTGCTGATAATATTCTCAGTGTGGCTGGTGCTATCAAGAGCATTATCCATGAATATAATGAGGGTAAGCCAATTGAGAATTATGATCTCACAAAGGATATCCTTGTACTGTTCGGCGAGATTCTTACAAGAAACATGTTGAGATTGTATTATAACAATACTCAGACAATCGTCTTCAGAGATGATATGCCTAATGCTGGTGCACCTGGTTTCATAGAAGAGTCTTTTATGATGGAGGAACTCGGTGAGTTTATTCAAGAAGCCGATGCAACGGGTTCCGATGATGGTAGCAAGGCTAAAGAGAATCAATACAACGGCGTTTCTTTTACCGATGGAAATGGTAAAGAAATAAAACCTGCTGATACAGGTAAGCTTAAGAAGCTTCTCAACTCAATCATCAACTGGTTCAAGAGTGTATTTGAGAAGTGGACAAATTCTGCCGTAGAGAAACTTGGTAAGTACAAGGAAGAAGTTGAGAAGCATAAGGATCTCAATGCTGAGATTGGTGCTGCTCTTGGAAGCTCCTTCCATGCAAATCTCAAGAACTACAAGAAGTTCACAATAAATGTTGAGAAGTTCACAGGTGGTCTTGATGTTGCCAAGGATCATGTCAATAGATGGATGGGTGCTGATCCTATATCTAACTTTGCAAAGACAGCTGTTATGATGCTTGGTATCAAAGATACTGACGCTGATAACATTGTTACTGCAGAGAACAATCCTGATGGTAAACCCAACTGGAAAGCTATAGCAGACAAGTGTATTGAACATTACTTCTTTGCAGGTCCTTCTGATAATGATCGTTACTACAACGGCGAACTCACAAAAGAAATGTGGGAGAAGGATGTTATTGGTGACATCGTAGGTGCACCACAGACAGTTGATAAGTGTGCAAAAGCTTTCACTTCTAAGGGTGATGAAATCAAGAAACTTCTTGAAGGAAAACTCAACGAGCAGAATGTTAATGATGCTACTAAGAAGAAGGTAGAAACATTGACAGAAGCTTACAAGCAAGCTTATACAGAACTCTCAAAGAAGATTGTTGTATCTCTTGCAACAGTTTGGATCAAGGACAGATATAATCTGTGGAATACAGTAAAGAACAATTACTCTTCTCAGAAGGGTGCTTCTACAACAAATACAACAAACAATACTGAGGGTCAGCAACAGCAGGAAGTTAAAACTGAATCTGCTGAAACCACTAAGACCAATTCTCAGCCAATAACTTATGAAGATGCGATGAAACGTGTCCTTTCTGACGAAGTTGATGTAATATAAAGGAGGGATAATATATGCTTAAGAGTATTCACGAAAGTGTTGAACCTATAAAACCACCGGAGAGCTCTAATTCTAATAGTGGAGCTACCAATGTAGCTGGTGAAACAAACGCTATCAAGGCTAAAGTTCAGCAGGCTATAAATGAATCAGCTGATCTGATTACAGCTCTCGAAGCTGTTGGTGCTATGTATGGTATTCCCGCAACAAGTATCATTTCTAATGATAATGCTAAATCAGTTAGAGTTGAAAATGATACAATCATTGCTCCACCAATACCAAATCCATCAGCACAGACAACTGTAATTATGCAGGCAATCGGTAGTGTGCTGGATTACATCTCTCAGCGTATAGATGACAAGATCAATGATTACCAGCTTCAGAATGTTTCCAATGGTATTCAGCTTGATAAGATGAACTATCTGTCAGGTGGTCCCAAGGGTAAATGTATAGGTATATATGATGACGATGAGGGTGGAGAAATCCATGCTTACGACACTGGAGCTGTTGACATGCCAAACACGCCTGCTGCGAAGGCAAAGGTTGAAGAGTTGAGAGCTTCAAACACAATACCTACATTTGATCCTAATGCTGCTTCAAAGAGACCCGGTGATGATTACTTCAATGATGAAGACGACATCACTGATGGCGTTGATATGGAAGCAGCTTCTACAAAGGCTACAGATGAAGAAGTTATCGAAGAGAACAATCTCTCTGATAAGAT